TGCAGAAAGCTCCATGTAGAAAAATAGCGTGATATTCTATTATAAAATATCACGCTATTGATCGTTCACAAAGTAATATCTGACAATTTCTCTGCCGCCTGTTCAACCACCTCCCATTGCCAGACACCTTCTGATCCTGGATAGTATACACATGCCGGCATATTCGCAAGTGCCCGATAGATGACACCCTCATAACTGTAATACTTCCCGTGTTGTACATCTTGTCCGTATGCAAAAGGTGTTGGATCTTCTAATGTACCGCCATGATCCAGGTCAATCGGTCGGTAAATCGCCAACATTCCCGCTGTACCAGGAGCTTGATGTTCTAATGCGTTTACGTCTTGTATGACGCGGTACAGCGCGTTCTCATGCCACAAGATCTTTCCTTGCTTATAATGCTGACCTGCCTGCCATTGATCTGCCATACTGGATACTTTCCGTACCGTATCATCGTCATCCAGCGGAATTGACATCATGGTTTGATCAACCCACAATGCCTGCAGTGTCTGTTGCGCGGTTGCACGCTGATACAGTTCCTCATTTATCTCTAGAATGGAATATGGCGGTTTTCCATGCACGGTAACGTCAATGGACCATTCCTGCAGCCCCGTTTCATCTTCAATTTGATCGATTGCAGCAGCATGCTCATAATAGAACGGATACCAGAACTCCTGCACCCATTTCTGTAGCGCAATGCCTTTTGGTCCTCCGCTCTCCGCTGCTGCACGAATCGTAGGTAGTATATCGTCCGAGATATACTGATTCATGTAATTTTTGCACTGCTCCCAGCAGCGCTGTTTTACCAGCGATTTCTTCTCTTCGAATGTAAGCTCTGTTGCGGGTGATTGATACAACACCCAGGATGCTGTGTCGTCGTCATAATAATACTGCTGTTCGAAGTCTGGTGGTTCCTGCAGAATATAATCAACTGGCAGAGGGCCTGGGAGTGCTTTTACGACCGTTTCCCTGGAATCTTTTTTCCAGTATGCGTGCAGACCTCGGTAGTCCTCTATTTCATGATCCCAAGCCTGTGTCTCCGTATTAAAGCACCAGCAATGATGCTCTTGTCCGGTTTCCGGGTACGGGACGTCCGTCATCCAAGGCTCCAGCTGTTCATTGTCAGGCAGTTCCCATTGTGTAAGATATTCGTTTTGATTGTGATAATTGAACGCATATACAGTCTTCATAATTCATACCCTTCATACAGTTGTTTTACGGCGAATGGTCCGACTAAATCAACATACACACCGTTTTTTGTATATCCCACGGTTCTGATGGTGGACGGTGGATTTGATTCATCTGCATATACGATTCGATATAGCTCATTACGACCTGTCAACACGTAGATTGTACCGCTCAAACAATTGTTGTCTGATGTAATTCCGACAGTTTCTACGTCGTTAATGTTCAACGCCTGTTCCGTGCCATCCGGATGATAATAGTAAACAGCGCTGTTTCGTACCACCATTCGTCCGGGAAGAAGCGTTGGTTTTGTCTGACTCGTGCACAACTGCCGTAGGTACAATGTATTTGATGAGTATACATTAACATCCCAAACAACATACGGAGCGCTGCTGTCGGTCGTCTGGTAGCAGTACATAATGCCTTGACTGATGATATCTCCTTGAAATGTTCGGGTGTTAGGAGACGTATCGATCAACGTTCCGGTCGGCGTTTGATTCGGAGTCAACGACGTAATTGCATTGTTCATAATGTATGCACCCAGCTGATCTGTGGTCAATGCTGCAGTACCATTATTTTGATTGTTGATCTCCGTATATGTGTGCCAGGATGGCATCTGTGTGAACGATAGTTTATAAGCTGCTGTTCCTCGCAATCTATAGATACCGGCAGCTGCTTTTACATAGCTGTGTCCATACTGCGTAAGATCCTGTCCCACACCCACAATCTCAGAAGAGCCTGCGGTCGCGGTCAATTTTGTGATGTTGTAAGAGTCCTTTGATGTATTCTTCGGGGCTCCTACATAGGTATAACCGTCTGCTGCAATGTAATAAATCCAATTTGCATCTTCTACCCCCACAATTCCGTTTTGAACCGGTACAGGTGTAATGGTCGGGACTTCTATCACAGACGTATTGTTGTATTTGAATACGCGTGTTTGATTCACGACAACGAAGTCCCCCCAGCCTTTTGCGCAACTCCAAAATGCGGAGCCAACATCAAATGGCCCGGCAGTCCGTGCTGTAGCGACTTCCGATGTACCGGTAAGCCCATACTCCAGTATTAACTGGTTGGACAATTTCCGGCGTTCTGCACCACGCAGTAATTTGTTCTGTGAGATATTCATATCAGGAGATCAATTTAACCGGCATCGTCGCATATACCGTATCATCTGTGTTCATAAACGTCATCGCATACATAACACCATCAGACAAATCGTCTGTTATGACGTTACCGGCAAACGTTATCGTAGCACCCGATACATATGTGAAAATCAGCACAATCGCGGTATTCTCTGGAATGTTGGAGGTGACTATTGTGTAACTACTCGCAGAAATCGGGTCTAATATAAAAACTTGTGCGTTGCTGCCATTCAACGAAATTACGCTGCCACTGGCTGATACATTCATTTTTGTATCCTGCAACACCGCATTTCTTCCATTCACCACCAATTGGTCTTTATAAATAAAAAATGTAGAACCGGCCGTGCCGATTAAATCGCTGTCCAACGATACTGTGTATCCAGAAGATGCGGACCCGCTGACGCTAATACCGGTTCCTGCCGCCACGGTCGTTCCGCTGCTGATGTCTGGTCCTGTGATCGTAAAACTGTTCCACGCATTTTTCGTGACGGTAACACCGTTATTTCCGGTCAGTGTAATACCGATTGCATCTGTGGTCAGTCCGATTGTTGTCGTCGATCCTGATGTTGATCTTGTCAACAATCCACCACTGACTTGTACACTGGACACAAGGTTGGAGGTGTTCAGGCTCAACGTTACCTGATTCCCATTTCTGGAAGCAGAGAGCGGACTATTTGCCGTAATGTTTGTCACGACAGTGGAATCGGTTGCCACCGTATATACAGATCCGCTATTTGTTACACTGATCCCGGTACCGGCAGTAATTGTCACAGGATCTACTCCGCTAGATCCTGACACTTTTTCCGGAGCAAATGTCGTTCCTGTATTCCGATACAGCGCGTTGTCAGACCCCCAATACAGCCGTGTACGTTGATCTGGTGAAACCAACTGCGATCCAATCAGTGTTAATGTAAGATCTGGCATGCCGATTCATCCTATGGTAATCGTTATCTCTTCATTGTTATAATATAAAACAGGGTAGACGAACTGCCTACCCTGCTTCCTGTTTTTATGTGATGTGAACTGTTACTTGCCGGTCAAGCCGTTAATTTGATCCTGTACGCTGTTGATAAACATATGCCAGGGATTATTCGTCGCATCCTGTTTCGGATTTTGCGCTTCCCACGCACGATACTTCACGGTATAAATACGGACAATCATCTCCAGCTTCTTGGCAAGAACCGTATTGTCCGTCGACTCTGTAAGAATCAGAGGATATGCACGATCAAATTGTGCCAATGCGGTATTGCTGGTCAACTTTCCGCTAAGCGCCAACTGGAAAAATATCCTCGATGCCTTGTCTGCCACGCCTTTATCACAGTAAATACCCAGCAAAATCGACTGAATTGTTGCGCTGTTGTGTGCTGTTGCAGCGTATGCCTTTTCAAGATCTTCAACCGAATAATCCAGGTGCCTCATCAGTTGCGCGCGTTCAAATGCAGCAGCCTGCTTGCCCTCACCCGCTTTAATGGCAGCTTCCATCCAATCTGTGTTCTTTATCTTATTGACCCACGGATTCACGAGCAACATACTGCGAGACTGCGCGATATCCGCATCGGCAGCCACACCGAGATCCGCAAGTTCTTTCTGATACACGGACAGCATATCAGCATACGCACAGGAAGGATTCGCATAACTGTATTGAACTGCCGCTGCTGCAGCAAAGTATACTTTTGTACTCGAATTTCCTTTACTTTTGACCGTAGGCTTCACTGCAGTCAGAGTTTCAGCATATACGTCAGCCTCGCTGTTACGGCAGATTATCAACGGAGATTTCCGAATATCGCCGCTCAAAATGTCGGCTTCGCTGATTTCGATCGCGGCTCCTGTTGCCAGCATTCCGGCGATCAACGCAATTGCAAACATGACATGTTTCATTGTTGTACCTTCCTTATGTATTTTGGGTTTTTGTATAAGGACATATTGTCCGTTCCTTCTGATCCATCGCCGTGTAACGTAATAGTGCCTGTAATACCAGCGTCAAGCCATCGTTGCTCCAATGCGACGATCGTGGCCCGATCTTCTTCATACGTCGTACTGGATTTTCCGTTCGTCAAATAATATACACGCGGTCCGCTGATGACAACATAATTGGACCCGCGAAATGCAGCTAAAAGTGTAGAAAGCACGCTTTTCACATTTACATTGGACGTGCTGAGATTTGTGATGACATATCCACCAGCACAGGTGGCTTTTCTGGGAATCAGTTGTGGAACTTGTCCGTCCAACCTGCTCCCTGGAACTTGTAATACCCAATCCAGCTGTTTCGCATTCATTGCAGTTGGACCAAAGAACAACTCTCCGAGAATCGGCATTGCTGGATTTACACTGTGAATCATAGCCGCTGTAAAATCCATGAATTGTTGATCTTGAATCAGCAAATGTGAGGATGTCCTCCGCCAATGACTGATGAATCCGTCGCAGACGGCTGCCAACTTCAACAGATAATCCATATACTGATCCGGATCGATGTACACGGGAGCTTTAATTGATTCTGGACCACCGAATGCAAACCAGACATTGAATCCCATATCCTTCAGATAAAGGGCCAATGCCATCAGATAATCGGAACTTTCCGTTCCCGCGAAGGTCAGCAACACGGCATCGTATCCTTCCTGCTTTCTCAACATCAGGTTATCGTATAACAGCACTGCCTGATCTTTATTGCGAGGAAGCTGTACTTCTGCAATCATTCGCACATCCGTAGGAATCATACCGACAGCTGTGCACGGCCAATCCTGTTCATAGATAGCCATCCATTTTTCCAGAATGTCCCGATTCTCCCGAAAGAGGGACGGATCATTCGAAAGGCTGTACTGATCGATGATTTTCTTTCGTACGTTACGAACGAACTCCGCACCGATTGCAAGACGGTCTTTAATCGAATCTGTTACGATGTCTGACAGCTGAATAGGCTGTGTTTCGAGCTGCTGTACTGTTTGGATTTGATCTGCTGCCGGAATATCAGAAGAAGTTGCGATTGCGGTGTATGCGATCGCAGCGGATGCTGGGAGTTCCTGTCGTTGCAGTGCGGTGAAGGGAATCGATTCCGGCTCCAATTTTAACGCATCCTGTTCTACAGGAGGAACGTCCTTACTTGTCGTTATGATGCGTCCGTCTCCTACATACGGAGGAAGTACGATATCCGCGCAACACGCGCTGATCCCTGTGTACAGTATAAACAAAATACGTTTCATAGACGACAGTCTCAATTACGATGGGGTCTTGTTTTTCCGGAATACGTGACATACATCACAAATGGTGCGGACCATCCGCCTGCGTAATTCACCTGATCTGTGTTGCTGGCTGAAGCGGTTTCCGGGATCGTTGCGACATCCAAATCCGTCCCAAGATCACCGGTTTCATAGATACCGTCAGTTAGATACAGTCGGATCGCGATTTTTGTGCCGGCTGCGATATCTGTCAGATTGATCGTATTCTTGCCGAAGAGAGAAACCGGGTTGTTGAAGTTCATCTCCCAGCTCACATTCTGCAACCGCTTTACGGTAGTCCATGCACCATGTGGAACGACTTTATATTGAAGTTCCGCAATTGTGATGTTACGCGGTCCGGATGATTCAAACCGAGGTGCCACTTTGACATACACCGTAAACGGCATATCAACGGTCATGCCGTTGTAGTAAGTTGCCTGTGACAGCAACGTCGTTGGTTTATAATGTACCGCATCGCCGCTGACAAACGCGATGTAATTACCGTTGAAATTGTCCGCAGAGAACCAGCAGGCGCTGGCTGTCCCAATACCAACCATACACAATGTGACCAGTGTCGCCAAGACATTCTGAATACGTGTTTTCATACAGGATTTGTCTCCTTTTTGCTCTTTATAGTCCCGCAGCTGTTATTCGCTGACAGTGTTCGTTTCATTTATCGACTGAGCTTCAGAACTTTTATCGCTGAAACCCATCAGATCTGCTGAGATATCGCTCTTCGTCGCCCGTACAATGCCTGGGATAGCGGTCAGACCCTGTTGATTCGGCAGGATAGAGAGTGCTCCTTTGTTGACTTTACCAACGAAGATTTTACCATGCGGAGAGGGATCTTCCGTCGTACCCGGACTAACGGAAATATAGCCGGCCCATCCGTCCTCCCATACAATAACGGTCTTGTTCTTTGTGGATTCTGTGACCGTTTTGATCAGACTTTCAGAGCTTTCGGTCTTTTTAATCACCGCTCCTGTTTCCGCGTCATATTCGGTAATGGTACTTCGAGTGATTGCGCAGCCTGTTAATAGTGCAACGGATACAATCGCGATAACACACAGCCTATACATAACACACCTCTTTTTTGTGTTCCGTATATTTCGTCAGTTTATAGTTGACGGAATATACATCTGGGATGTTACACTTAAAAACCAACATCGGTATATGCAGGATACACGGTGCGATACCAATCTGATACACTGGTATCCGACGTGTTGGACAACCATCGATACCGCAGATAATAAAATCCGTTCAACGTTCCAAGTTTCGTCATGTTCACCATAATTGGAGAACCTCCGAATACTTCATACGGAAATCCGGTAGCTGGACAGGTCTCAAACGAGGATCCGCCGTCTCCGCGCACATATTGCCGATCGCCTGCCGTCGTCTTTGTGTTAATCAATTGTGTCACGGAAGAGTAGTCACTGCTCTTAGAATACTGGATTTCCAAATGCAGCGGATCATTGGACTGATCCATCTTCAACATCAACGGATATGCAGTTGCTTTTGCTGTATCTCCGCTGTTTGCAGACGTTGCGCTGACGAAATTACCGGCAAACTTTACTTCATAGGATCCGGTAATCTCTGATGCCGTAGTGCCCACGGCATTGAGTGTTGCAGAACCGTCGTTATCCGCTGCAGCCTCCAGCAGGGCGGTCTGTGCGGCAGCAGATGCTATCGTAAATGGTGCATCGGGTGGAGTGAAATTTGAGTGATACCGTGCGACACCCGAAAATCGGAGCTCATCAAAATATCCTTCAGTAGCAGTTTGACTTGTACGATCACACTTAATGGTTGATTTGCAGGTGACGTTGCTCTGTACAAGATAATTAAAGGCTGCCGATAAATTGCTTGGATCGGTATTCCAATCTTCTTCTAGTATTTCTACTTGCTTTATACCATTTACAAAAAATCGGAATGCACAATCATTCTCAAGCACAAGGGCTACATGTAACCATTTGTCATGTTTTACGCTGTTGGAATATGAAAAATCCTTAATTACTATACCGATAATGCCATTACTATCTTGATTAACCCAATGATTCAAGGAAATATTTACAGTATAAGTATCCGAAAGGCCCTTTCGCATTATTGTAACACTCAATATATAATATGTATTACTGTTTCCAGCAGTAGGATAGCTGATTACTGTGAATACATCACCAACGAGTACACGACTGTCCGAAAGATAATACATATATTCAAAAGTAAATCCTGTTGATCCTATCACATTAACCTCTGCGATGACGGGGACTGTTGCAAATGATCCATCTGCAAGTACCGCTGTTTTCGCAGACGTTGTGCCAGACCATACAACAACATCAGAGTATGTGATTTTTATAAGACCTCCAAGAGAATCGCGCGTATTGAATATACCGTTATTGGTTTCGTTTATCGGGGCAGAAGTTACAGACGCGTCTGATGTATCAAAATGGAACAACGCCAATGTATCCGTATCTCCGCTACCAGAGCTACTGGAACTGCTGGACGAGCTGGAGCTGCTAGACGAACTAGAACTAGAACTGGAGCTACTGCTCGATGACGAAGATGAGGAGGAAGAGGAGGAAGAGGAGGAAGAGGAGGAAGAGGAGGAAGAGGAGGAAGAACTGCCGTCTCCATACACTGCTGCCTGATAATAGGCAGAGAAGTCGATTCGCAATTCACCTGCGGATGTCCATTCGATGGTAACACCGTCTGCATTCGTCAGAACAGCTCCTGTCGCACTGTCCACCAACTGTACGATCGCACCGTACGGTATACCAGCAGTATTTGCGTTCGCTGTAAAGACATACTGATCGTCCAGTTCGTCTGCAGTGAACGTCAGACTGTCCGCAAATTCCAGGCTGTCGATTTTACCCAGCTGCTCTTCTGTGATGATATCGGTTGTTGGTATCGCCACCCATTTTCCGGAAGACTGTCGATATTGGACCAGCTGATTGTCTGATGCAGTGTTGGGAAGCAGCCATTTTTCATCTTCCGTCACACGTGTCGTCAGCGCGGTAACAGTGCCGGTCAAATCCGTGACAGTCTGTTCCGTTGCATATGGTTCTTCCGAAACTTTATACTGGACGGTAGGAGATCCGAACGGTTGTGTCGGAATCGTCATTACACCATTCAGGTATCGAATGCCGCTGGACCAACGGAATTCATCAAGCAATCCTACAAAGGTATTGTCTTGGTTGTTGACCAGATTGAGGTTGCCGAGCTGCAGATCTTGGTTGACGAAATTCGGTGTAAAAGCACCTTGCAGCACCAATTGTGTATCTACATACACTTTAACAGAGCTGCCGTCATACTGGATCACAATCCAGTACCATGTGTTCAAATTGAACGTATAATCTGCTGTATAAGTACCAGAACCGTTGCCCATATAAAGGTTCCCAAGACTCTGAGACCCTAGGGTAAAATAGGAGCCTTGCGAATTCCCGAATGACAGAAACATGAAGTTTACAAGCGATTTGGTTGGCTTGGCGAAAAACTCCATGGTCCACGTATTGACGTTGTAATCTGAAACCCATGGAATTGTAAGCCAGCTGAGACTTCCGGACGACAAATTCCTGCTTAGATCAAGCGCTTTGTCAAAGTATCCGCTGCTAGACACGTTTGCGACAGATCCGTGCTGTGTCGGTGTATTCTTTCCGGTAGCATCGGTCCAGCTCGCCTCATCCAAATGAAGCAAGCACAGCGTCGCAGCATCGATACCGGTTTTATAGTCGAATATAACCGGATGTCCACTTTTATCCGAAGATACGGACGAAAGCGCGGGATTCAGCCTTGTCTCATCGATTGGTTTATACAGTTCCCATGAACGTTCAATGGATCCAAATGATTCTGTAGGAACTGTATAACTATCAGTAGATTCGCATGTGTTTGTGATTCGCACTTCATCGATCAGAACATCGGAGTCCGCATTTGAAGGTAAAATCGTCCAGTTTCCTGCCGGAATGGTGATCAACGCATTGGAACTCGTTGTAGCGTTTATCTTCTCACCGTTCATGAATACATACATCGCGGTATCATTCCGACACATGCGGAACCAATACCAGCCTTGATTTTCGAACACTTTCCAAGGCAGGCCATGGCTGTCGGCGCTATAACTAAGGGCGCTAAAATTTACTGCATGAAATGGTGATACATCTCCACAGTGGTAGCCCAGACTACCTGCTGGTGTAGTTACAGCTACACCCGCAAGCCAGTACGTTGTTCCAGTACCTCCAACGCCGCTGGACCCGTTCCCGGCTTTGAATCGAATATCTACTGTAAAAGGCCCACTGATCGTAGGCATCGGAATTACCAATTTGTTAGCAATCGAGCTGTTTTGTGAAGAAGAGCGGCGTACCGCCTTGCCCTCAAATGCATGTGCATCCTCTACCAGCTCTAACGCAACGCCCTGATTTGTGGCCGTCGTTTTCCCGGTGGCATCAAGCGGAAGACCCTGTACGATTTCATTCAGGGGGTACAGGCACAGAAAATCATCTCGATCCTCAATGCCGCGTACTTGTAGCCCTACGCGCCATCCGTTGTTATTTTGCCCGTACGCAGACGGATTCGGTAAAAGCCGGGGGCTATCTGTTGTCACAGGGGTTTTGTCGCTGACTTCATAGCTTTTAGTCACCTCCGACGCAGGCTGCGTCGGCGGCTCGAAGTCAGTGATCCACTTGGCGTAATCCAGTACGATAAATTCATCGATGTTTCCATAGGCGGTAGCCTTAGAATCAGCAGAACCAATCCGCAAATAGGGTTGCACGGCATTGAACTCTTTGCTGTTCGAGTTGAGCAAGCTGCCGTCCGCGAACAACATCCAGATATTTCCCGATCGCGCAACCGCGATATGTACCCAGCGGTTCAGATAGTCTGAAGGCATCGCTGCTTCCGCCAGCTTATTGCTGCTATCGTCATCATACCAATAGCTGCTGAAATGGGCTGATGCTTTGTACAGCTTCAACGTACCATCTGTGTCGATCCAGCACGCAATCCCGCCTACGCCATAACCTGGAGTTCCCGTGGCTGATCCAGCTTCACCGTAGGTCGAAAAAATACCATACTTGTTAGCCGCAGAAGTAGCATAAATCCATGTGTGAATCGTAAAGTCCGCAGCACCGACTGGAGTTGGCATCTGTACATAAACAGCTCCTGGTATTATGCTTCCTGTTCCCAACAGTGAACCCGTTCCAAACTTATTGCGTTCCAGTGAAATCGACAGGCCTGCGCGACTTGTGTCATGCGTCACGGTTCGCGCATAGCTGGAATGATCGGTAAAATCTGCGTCAAATGGGCAGTAAAGCAATGTGTGATCGTCTATTCCTGTAGCAGCGGCTTTGAATTCTACAAAATGACCATTTTTATCCTCTGCCACAGACTCTAACTTTGGAAGCAGTCTGGTCTCATCCACCAGCGGCAATCGTGTTCCGGTATCATCTACGCGGAACAGTTTTCCGTTATTTTCTACAATCACGGGATTCAGTTGATCGCTCATAGTATTCTCACAGGTTATATTTGTCAGACACGTAACTCCAGCATTGTACCAACTGTTCAGCATTCAGTATAGTATTATACAAAGCAAGATGATATACGGTTCCATTGAACGGATATCGGCTGTCTACGTGTCCCAATCCATCCGTTGGTGTGTTACTGTAATAATCAGTGCCTGCCGAATCCAGCTTCGTGCCGTTCAGATAGTATTCCGTGGTACTTCCGTTTCGGACGATCAGCCAGTGCACTGGAGTCGATTCTGACACAGTGGATAATGACACATAGTTGGTGGTAATGGAACTTGCCCCGGCGATAAAGTTGCTGTTGTAATATCCGTATTGTACGTCTCCGATGATACCGAGAAACACGGAATTTGTCTTGGATGTCTGCATGACGAGTGAAATCGTATATGCACCAGTCGTCATATCCCATGCGGTTGCCGGTGTAAACAGATCATCAGAGCTGTCGAATACAGCACCTCCGTTGCTCGCAGTAATTGTACCCGCCGCGTTCAAATCATGCCCGCCGCCAGTGCTGTCCAGCCACGTGCCACCAGTATAATTTTCATACAATGCAGCTGCTCCGGTGGGCATTGTTCGGTCAATCATAGCTGTCGTGGATCGAAAGAATCGAACCTTATGAAGTCCTGTCAATTCCAATCCGGCATAATTGATACTGATCAAATTGTCGCTGTACTGAACACGGCGATCCAGTGTGTAAGGGTGTCCAGCATCGTCACGAAGTTGCAACACACCGGGTGCATCAGCGTCATTAAAATTATGTGTAATAACGACGGTACCAGACGGCGTGAATGAGATCCACTCGCCGAATGACAGGGCTTCGAGATCCGTTTTGGACGCCGTGTTTTCCAGTTTTGTCTTATCGGAAGCAGACATCAAACCAGACGTGGCTGTCGTCGCATCTGGTATTGTCACGGCTCCGGAATCATCCGGCAAATTTCCGTTTACACTGGTGACGTTGCCTTCACCAATCGACAGTTCGATATTGCCTTCGGCATCGGGACTGACGCCGTTCACTGTTTTCGGGGGTATCGATCCATCTGGAAATTGAAGATGTTGTCTCATGTCTTATGAGTCCTCAGCTAAGTGTGCCTGTCACGATCCAGTCAATTTTATATGCAACTGACGGTGGATTCCATATCTTAAATCTTACGATTAAATCACCCTCAGACGCTCCGACGCTATGAACAAATCCTTTGTATGTAATGCCGACAACAGGTGGTTCTGTCAATTGCGTGGGGTCAGGGTAGGTGACACCGGCTAAGTTTACTGTAGCGACGACAGATTTAACTGTGGCAATCGCTAGTGTCTTTGTCACCGAAGCCTCTGTGGCGTCCGCTGTAACTGACACAGAACCGCTGGCCGTCCATTCTCCATTCACACCCATTGACATCCACGTGTCTGATGTGTAACGTCGCATATAAATGTTACCGTTCGTGTAGTCAAACGCCAGTTGAATATTGTATGCACTGCTGTTTACTACATTCAATCGTGCAATCAACATTTGATCACTGCTGCTCGCACCCGGTGGTACGCCACCCGGTACGCCACCCCATATCCAACCCCATATCCAACAACTCATACAATCTGTTGTTAAATCCGTATATCCGTGGATTGCGTCCAGCGGAGAGCTCCAAGCACGCCAAGATGCACTGCTACCCTGTCTTGAACGCATATATTGAACACTCGGATTATACAACGCATTGAGGATTTGAACTACGTATCCATCGCTCTCCTTGCGTATTACAGTCATCATGTAAGCGCCGCCTGCCGTGTCGTCAGACGGCAATCCGCCTGCGCCTGCGTCTACGTAATAGGTTCCGGGCGTGTCTACGCTATTCACGTTCTCATTTGACGCAACTGTTCTGGTATATAGTGTAACAGCTCCCGCACTGTCGGGTTCTATCCCATTTACAGATGTCACGGTACCGGCGGTCCCACTTAATCCATCCAGCTTTGTTTTATCTGAAGCAGACATCAAACCAGCTGCCGATGTCGTTGCAGTTGGAATTGTAACAGCGCCCGATGCGTTCGGATTGTTTCCGTTTACGCTTTTCACAGTGCCCGCCGCTTCCAGCGCATCGCTCAGTCCCGTCACATCTGCAATCGCATGCGTATGCGCAGACGGCGTGAACGAATCCGGTTTATCCGTTATGTTGTTCCAACTGGGAGTTCCACCAACGGCATTTCCGTTATATGTCAGCTGATTCGAAGATACGCCAATGCCATTCAACACGCTCATATTGCTGTGTTCGTGCATCAGCTCCACCGCAGATGAAACCTGGCTGTATGATTTGCTGTTTTCAGAGCTGGTTCCGACATTCTGTGCGAACAAAGCCAAATTCGCATTGTCCACAGTACCGTCGTCATCTGCATCATATTCAGATTTCAGCATATCGCCGGCAGCATTCGACCATGCGACGCTATCTGCTGTCTTTGTCAGCACCTGACCAGTCGTACCACCGGTGGGTGTCGTCAGCTTTGCCGCCAGCGCATCCGTAAGCCCGTTGATGGTGCTCTGATCTTGTGTATGCGCAGACGGCGGGAATGTACTGGGTTTTCCGATCAAATCCGTCCAGCTAACAGGACCTGGGGTAACACTCCCGCCGGGTCCGCTGAATCCTTGGATGAATTTTACAGTCCACGTGCCGGTAATCGTCCATCCGGTAAAATCGACTTCAACATTCTCTCCTACTTGCTGCGGATCTGGAAGCACTTGTTCCAGATTCTCATCCAGTACAGCAAACCCGCCTACAGTACAATTACTAATGACCAGTTTATGCTCTTCCGTCACATCAGAAGCGGTGAATTGAATGTCGTCTCTTCCGTCCAAACTGACGGTATCTGCAGGCTCCCACTTCTCGCTGGTTGCATTGTAAGTCAGCACCTGTCCATTGGTGGCATCTGCAATATTTGCAGTATCTGACAAACCTGCAAGAGAAGATGCACCTCCGGAACCACCGCTTCCGATTTCGGTGCCGTTATAAGTCAATTTACCGTTGCTATCGCCGAGCTTATCGAGCGTTTCTTTATTTTCATGCGTATGTGACTGGGAAACGGCTGTTTCTACTTGTGTCGCCGTCGCGGTTCCGATGGCGTCGGCAACCGCTGCGTGATCGACAATGCCGTCGTTATTCGTATCGTAAACCGACTTCAGCATGTCTCCAGTGGATCCGGTCGTATCGATTCCATCGAGCTTTGATTTGTCTGCTGCGGACATCAAGCCGGCTTCTGTCGCTGATGCGTTCGGAATTGTGACAGCACCTGTCTGTCCATTCACGGAAGATACTTTGGAATCCAACGAATCCTGCAGACCGGACACATCGGCGATTTGATGCGTATGTTCCGATGGCGGGAATGTCGTTGGTTTGTCTTCCAAGTCATTCCAGCTGGATACTCCGCTTCCGATCTCTTCACCATTGAATGTCGGTTTGTTGTTTACTTCGCCGAACTTATCGAGTGTTGTTTTATTCTCATGTGTATGCGCTTTTACAGCAACATCCGACAGCCCTGTTACATCACTGATGATATGAGTGTGTGCGGACGGCGGGAAGGTGGACGGCTTATTCTGAATGTCGTTCCAATCAACATCGGTCGGTGTAGTACCGCCACCACCCTCGATTTCAGATAAATTGATAACGGTCCATCGCTCTCCTGCAGCCAAGTAGGGAGTTGGATCCGGTGTGATGGTGGATGACTGATAGGGGGCGGTGTTTCTAATACGAATATAATCCAGCCAACCCTTGAAATAACCAACAGGACCTTTTCCGATCCACAGATTTTCATTTACCGTAGGCAGGATAACATTGCTGATTACAGAACGACGCACATGATCGCAGTACAGCGCGATCGTAGACGCGCCTGCACGGATATAGTGTTCAATCGTCAACAGGTGCGGTTCTCCTGCGGTGAATCCTTCAATCGTCCCCCATGCCGGAATGTTGACCGCATTGACCTTGCCATCAATCATACCCCAGTTGATTACGTAGTCGTTGTTGTCTGTGAACAGCGATCCGATTTGCACATACGATGATGTGACTTCCTCAGATCCTGTGATGTACAGGTCAAAACACCACGGGTTGCTTCCAGTCAGTATGGATTGTACATTATTCTTATCGATTTCCAGATAGGTGTTGCCGTCGAACAGCAATCCGCGATCGTCAACGCCAAGCGATCCATGTGCTGTAACAGTCGCATGTGTTACAACACCAGCAGCGGTATCCGCTACCTGACTTGCAGTTGCCGGAGATTGGATCAACAGTTTTACATCTTCACCGTTGCCCTCCGCGTCCATCTGCTTATAAATCGGAATATCATTAACTGCGGGATTCACAGGAAGCAGCCGTTCCGAGTCCACTTCCGTGTTGATGATACGAATCGCTGCGGATACACCGGACGGTTCAATCGCAATGCCCTTCCCGGCAATGACGTCTTTACGTCTGATCAATATGGAATCGCCTGCCATACTTAACCCTCGATAATAAAAAGAGTGCTACTTTTTTATTATAAAGTAGCACTCTCTGTGACAGTTTACGATATGGATGCGATTAGAAAATCACTTCCCAATCATCCACGGTGACCGCTGTATTTCCGGTCAAGTCCAAAACATACTGGTTTTCTGTCGCAGTTCGATCTGCTGCCACAGGCAGTACGGTGTATGGAGATGTGATCTTATGAACACCATACGGAATCTGCGTCGCGGTCACTGTGACTTTTCCTTCTGCGAAATTGGACGAGGACAGCGTAATCGGCGCTTGCTTCTTCACAAACGAAGTGGCAAGGGCGTCAATATCCGCGATAATCGCAGAGCTGCCGGTATCTTTCTTCAATCCGGTGCCGAGCTTCACGTCCAGAGCACCGGCTGTATTGCTGATTGCCGAGTCAGCGGCAACTTTCACACCGCCGAGCGCATCTGTCGCAGCAGCCGGAAGCACCGTAGGCAGGATTGTATTGGTGTCCTGCACAACGACTGCCTGTCCCGGTGCGGTACCGATCTGCACAACACCAGCCACGGAATCACTGGCCGCAGGGACGCTGAGCACGCCTTCGGTATTTGTGATGTTGGTCCCGGCTTCCACAACACCCTTTGTACCAGCAGCGGCGACAGGGACACTGATCACGCCATCTGCGACGTTGATATTGGATCCGATCTGCACGACACCGGTCGCCGAAGTAGTCGCTTTTCCGACATTCGCACCGGAGATGTTGGTGATGTTGGAGCCATCAAATGTCGGTGCCGAATCTGCCAGTGCCTTCGGTGTGATGTACAGCGATTCACTCGTGCCCGCAGTTACTTCGGTTGCCGATGCGGCTTGGATGTCCGTTGCAACCGGCGCATAGTCTGCGATGGTGTTATCCGTTTTCTTGTAACGGCGGAATGGAGTCCCGATCGGATACGTTGTATCGTCCAGAACCAGCTCGGCTTGAAGCAGAATGACGTCGAAGATATCGATGTCCGCCGGATTTGTGATATCCTGCCCAGCGGTCAGAGAAATAACGCCATTCTCCGCGCTTACGGTAGCTTCCCACCTCTCCTGAACGCTGATCGATCCGATTTGCGAACGGGGAATGGTGCCTTGATCGTTCAGCGTCGGAACACCATTGGCAACACCCTTTTCCGATGCTTTGATAAACTGCATCGTATCGACCGCGAGGTTTCCTGAACCATCGAGCGTCAGTCCAGACGTTGCGGCATCCGCAACTTTCACGCCTCCGATTGCGTCTGCTGTTGCCGCCGCCAATGCGACATTGTTGCCAGACATTGTCAACCCAGTTCCGGTGTTTACTTTCAATCCGTCTGATGCGGCGGACAGACCACCTGTCGCAGAGAGCTGGAGTTTTGCAGTGTCCAGGAACCCGGAGCCGTTTACAGTCAGCACTTCCAGGTCATTGAATGTCAGTGCCGTGCCGCTCAGTTTTACAGGACCGTTGGAACCTGCAGCGAACTCAATACCGTCAGCACCGGTTGCGGCCATCTTGATCTTTGCACCTGTGTAGTTGCTCAGATCTACAGAGCCGGATTCCAGCGCGTCGATTCGGGTGTTCAGTCCGTTGATGGTCGTCTGCAGATCTGTGACCTGCGCAATGGTAATTGCGCCGACTTTCAGTTTATTGTCAGCAGATTTTACGATTGTGGCGTTGTCATACGCCACTGCGATTGTAATCGCACCTGTTGTCGCACTCTGTACGACAGAGATCGGTTCTGTCGCCAGAACCATACGGGCAGAAAGTTGGATACCATTTGCCATGAAAATACCTCACGTTGTTAGATTACTACTTTCCATATGCCTTGAATATCGAATCCAGTGACATCCAAAATGTACGCACCGGTTTCGTCAATCCCATCTGGGACAATCCCGAAATACACGTTTCCGGGAGACATGATACCGCTCGGAACCAGATCCATTTTGATATGGAGTTTTCCATTCTGTATTTGATCCGGTGTAAAGTATTTCGTGCGGACCAGTCCACGATTTACCAGTGTTTTATCCTCCTGGATCTGATACGTGTACCAGTTGTTGCCGTCCCCCTTCACCATCAAGATCTGACCGCTGTAGGCAGTCGGATCTGTCGTTGCGTACTGTTCCGCCTCCTCATACGTCAGAAATCGTGTGTTTTTCTCGTATGGAAGCGCATCGACGCGTTCCATACCTACAGGTATTGTTACATAACTTTTTTCCGCCATCGTGGATCTCCGCTTATGCTTGCTCAATTGTCACGTTCCATGTCTCCGGAGTCAGCGCTTTTGCCGCTTGATACAGATATACGCGGTATGTTTGCGAAGCTGCTTCTGTCGCACCAGACATCAGCAATGAGCCTTCCACAAAAGCACCTTCATAGTGTGTGCTGCCTCCAGCCGGAATGACAGAAGCCAGTTTCAATGTAGTCGGAACTGCGATGTAGATTCTGCGCGTCCCGGTCCGCAACGTCAACGCAAATGAAATACGGCTTGTCGATGTAATAAACGCGCCTGTTTTCGTACGGATAAACGCAGAGTCAAAAGCGGAACCGTCTGCGTTCCGGTATGTTGTTCCAATCGTATCTGGATCTGGATTTTCGGTCGCATCGTTCGCATCGATACCATACCAATATTTCTGCAGCCATTTCACGGTAAAATCTGCCGTATATGCATTATCTTTTGTATTGACTGCACGAATACGCCATGTGTGCGTTGCAGATTCATTGTGTGTAATCGCATCGGACGTCGCTGTGTAAGAATTTGCAAACGGATCATAATTCTCCACAACTGTCACAGCTTCCGGTGTAACCTGTTGAATCGACAGTGAGCCCGCCTTCACATTGCCAGGATTTGTAATCGACCATGTGAATCGCGGATTTGCAGGCATAGTCGCACCGACTTCCAACTGTGCGGACACTCCAGCGATTGTGAATGATCCGAATTTCGGCGGACTGTACGGATAAAACATCTGGGTAAACAGTTCTTGAAATGACTGTTTATCGATGTTGGTAACGCCGGCTTTAATATCCCCTACCGTTGTTTTCACGGTAGTCTCTCCTTCCGGCGTTTGATACAGCTGATCCGCTTCAGTCAGTACCGGCATTTGTTTTTCCGTATCATCTGCCGGATCTACAGCCGTTACCGTAATGGCAGCAGCATTGATTGTAGTTTTATACTGCTGATTTGGATCATCACCGACAACTTCGGTCTGAATATTATTACGGGTATTTTTCACCCATGTGGTATCTTCCGTATCCGGCAACTCCGGTTTATTCCGAATAAAGCTCAGCTTGGAGCTGTCGGTCTCCGCCCAGTCGGCCTGAACTTGAACGGTGCCGCCCCCGCCAGAGTTACCGATTACCTCCAGCACCAGTTGATTGCCAACTCCCGGCTGCAACTGATACAACTGATATTTGCCGTCATCTCCTTTTACGGATACCGTCTGTCCCGCATATGCGGTTTTATCTGACGCGGCGTACGTACTGGCTGCTGCCAGAGAATCGAAAACAACATTGGATTCCAACGGTTCATTGTCAACCCGTCGAAATCCGATCAATGTTGATATGTACTTATCTGCCATTGTAACGCCTCATTTACAGTTGAACTAAAAAGGTATCCGCAGACAGCGAGGCCAGCGCTTGATATAAATATACACGGTACGGAACTGTTTTTGTATTTCCGGCAATCGGCACCGATAGTTCAGCCTGGATGAACGCGGTCAAATAATTGTATTGCGTAACCGCCGACTTAATGCTGGACACAGTCAACGTGTTCGGAACAGCGATATAAACGCGTTGCGCATGTTCCGGAATCGGGAGTTTGACCAACGTACCTTCCGACAGATTCAAGACCTTGGTATCTGCCGCACTCGTACGGATGTAAGCACCGTCAAAGATAGAACCATCCGCATTCTGATATGTGCCATCTTCAATGTCTGCAGGATCGGGCTGATCTCCGACATTTTGATCGGTGTGGAAGAATCCTGCATAGCTCCATTGAAACGCTGTGGACGCCGCAGCCTGGTTCCCTTCTGTATCAGTGAATGATAACTGAAACGACAGCGAACCTGGTTCTGTCTTTTGATAAGGGGTCATGTTGTTGACCGTCAACGATCCTGCAGACATGTCAAATCCAGATCGCAGAACAGTGCCACCTTCTGCTGTCAGCTTCGTGGTGTCTGCCACAACCTGATCCGTGTTGGTTACCTGAAATTGGAACGTTTCTGTTGTTTCCGTCGACTCACCGCACTCCAGCTGGCTGTCCTGGATAGAAAAGGATCTGATTTCAGGCTTATCGTATGGGAACAGCATTTTCTGCATCAAGGGAATGATTTTCATGCCATCCACAACCATGCCGGATTCCAGCCCGCCAACAGTCGCTTTAATCGGATCTGTTGATTCATATCCTTCCGGATTATGGAATGTAATCGCGTCTTCGTTGATAGAAAGATCCTGTTCCTGTCCATCCGGTCCCAACACCTTTGGCGCAGTTCTAAATACGACGGCGTTTTCTTCGTTCACATAGACCGCAGGAATCAGCGATTGCAGAAATGCGAGTTCTTCTGCTGACAGGTACTTATTGTAAGTACCTTGTTCGATGTCGTCCAACGATGTCGGAACAACGCTTCCGCTGGATGAAGATGACGATGACGATGAAGAGTCAGAGGAAGCAGATGAAGAACTGGATGGTTCTGCACTGCTGCTGGACGATTCGGAAGAAGCAGATGAATCGGAAGAGCTGCTGGACGGATCCGGGATCGGACCGCCGCCTTCATCGCACTCATTGATCAGCTCTGTCAACGTAATCACGGTTTTTCCGGTACCTGTGACACAGAAGAAATTCCTCCACACAGTCCAGGAACCATCAATTGATGTCAGACAAGAGCCATCCTCCGGTTCTACAGTCACCCAGACCTGAGACAATGGATCTAAATACGTACAGCTGATCTGTGCCGGCAGGATCCCCATATTATGATTGATACAGAGATCAGTGTCTTTCCATCGAAGATCCGCCGGAACTTCAGGGGCGTCTCCCGGATATAACTTGATGTATTCCGGGATCATGGAACCGGGACTGTTGATCTTCTCCTGTACGCTGTTTCCTTCGCCCAGGATAAACCGCGCACCCGACATCCACATCAGCGGTGCCCATCGTTGTCCGGTCCACTGCCACAACCTTCCTACACCGCATGTATCATATGCAACATCACCGGCTTTTTTACAAGCTACTGTCGGTGCATACCCGTGATAATTTCCGCTGTTGTAGATGACCGCAACATCGCGCAAATTCATTGCTGTTGATTTTTTCGTTGCCATCGTTGTACCTATAGTTTAATCGGAATTCCGTTCAGTGTGACTTCATTGCTATAAAATACACCAGGCAGCGGTTTTTCACACGCATCGACACCCGTATTGAATACAACGGTATTCCCGTCATCCTCCGATGGATTGGTTGGGCAGCAACTGGTTCCGGGTACCTGTACCGGTTCACAAGGATCTGGCTTTTCATAGGGACAGTATGTATTCAGCTCCTCAGAAGTCCATTTCTGAATTGAGTCTTCCGTGATGACGGTAAACTCTTCTGTCAGCTGGTCACCGCTGTTCAGCAGATCCAGTTCGGTCAGCAGCCGTTGGATTTCACGGTATATAGCATTTACCCACTCTTTCGCCAACTTCGAAGATGCGAAATCTTTCGTCGTACCTGCAGAAAGTATGTATCCTACACTGTTCACGCTGGAAGGAGATGTCGAGAAGTTTTCCAGATCATCCGGATATGCGACTCGTGCATATGTCGTAGTAGGCTCGTTGTAGTATGCATTCTTTGGACTGTATTTCAAAACAAAAATCGTAAGCGGCACGCCGATCGTGCTGCTTACGTTCAGTGCGACACGCGTTGTGATACTATGGGGTTCCGCCTGCGACAGTTGAACCTTGAGCCTCACGGTTCTTTTTGTTGACTCGTCCATCGGCATCGATAATCCTATTCAGTTCTTCGGATGCCTCTTTTGACAGAGCCACATCCAATTGTTTGATTTGATTCAGACATTCTATGGTCTTAACATATACCGAATAGTCGATGGCTGCTACATCGGAATCAGACCGCTCTTGAACGCTTAATACCTGCTGCGGCTCATCAATCGTATTGTTGGACGGAGGTGGTGTGACAAAATCCAATGAATCGGGGGACTTATAGATACCGTCGATGCGAAGCAGATGCTGAATATACCGCTTCACAGCTTCACTGTACATCAAATCCCCGTTTTTCTGATCATCGTCGTCCGGACTTCCCATAATTAAATTGGCTTCGGTAACCCCCCAGCTGATGTCATACAGATCAGGAGCTTCTGAAGCAACATACGGATTTCGATTCAGCGTCCTGCACACCAGTCCGAATGTGACCGGATCTACCCAGAACATATTGGAATTCAAAAGACCGATTGCCGCATTCAGTCGATTGACCAGGGGCATTCCGACTTTTGGATTTCTACTGATCAGCAACTCACGTACAGTCTCCGTATCATAGTCAAGCAGCTCGCTTCCTACAATATCATACGCATAGATCAGAAGGGGCGTAGCGAACGCCCCTTTATTGTGCAAAATAGAATCAGACGGCATTTGCGAATCTTTCGATGAATTCACATTTCAACGGTTCCGGCATACTGCCGATCACAGATGCCGCCTCTTCTACGGTAGCATATTCTTTTAGTACGACACCGCAGGAACTTGCCCATTTGGAGATCTGTTCCATCAGGTTGGAGTTCATAAACACTCCTGACTTTACAGAGCGCTTGGAATCCAGCGCAACCGGCGTGTTTGCTTTCTTCCGAAGGAACTCTTCGTTGGACAGAAACACGGCCTCTTCCGCCGGAAGCATGCCCTCATATGCCAGCTTGTGAATTAGACCGCAACCCTGATCAAAGGTATCGATCGCATCCACCATCGCGTCCGCAAACAACGTACCCTGATCTGTAAGGTCTTCACACATGTTGGACAGTTTATGCAGTGCATCCACTTCCTTGTCCATGTGGCGAATCGCCGCATACTGAATCCGCTTACGAATCTCGGACCGGCACCGATCGCTGTCCGGATGCGCCATTCCAGCCATCTTCTCCAGCCGATTCTCTTTCCCATCTGCCGTATATCCGTATTGATCCGCGATTCGAACCAGCTCTCGTGCGCATTCACGGCAGAATTCAGCCGGATAAGAAGCGCGCTTCTGCATCAGCGTATTGACTGCGTCTTGAAATGACGGCTCGTCATAAATAACAAACTCCGCGCTGCAACCTGCCTTTTTCACAAGGCAATGTTCAGCGGCTACGTCTTTCAGTTGAAAATCCTGATTTGTGATTCCGAACAACTTACAGGCTTCCTGCACTTTGTCGTATGCGGTTTTCGAGATCGCCCGTCCTTCGATCGACGCTTTCTTCATCAGAGCTGCGGACACCCAGGCTGCAGCTTGGTTATCGATCCGATAACCAGAAACAGTCAATGCGTCCGCACCCTGTGGATTCAGCGAGTCCGCACTTGCGTGCTGTACATACGGGGGTACATTAAAGATTACATCGAGTTCCATTCGCTGAGCTACCTATCGTTCCTGTTCACAATTCCTACGAATTTTCCCCTTCCATCGAGACTCTGCCGAGCCTCATCAGAAGCTCGTCCCTGCAGCGCAGGTGTAAATTCTGAGGCCCGCTTGTATATTGTAAAAATAATGCAATTCACCGAAAGTGTCAAATAATAGGAGAAAAATGTATATGAATAAACCAATTCAGCGTATCGAAGGCGCCAATATTCGCAAAAAATTACGAGATTCAGGGAAACCTGGTGGTGAAGAACGTTTATGCTGCGGAGGGAGGAGACAGTTCAACAGAAACTACGAAGCACAACTGAAACTACTCGGAATGCACGGCAGCTTCATTGTACAGGAACGCGGTATTATCGTCGCAAAGGTTCATATCCCATAAAAATAAAGAGGCGGGAACATCCCGCCTCTTTATTCTACTTCTGTTGACCCAGAATATTTTTCAAATTACTTTGCTGCTCCCGTGTCAGATTCTTTTCCCAGCCGAATCCCAGCACACGTTCGAATTGTTTCGGATCGTCCAGTATAAATTCCGGACCGTCGATCACAGACAACGCTCCTTCCGGGAGTTCATCACCGTGCTTTTTCAGATAAGCCTCCGCTTCCAATACCGCAGCACGAGCTTCTTTGTATACATCCCGTAAAACGCTTCCGCCACGTCCGTCGCCAAAATATTGTGGATATTTGGCGGCAGCTTCCATAATCGTCAGAAAATTGATTCGAAACCGGGATACAGACATCAATGTCGTATGCACCCAATGATCGGATACAACTTTGCTGAATGCTTCTGGATCCGTCATTTCAACTTCAATACCGACCAGTTGCCTGGCATACTCAACCGCAGCATCGTAGGCTTTTTTCTCATCTGCAATCAGCAAAATCATTCCATTCACTGCTTTAATCGCTTGCAGCGACGGAAAGTGCTGCTGCATTTTCGAATCCAGATACTCGACCTTCCGATTCGCCAGATACTGCATCTGATCCAATGGCGTCATACCTGCGAGCTTCTCCCGCTCTTCAATCTCTTTCAGCGTTTTTGCGTTGGCAGCGGTATCGCTCATACGCAGCAGATCTTTCACTGCCTGCGTCTTTTTCCTCCGCTCCTCCAATTCTGCCGCTTTTTTCTGCTCTACATCTGTCATGCGTAATCCCTTTCTTATTCTCCTGTCAACAGGTTGTATTCCACACTGTCCATATCATATTTGCTGGTATCGATCGCAAACACCGGATACTGATTTGCAACGTCGCACATTGCGACAAACCCGATGTTCACAGCATGTGCTCCGTCATCCGGAAAGCTCGGAGACTTCGCCAATAAATATACATCACTTCCCTTCGCCAATTCCTGTTTTTGTTCCACAATTGCGAGAAAATCTCGCTGAGGTGCTGACTTATCCAGCGCATCGAACATTGGAAGCGTGATTTTCCGATACTGTATCGCCATCATTGTCATCAGAAGCGATTTCGTTTTATCGACACTGTACGACCTGCGAATTCCGGTATCGACATAAGTCACCATATTCGCAGTCGGTTTGTACGAATAACTAATCGGATAGACCCGTGTCGCCCACTCCGAATGGCTGCCGATCAGCAGCGCTTCCCGCATCCAGCCGGCCCCGGTAAAGTCATGCGCAATCAAGTCTGCGCGCACCTGTTGAGCGACCTGTACAACAGTGTCAGACTCAATTTTCGGATGTGTTCCCTGCGGAAGCCGCTTCATATATAACACATCAGTCTGTCCAGAATAAAATCGACGTCCCAGCACAGAGATCACTGTCGTACTGGTACCGTTCCCACCACCGGTCCAGTCTACACCAACGACGATCATATCATAATTTTCCCGCTCCTGTATAGCGGTCTCCAGTGTATTCGGCAATTGATTCCGCGCATCCAACAGATCTTTCAATGTCAGAATACGAGTCGCGGTATCATCCGGAACACCGAGCACTTCGTTCAGGAACACGGTTTTATTCAATTCCCGGCGCTTTCGCATCACGTCCCGCCATTTGTCTTCCCTCTCGCAGTGAAACGGGAAGACAATCTGCGGGATATGATATCCTACATGTTCCTCGATTCGGGAAGGATACGCATGGACAAAAAAACCAGTGCGCGTCGCCAGCGTTCCGGAACAGTACGCGCAGCTGAGTCCGGTAGACCGCATCATCTTAAACAGCTCCATCTGCGGAGCTGCGATGTTGTATTTTCCGCAGTGATGGCAGCGAATACACCAGTGACCCTGAGAGCTCCGTTCAAAACTGGCCGCCAGCGTACCATCCAGTGTTTTCGCGGTACCCAGGTACGTCATAATACCGTAATCAGACGCAGAACAACACTCTTCGAGCACTGGAATAAAATCGTTGTTAATATCCTGACAGTTATAGCTGCAAAGACCGTTCGCCAGGATAAAATTATGAGTTCCGACAACCTCGATGTCGTATACCGGTCGTTCTCCGACGTACTCGATCGAAACAATCGGATCGTATTGGTATGTCGCAGGAACAGCGGTCAACAGCTCTTCATTGCCCGAAGTCTCGCATGTAGCATAGGATCTGCCTTGATCGCTTTCATCCGTTTCCGATACTGCTCTCTCTTGGCGGCAGCATCCCTGTCCTTTTTCGCAGCGAGCTCTTCCGGTGTCAGTTTCGTTCCCTCTGGATTCGTGTATATCATTGCACACAACAAGTGATACGTTCTTTTTGCTGTCAGGTGCAGCACGGACCAGTAATCTTTGAATCCTGTATTCACTTTCTTCTACGATTCGCAGCGTGCGTGCTCTTGTAACAACTTGTACTTGTGAAAAACGTACTCGTGCTGTTTTCGTCTGTGATTCCACTGCAGCATGTTGATGTTCTCCTGTTCCACAACTCTGTACAGTTCGATTTTTTCGCAGTCCTGCTTCATCAGTTCCATACATATACTCCACGATTTCGGAAAGACGCATCTTTCCGTTGTTTGTTGGCAACAGGTGCCCTTCTGTACAGGAGGTAGATCGACCTGATGCTGTTGTAACTTGGTAGCAAGATCTCACACCCTTGTATGACGCATCTCTTGCTGCAATGGAGTATAATACAGCACCATCTTTGAACGATATAAGCACGTCTCCGCGCTTTACGTCACAAATTTTTTTAGTAAGCTCACCGTCAGTATTAATCACATTAATTAAAGTATTTGCTTCATAACATTCATCTAACAGAAGTGAGGATACCCCACTCGCACCACGGACAGAATCGGGGCTAGTGTAGCTGTTCACTAGCATTAAAAAGTTTCCATTGCGAAACGTCTTCATATCCATGGAATCGTTTCCGCGCCGATCAATCAGCTCGTCTCGAATGATACAGCCCTTTAGCAGTGGATTGAGAATCTGAGCATGGAATCGTTTTTTCTGTTCAAAGCGCGGCTCTACGATGAGTGTGTTCATTCCGGCCATCATACCGGTCATCAGAATACTGCGTTGCGCAACAGACCATGACTTTGCGACCTGCCGTCCGCACATGATTGTCGTTTGTTTCGGAGTACGAAGTTTAAAAAATGGTGATAACTGTATACGCTCATCCAGCGTCAGGTGTTTTCCTGCCATTTTAAACAGCGCGATCAGCGGAGAGAAATTATCGATCTTTCCGCTCCTGATATCTGCGATAATCATATCCGCATACGCTTTTCCGTCCATATCAACTCCATTTCGTTCTGTTGTCCGCCCATTATAAAATAACATGGGTTCAGGGCGCTGCAATCAGCTTTTTACGCGAAAAACCACTTAAAAACGCCTGTTTTTGCGGCATAATACATAGAGGTATGTGTACCTCTGAAAAATTTAAACAAAAGGAAGCATATCATGGAAAAGACAGATGAACAGCTGGTGACTGCGCTTGAAACCACTTGCGCAATGCTTACGCAAAAGATACAGAGGATAAAGGAGCTCGAATCCGAGCTCGTGCAACGCGGAAAGGAGTTGGAGCTTTATGTTCCAAAGTTACCCGGACTTCCGATCGTGGATTCACTGATCGTGAATTATATGACGTTGAGACTGAGGACAGCGCTCAACGATTCATATATCGAAACCACGGAGGGGATGAAAACCGCCATTCATGTAATTTCGCATATGCGGAATCTGGCAGATGTGCGATATCCGTTGAATACGGACACAGTGACGTCCGTTGCAGTTGTGAATTGGATCGATCGAAACATGGAGATTCGATCCGCGTTTGATCTGCAAAAACAGGAATATCCGTTCATGTTGCTTCCACTGAATGTGGAAAAACATGGATTCCGCTATATCGGAGTTCCGATTCCTTATCATCCTGCAATTACGCAGGAACACATAAAAAAATTGGATCAATATTTCGATCCGTATTATAAACTGGGAACGAAGATAACGGACTTGAAAGCAGAATCCACAATGGATGCTGTGTTCTGCCACCTCTTAAAAGAGGATTTAGTGTTCGAAGATTAAAGGGCTCTACCATAGAGCCTGTTACAAGTGAAAGGAAAGTATTATGAGCATATTGAAAACCTTGCTGTACAAAGCATACTTTTACGCTCTGCCTCCCGCAGAGCAGGTAGAAGAATGTAAATTGAAGCGGTCCTGGATTCAGGACAATTTGAGACAAGCGAATACAGCGGTTGCAGCCGCTGCAACCGCTCAAACACCCGCTGCAGCGAATCCCGCGCCGAATCCAGTTCCTGCTCCGGTCCCCTCCTCCCAATCTGTACAGGAATCCTGTACAGAGTCCGTACAAAAGCCTGCTATTGACATCACTGCTGTGAAAAAAGCGATCGTCAACAGTATTACGGCGCAGCACAGCCTCGTTGCGCACTGGCTGGAAGCGTATATGATGAACGCGCCCTGGATGGAGGACGCGTTTCTGTATCTCGTACGGCAGATGCAAACCCGTTGTTTGCCGTACGCAACGCTCCAGCGTCTTCCGCCGAACATGGTGAAGACGCTGGAAGAGTATTTGAACAAGATCGATCCGGCTGAGTGGGAAGCCACTGCAGGTGCGGATCAAACTTCGATTACTTTGTACCTGGCAGACGCCAGATATAAGGAAATCGAGTGATTCATGCCGCAAAAACAGGTCAAAATGAGCGAAAAACTGCTTAAAAACGCCTATTTTTGCGGCATAATACATAGAGGTATGTGTACCTCTGAAAAGTTTAAACAAAAGGAGTTTCTCATGGAAAAAGTTATCGAGTTTTATACGGATTCTAATTGCTTTGATCCGAATCATATTATTCCGGTTTACGGATCGTTTTACTACGGGATGAACAATGCGGGTCTCCGCATCTACCCGGATAAGGACGCTGTTTTTATCGTCCCGAACAACAGAACCGTGTACACGGCACCCGATGTGAAAGAAGTTCCCCGTGGTGTCTATAAGATGACCAGCACCGGTCGTAATGACTGGTGTCCGTCATTTCGCCAACTGACGGCGAAAGAAAAACAAGAAAGCTACAGCATTATTCTGCATGCAATCGGCATACAGGATATACTGGGTGATGATGCGAAATAAAACCCTTTAATAGTCAATCAATCAATCAATCAAAAAGGAAGCATATCATGGAAAAAGAAAGAACTGCGAATGAAGTCTTGAAAGATGTATACAAAGGTTTAGACCGACTGGATGAAATATCGAGGAAATTAAACTTAATTTCCCAGCAGATCAAAAAATAATAGTAGCGACGGGCACAGCATAAAGTAACAACAGGAAGGTTTAGAGTTGCCACTGTGCCCGTCGCTTTTTTCATTGAATTAAGTTCCCGCAATCTGTACAGGATTCGCGGGATTTTTTATATCATAACATAGGAAAGTATGAATATGATTACCTTCATCGCATTCAACGTGTTTTTAATCCCGGTGATGTGTGTCCTGTTTGGAATATCGCTCGGCGTATACTGGTGTACGTCGACGCCGGAAAAGCAGGAGAATCATCAAAACAAAAAATCCGTTAACCTGCCACCGTTCAAAAGATAATGGCAACAGTAGCGGATTTGGCCGAACGGGCGGTAAGCCGGTTCGGTCATCATCGATATGACGTATGCTGCATGCAACGTGCGCTGCGTCTGATCAAGCTCCTCGATCTGACCGACATCGATCGGTCAGATTTTGAAGAAATCCTGGTACAGCTGATGAATGCCCGTGCGACATCGAGACGGCGGGAAATTTCAGGCATACAGGATGGCCTAGACTATCGCCAACGTCGTATGGCGGTGGATGCAATGATCTGCTGCGTGAGAGTCTTGCTCGGAGAAAGCACCAAAGCAGAAGCCGAACAGATTCTGGATCGGCTGGAAGAAGAACTCTTCCGGAAACACGCAAAAGAAGCGCTGCGATAGCGCTGTCGGTGTGATCTACATATCGTCGAACTGAGAGCAATTTTATTCGTCCCGAACTATTAACAACAAGGAGTGTAAAATGTTCGACGATATTGCAAAGATCACAGTAAACGGGCATGAATTCTATGAAGAAGACCTTCGTAAAAGCTGTTACATCATTGCGCAACAGCTGTTTCATGCCAACGAGAAACCGCTAACTGCAAAGCTGAGAGGAGTTCAATTCCTTGAAGCTGTGCATGAAATAAGACCTGATCTGGTCCCGAATATTAAGGTTGTTCGGAGGCTAGTCGGTCTGGAACAGGAATAACTATGTGGGAGAAATACCCGCTCATCGGATTGCTGCTGGTTGTGGTGATCCTGATGAGATCATGTTCTTGAACTTCATGCGCAGGTTGACGGAAGGTCAGCTTGCTTCTGTAGAGTGACTGCAAGGTGAGATCACAGTCGGCTCAACAACTCGAACAGATAAAATGCACAGAGACTTATCCATGAGAACGATTGGAACGAACGTATTTGCAGACGATCGTTTCTGTGCAGCTTATAATCTGATTGTCTGCAGGCAGAACCGCTGGTGCCGACTGGTGGATTATTCGTTCTATCGGTGGGAGGCTTGTTTATCAGGCCTCTCTTTTTTTACATATCAAAAAAATAAAGGAGTGTATTATGCACGAAGATAATGCATATGATGACGAAGATCTGTACACTGAGGATGGCGATTTTAAACCAGACTTCTGGCCGGACGACGAAGATCTGGAGGATTATGACCATGATTGGGCGTTCGATGACGAAGAACTCAACTATACGGATGAAGAAGACTTGGACGACGATCAGGAATCCCCGGAGTCGTTGGCCTACTTTGATATGGTGCAGGATGACGAAGGAAACTGGGTATATCCTGAAGATCTAGAAGAGCAACGCAGAGAACTTAGAGAACTTCAATGGTGAACAAGGAAAAAACTCAAGATGGAATCAAACAAGAGTATAATTGGATATCAGTTGTTGGAGAACGTAGAGATCGCGCAGAAACAGAAAGCGAATCTGTTTGTTTACAAAAATCCGATGGACGTATTGCAAAATTATCCTCCTGCATGCGCTGCGAAATCGCAGGCATTGTATGCGGTTCTATATATAGACCGCGAACATATCTTGGAGTATACCGCCGATTCATGGATCGTAAACTATTTCAAAATAATAAATGTGCACGGACCGCTGCAATGGATTCAGTATTGTGCCAGTGAAGCTCTGCGTTCCAATGCGAAAGTTTTAACACAGCACGCAGACAGACGGGTCGCTGTTACTCCAGGTTCCAAGTCTATCGCAACAAGCACCAAGACTGCCGGCATTTCAAAGTCTCTTGGCATTGATTCAATATCAAGCTGTGTTGGAGATAGAAGTGTTGCGATTTCTATGAATTCCAGGTCGATTGCAGCGTGCATCGGACCGAAGAGTTTCGCATATCAGGAAGGAAGAGGAGGGCTCGCCGTTAGCACCGGATATCGCAGTGAATCACGCGCGGACTGCAATGGGATCGCATTTGCGATGGGCAGACACGGCGTAGTAAGCGGTACTTATGGTTGTTGGATCGGCTGCGCAGAATATGGGGACGACGGTGTAACGATTGTAAACATCAAGTTCGCGTTTGTGGATAACGTTAAAATCAAAGAATATACTCGCTATAAACTGAGAGACGGCGAATTTGTGCCTGTAGATGAACAATAAATACTGATAAAGGAAACACATATGCGTATTGGCAAAGAAACCGGACTGAACCCGACGATTCCACTCTGTCCGTATTGCGGAGAAGGTAAAAATCAGATCATTCTTACCGGATACGAGGGTGAAGAATGGGCCAGGAAGAATGGTCATCCTGATGGACAAATGCCGATGTATATTCGACTGGAAGGCGATATCGAACCCTGCGACGAATGTAAGAAAAAGGGAATCGCGCTCGTCGAAGTCAACCCGGAAACAAAAGAACCATCCGGCACACTCTATCTGGCAAAAGAGGAGTTCATTAAACGCCTTTTATCACACGATTCAAAGCTGTTGAATCGCGTATTGAAGCAGCGGATCCTGATGATCCCGGAAGGATCGCTGAAACTGGAAAACTGAATCGACGACCAAGAAGGGAGGATTTTTATGGCATAGCAAGATAGAACCGTCGAAATGTATCCGAATGTAAGAATAATTATTGAGAATCAGGCTTAAAGATGGAAAAGAACTTTTTTAAAAGACACGTCAGCGTTGTAACAGAAGAATTGATCGGAACAAATCCGGCATTGGCACTTGCCTTGCGTCGAATGGATCGAGATACGTTCATCCGACTGGCAACGGCTTCTTACGACGCGGCACTTGGAACGATGATGGCGCAAGCCGGCGATTCCAGCATTTGGGTGCTGTACGATCAGATGCGGAATGGGCTCTCTCAATTTCTGGGAGATCTGATCGTATCGAGGAATCAGCCGCTGGAACAGCTGATTCCCGGACTTGATAGGACAGATCCGGAGCTGCAGACTGTTTCCAACGCACGCAAGGTGCTGGTTGGAGCATATCAGCTTCGGCTGCAGCAGAGTCCATTGAAAGCCTGATGTGACGAAACAACGTGGGTGCTTTTACGGCATCCACGAGTCTCCGGAACTGCGGATTCTGAAGAACACCGCAGTTCCTTTTTAGCTCATCTTTTGTAACATGGATGCCACGCTTGCACAATGCAGCCGACAAAGCGGACGCCTGGTCGTCTTTTCTGATACGAGATCGCGCTCGCAGTACAAGACGAAGAGTTGCCTTGTCGATTCCGGTTTCCTCGGCTAATTTATGTATCAGTGTTCTGGTGTCGATGTTCATATCGGGTAGTTTAGCACATAATGTAGGAGAAAACAAACATGCAAAACACCCTGTCTAACCAAGAAAGGACCCATGTCCAGTAATTTCAGGAGTTCGTTATGCAACGCGAAACCGAACAATTACTGGCGTGGGCACCCGCAATCCTAGGAGGGATGGGCTTATGGATCGGACTGTCGTATTTGCCTGTGATGGGCGGCTTCATCCATATCATACTCATCTCAATCGCATTTCTCATTTCAAAATCAGTAGGAGGTGCAGTTTTACTTATTTACATCTGTTCTCACATTGACACATTATCACGTCTCATACCAGTCATAGCAATACTCGGCATTGTCGCTTTGATTCGTGATATATGGCTGTTTATAGACAACAAAAAACATGAAAAAGATAACCTTAATCTATGAAAATTGATATCATACCCGCGTCTGCTGTGCAGAGCAGCTGGATGGACGCGGTCATCTCTCACTGCTGGGGTGTTCGTCGAAAAGCGTCGATGGACCGCTATTATCAGTCAAACGACTCCGTCACACTGCTTCTGCAATATCTGGCGCTCTGCCGCGCACCGCGATCAGTCGCGCTGCAGATCCGAACGCATGAGAAAAAAGACGGATGCTATGTGTGGCTGGAATCAGGTCGCCCTGATTATCTGGAACGACAGCACGTAGAACCGAAACCGTACAGCAGAGAAGAGGAAATCAATTTCGCGATTTTGTTCAATCCCCGTTGTCTGAGGAACATCAGCCATCAGCGATTCTGTACGAAAGCGGAACTGCCGACACGGAACTTCATGGAACTTTGGAAACAGGAACTGGAAAAAATCGACCCGGATCTCGCCGCAATCATGGAACCGCTCTGCGCTTACAGAAACGGAAAATGTACGGAGATTCGCGGCTGTGATCGTTGGAAACAGTATTCGGAAGCGTCTCAATAAGTAATCGGGCTTGTCAGAACAGTTGAATCGCAAGAGTACGGAGTGTATTCCGTACTCTTTTTATGTATAACTAAAAACAGAACAGGTATTTGAATCATGCAAGACCACGACGACTATATCAAACGGAAAAAAGAAGCGCGAAAAGCGGCAAAAGAACTACAAAAAGCAGAAAAAGGGCTGCGAAAATGGAGCGCACACAGAGCACGCATGGAACGCAGAACCATGTGTGTAGCGTATACAGGCGGAGACTATTACATCTGGACGCGCAGATCCCACCTGGATAACGGCTGCCGATCCTGTATATGTGGGACTTTAGACGGAGGATGCCGGTATCGAAACAGACCCGAAGATCGCTGCATCTGCGCATTGAACGGCAACTCAAAATGGCTGATCAAACGCATCCATCGACGGGAGATTCTGTGGTCGTGGCACGGTCGAAGATTTACGATTATCATATCCAAATTTCGAAATCCGTTCAAAATCTGGTTTCTGAGAAACAGCAGCGATCATGATACAGACGCAGATGTCTACTAAAACGTTTTAGAACGCACGTAGAATTTAGCTGTGAAAAGAGACGAGTGTTGATATATAATTTCAACACTCGCAATCAGAACGCATTCTATTCATCATTCACAGGAGTACGATATGATCAGTTATGGTCTTTATCGATTGTTGCCGTTTCTGTACGAGGAGGAACTGATACAACGACATGCCGATGTGTTTGTAGTGGGTTCAATCCTTGAATTCGGATTGATCGGTCTGTTTGTACTGTATCTGATTCTGCGGGTATTGGTCGGTATAATCGATCCAGGCGAATAAAGTATCTGTCCGGTGCGGCAATAAATGCCGACTAAACCGTTTTAGAACGCACCAGAATCAACGAAACTTGTAAATACGATAAATGAGTCGACTTTTGCATCAACGACGATCAGAAGCCTGTCTCTCGCAATCCCTCATGGGATGGATGAGTGAAGTGTCTTTAAAGCAACGCCAATATCGCGTTCAGACCGGCAACAGTCGGTAGAATCAACGGCATTGTTATTTATGATATCTCCTTCCTGCACATAGAGTTACAATAAAAAGAAAATCAGTTTTATGGAAACTATAATACTATTTATCCGTAATGCGTTTCACAATGTGAGACAAAATGGTACCCCTCCCCTCTCCCTTTGTAAATCAGATTAACAAAGGTCGCGCGTATCTTATTTTCGCGTGTTACACATGCGCGCCCGTGCGCGCGTATATACGTGTGCAGGCGCACACGCGATTAAGGTACTTTAATATTAAATATAAATATATAAATATATAAATATTAAAATTAGAAGTCTTAAAGTATCAAACTTTACATGAGGTGAAGAGTAAATCTGTGAACGTATGTGAACAGATTTACGACAAGTAGTAATTACCTGAACGAATGTGAAGGTAATTACGTACGACTGAACGGATGTAAAGTTTGACAACAGTACGAGCGCGTGCGAGAATAGGATGCGTGTGCGCGTTCAATAGGAACGCGTGCGTCAAAGAGGATGCGTGCGTACACGTATGTACGTGCCAGAGTGCGCACAAGCGCGCTAAGGAGCTTGATAGTCAACAAGTTAAGCACACACTGATTCCTGTTTTTGACGTATCTTGCACCTCGTCCTCCGCACTCGCTTCGCTCCTTGCTCGGTACTCGGAGCGCTTCCTTCGTCAGAATAAGACGCGTCATTCTTCCGCGCTTATTCTGACGAAATGCGTTCCTACTCGCAGCGAGTATTGTGTCTTCGACACACGAACTCGAATGCAAAAAAGTCATCCGTTCGCATCTCGACTTGCTCTGGCTATTCGCCAGATCAACTCTCCATGCTCATCTCATGACTTTTTTGGGCCTGGGAGACTTTTTTTCTTTTTCTGAAGAAGAATCGGTCAAAATTCATGATACATTACCAATCCAGCCAACATACAACGACACAGACGAAAGGAGCATTATGCTGACGATCGGAATTTTCTCTGATCTGCATCCAATGGATCATATCACAACAGGAGGAGTCAGACTGGAAGGAGACTGTCTCTATGCAATTCAGCAGATCGAAGAATATCTGAACACCATACGACTGGATGCGGCATTTTTTCCGGGAGATCTTCTGGACGCGGTCCGAGCGGACGGGAGCGAACTCAAACTGTTGAAAAAGCTGTTTGACGTCATCGACAAACATCAGATAATCCCGAAGTTCATGATTCAGGGGAATCACGACAAAGGACTGGTCGCAATTCCTGAAGTTTGTTTTCAGGCCATCAATCTGGATGGGCTGACTGTACAACTGCCGGGAACAACGACAACGATAGCCGGAATCAAATATCAACCGGATCAAGCCGTCTTTCGGGAAAAATTGAAGAATACGGCTGCCGACATTTTGATCTGCCATGTCAGTATGCAGCCGTTTGCGAACTTTGAATCGGAACATCCGATCACACCGGATGATTTCCCGGACAATGTACTGGCGTTTGTCGGAGATACGCATCTGACGCAGGTCTATGAGAATCCAGCGCGAGGACAGACAATCGTATCTCCGGGTTTTCTGTATCCGACAGACAAAACAGAATTCCTGCACGGACAACCGGGATTCACGGTACTGGTACTGGCTACGACACAGGAAGATCAGCAGACGATCGGAGGTAGATTTCAACTGTTTCCGTTCAAGCTGAATAAACGCGCAGCGTTGAATCTGGTGCAAAAAGAGGGAGACGCCCCCGCCGCCCGCGACAGCGTCGCGGTCTGGGCGGACAGTCTGGATGCTGACATACGATCGGCGTTGAAACCCGTCGTATACGTCAGAAAAGACCGGCTGGATGACTATGACTGGCCGGAGGACGTAATCCAGATCCCTGTGAATACCGCGAATATCGTCGTCGACACAGATACCGATTACGAGGCCGCAGAGGCATCGTCAATCGTCGAAAGGATCCGACAGGTAGTTGGAGTACTGTTGAGTGACGATCGCGATCAGGAGGCCGTTACAGCGCTTTGTATCGAATTGATGGGATCCGACAAACCGGCATCGGTTCTGTCGGACTACGTGGAAAGGATGTTGAATGTTCAAACTGAATCTTGTTAATGTCGGAGCGCTCGGCTCGATGGAAATCGAGCTGGAGTCCGGTTTGACAGCGGTTCTCGGACCGAATGGAGTGGGGAAATCTACGCTGGTCAACGCGTTTTTCTTTGCGCTGACCGGTGAGACGCTTGATGGAGCGTCGCTGGAAGACATGATTACGTGGGGTCATCCCCATATGATCGTGACATTGACCGGAGACTGTTTTCAGGTACAGCGTACCGTTCGACGAGAAGGGACGACGAAGCAGGTGCTGACTGCGGATGGGGTAGATCTCCACAAAAAGACCGAGATCAACGACTGGATCTTGGCACATTACGGGCTCTCGGACAGCTCTGTGTTCCGGTCTGTGTATTTCGCCGAGCAGTTCAAGGCGATCAGCATTATCGAAGCGACGAACAGCCAACGGCTGGAGATGCTGTCGAATGTGTTCGGATTGAACAAGTTCGAGAAGTGCCGCGCGGTTCTTCAGCAGACGATCAGCAGTCTGAATGTCGCTTCGATCAGCGATGACATGATGCGGCAGCTTCAGGCCAATGTCGAATCGTCTGATACAGCGTTGCTGGAGAGTCAGGCGAATCTCGACTTTTGTCGGCAGGACATTTTGTCCGAGGAAGAACAGCAGCGACTGACGCAGGTGACGCAATCGATTACGATCGAACGGTTGGAGCAGGTACAGCAGGAACTGGCAACCACAGAGCAGTCGTTGCAGTCTCTGGAATCGCAGTTGCAGTCTCTGCCGCAGGATGTTGAGCGCCCTGATTACGACGGTTATCAGCAGAAATTGCGATATGATGCGCTGCTTCCGGAGTACGTGCGGGCAAAAGCTGCTTACGATACGCTGCAGAGCAATCGGGAAACGTCTGTCGCAAACGTGGAAAAGCTGATCAACGAGATGCAGCAGAAACTTGGTGCGCTGCAGAGCAAACGCGCTGAGATTGAAGGACGCAGATCCAAATTGGAAAACGGAAAGTGTCCGATCACCGGAGGGCAGCCCTGTCCGGATCTGCTGAGCATGACAAACGTGGCGACCATTCAGCAGGAGCTGTTTGATGTCGATGTGAAAATCAAGGCGCTGGAAACGAATCTTGAGCAGGCGCAGCAGATGAAACAACGATCGCTTGTTTATGAACGAGAGTTGCTGACGGCGACGACCGAGCTTCAGCAGATTACCGGACAGCTGGCGGCGGTAAAACCGTATGCGGATTTCGACATCGTACTGTTTCAGCAGCAGGATCAGCGATTTCAGCAACATCAGCAAATCGCAAAACAGCGAGAAGCGCTGATTCAGCAGAAACTGCCGTTGATGGCTCAGAAACAAACGCTGAGCGCGATTGTTGAAAACGCTAGTAAGAACCCGGCTGTGCCATTGATCGAGCAGGAAGAGGCCTCTGCAACGTTGCAGAAACACTCTGTAGCCGTTCACAATCTTCCTGTGTACCAAAACGCGGTGACAACAGCGATTCAGACGAAGAAAGCGGCGGTGGATGCGTTGGAGGCAGCGTCACGCCAGAACGAGGAAGCATTCCGCGTTCAACGCTGTAAAGATCTGTTGACGAAAACAAGGCATGTAATGCACCGGGACAATGCGCCCAGATTGCTGCTGGATACGGTGCGCAAGGAACTCAATCAGCGCACAGCGCAGTATGTTGAAGCATTCGAATTTCCGTACACACCGGTCTGGTATCCGGATGGCAGTTTTGTTTATAACGCAACTCTGCAGGAAGGAATTAACGTAAAACGGTTGTCAGGAGGGCAGAAATACGTTCTGACTATCATCTCAAGGTGTGTATTCGCCGATATTTTACGTTCAACATTTCCGATTTTGGCACTGGATGAACCGACGACAGGACTTGATAAACCAAACAGGGAAATCTTGTCCGGCATGCTTCAAAATATCTCTGATATTCTTGGAAAAAAAGGCATGACGCTCTTGATTCCATCGCACGATGATGTTATCGTAAGCGCCGCAACGCGGCTTATAGAACTTTAGAAAGGGTCGATGATGATCAAAAAAGAGAGTTTGCAGTTTGCAGCCGATTTGTTGATTACAGCACTGCAGGACGCAAAAGATCCGACGAAACAGGAGTTCACGCAGGTTTCTTATCGTGATGACGACACCGCGTATCTGCTTATGAACTCCGGTTCTGTTTCCATCCGAATCGCGCATCGGGGAAAAGATGTGGCGAAGATTCCGGAGTCCGGAGCCGTGCAGCGGCTTCCGTTTTTGGACTTTTTTGCTGATCCGGACAATCACAAAAAGTTGGAGAGGCAGGACAACGGCTGTTATGTCGTGAAGAATCCAGATGAACATTCATACGCGCCCTGTAAGAACAAAGATCTGTCTCCTGGTGCGTTTGATCTCGATGATTACATGAAGAACATCCGTGGCTTGTATGTTACACAAACCACAAAACTTCCGGCGTTTGATTTGGAGGGCATGACTCGGATTGTGCTGGACGGGAAGGCGTTGTATTTGATTCGCGATGACCAGACAGCTGTCTGGAAACGGATTTCCATCGACTGCGGTCAGCGGTTTCACGGACTGATGCCCGGTATGTTGGCGGTTGCAAAAAAGGATGAGGAGGGTTGCTTTTTTGGTATTTCGTCCTTTAAAGGTCTTCCGATTCTTCAGTTGTGCTGGCCGAATCGAAACATCGATGCGGCAGTTGCATTGGGTTATCCGCGAAGTTTGTCGGAATTTACGTTCTATACGGATACGCACACTTATGTTCTGAGCGGGATCCAGAACTGTGTTTACAAAACAATCAATCAAATGGAGCGAAAGGAACAAAATATGGCGAAAAGTGAAATGGATGCGTCTCTTCAGGCTCTTCAGAATCTCCAGTCTCTTCAGAGTTTGCAGTGTGCGAAACAGCAGGTCAAGCAGAGTTCAGCAGAAAAACAGGAATCTGCGCAGCAGCAGCGGCAGACGTTTGTGTCGCAGAATCTCGCGCAGCAGGTCGCTTCCCAGGTGTTGCCGAAACAGAATATCGGAAATGTACCGCTTCAACAGCAACCGCTCACGCAGGTGCAGATAGAGCAGCCCGCCGCACCGGTCGTGCAGTCCGCTGCACCTGAACCAGTGTCGGCTGCCAGCAGTGAAACAACATCGCAGCCATCCTCTGCTTTTGTTGCTACCGTGAAAGAGTCTATTGCACATATGGCGTCTCGTGAAGGATTTTCAGATGCCGTAGCTGTACCGGTGGAAGACAGCAAAGAAGAGAAGCGAATTATGGGAGAGATGTCGGATCTGAAAATATCCGCGACCGCAGTCCATGCGCCTGCCAACATTCGAACGAAACGGACGAAGTCCGTGGAATCTGCTGCATCTGTGATGACAGAATCCGAAGGAACGGTTTCTGTATCTGATAAAATGCAGGCGGTGTTGGACAAGAGTGATTCCGGCGAAGTTCAGTCGATTGCAGAGTTGCTTGATCTGCTGATTCAAAGCATCCAGAATCATCTGGAGATCAGCAAAACGCAACTCAAAGTGATGAAGCTGATCCAGAAGCAGTATAAGATGGAGCAAAAGAACAATCCGTCCTGGAAAGAGAAGTACGAAGAGCTGCAGGCTACGTTCAATACGTTGAAATCGCTGTTTAACGGCAGGTGATCGTATGATGACGCCGGAAATAAAACTGACAAGAGTCAACGCGTTCATTTATTCGAACGTGTTCTACTCTTGGATGCGACCGTTATTTACGGCGAAATTGATCGATAAAGGGGCAAAGAAGGAGAAAGGAAACGGTAAGAACACCGATCTTTCTGAGCCCCGTTTCGGCGTTCGGTATACAAAAGACATGTATGCGGAAGTAGATGACGGCGGATGTATTTTTCTTGCAGGATTGTATCCGGAGTTCGAGAAAGAGGCAAGAAAGCGCGGTTATTCGTTTTCATTACAGGAAGGCAGAGAGCTGTCCCCCGACTTGAACAAACCGTGTTTTGATCGGTTGGATGACGGATTACGATATCGGCAGGATGAGGTGATCCAAAAAATCACACAGAACGATAAAGGGATTATCAAATGTTCTACTGGCTTTGGTAAATCTTTTATCATTAAACAGCTGTGTAAGATTTATCCGACTTTGCGAATTGTGATCACTACATCTTCCGCCGAAGTCGTGGACGATCTGTACACGCAATTGAAATCACTACTGGGTGCGAATGAAGTTGGAAAGCTGTCATCCGGAACTCCTTCCGTGGAGGAGATGAAGCGTGTTGTCGTATCCACCGTTGCCAGTCTACGTCGTGCACCGCTGGAGATTTGCGATTTGTTCTTGTTCGATGAAGTTCATGCCGTTGGAGACAATAAGACAGCCGACGTTTTGATCAATCGAATGGGAAAAGCGCGGATGTTCGGGTTTACCGCATCGTTGAGTCGCGGTGATAATGCCGTGATTTTGATACGGGCATTGTTTGGTCAGGTGCTTGCTTCTGTTGATTATCAGGAGGCGGCGGAACATGGGCTTGTAACCAAGATCACTGCGATGATGGCAAAATGCCGAATCGATCGGAATATTCCGGTGATCAATAATTTGGCAATTGATGAAAGAAACAACTATTGGCGCAATCGTGAGCGGAATCAGTTGATCGCATCGATTGCCAGCAATATCTCGGAAGAGGAGCAGTGCCTGATTTCTGTGAAGACGTTGGAGCATGCGATTTATCTGAAATCGGTGCCAGAGTTGCGTGATTATCGAATCATGCACTATGGCAACGTTCCAAAGCCAGAAAAGAAATTGGTTCCGTTTACATTGGAAAACGCACCGAGAGGAGGCGTAACAGTCGTCAGCAAGCGAACAGGAAAATTGCATCAGTTGCAACTGGACGAGGGGGATGCTGAGCATTTTGCCGGTTATCGGGATGAGTCTGGTAAGTTCTACTCGTTTTTTGCCGCGATGCAGTCATTTCTGTTTCCGCAGAAACCGTCTGAATCGAACTTGGTTGTTCCTACGACGCAGGAAATGGAATGCGCCGCGTTTGGACAGTGGGTGTTGGAGCCGGTGTTGATCAATGGCATTGATGTTGCGCAGTTTAAGATGACCCCGAAAGAACGTAGAAACCTGCGTACGCAGTTTGAACGTGGGGAAGTCTTGAAGATGATTGCGACATACACGCTGAAAGAGGGTGTTAATATCAATGGGCTCAAATATCTGATTCGTGCAGACGGAGGTGTTTCTGATGTGATCTGCACTCAGTTTCCCGGTCGTCTGTCGCGATTGCAGGAAGGAAAAAAAGTTGCCATGTTGATTGATTTGTATGATGATTTCAACTCCTGGGTAAGACTTCGTTCGGAGCTTCGAATGAAGCACTATAGGGCGAAAGGATGGCTGCGTTGAGCCCCGTGGAACAGTTAGACAGGGCAATCGAAGTAGCGTTGTCGCACTTGCAGGTCAACTGGTCGCAGGCCGACAAGGTGAGAATTGCACAGGCGTTAGCTGGTTTGCCTCCGTTGTATCAGGGATATCCGATGCCGTTTTCTACGTATTTGTTGTTTGTGTTGGAACAAGGGCATTTGAATCGACTGTGTTATGTCAATGCGTTGATTCACGATACGATCCTACAAAAATTTTCTGACGGGTATGCGGAGATGCAGACGGATGCAAATACAACAGCAATCGTTGATCAGAAGAATTTTCAGTCAGAGGCGTGTGCGTTTCAAGATATTGCGAAAGCGATATCTTCGCCGCATCTGGCGATTTCAACACTGTATCGGTACATGGTGGCGATACAGATGTCGCTTGATTCGCTGATCACCGATGATCTGTTTACAGAGGCAAAACTGCAGTTGCGGAAGAATCCGTATTCGTACTTTGCATACGGTCCGAAGTTTGTTCCGTTTCTACCGCTGCGATGGAGGGATTTGTGATGGAATTGGATCTGAATCCGACATTGACGGCACCGGAACAATTGAAACGGGAAGCGGCTCTGGCAGGGTTGCTGTATTTCGAATCCGTTCGCAATATGTACATGGTGTTTGCCGAGACGGAACTGGCGATTACGACGCTTGTATTGGGTGAAAGCGGATCTGCGCTGGCATCCATGGAAAGCATTTTGCGACTGTATCTGAAAGCAGATATTCATGCAAGCAGCACAATGTTGCTACGGCGATTGTTGACGCATTATGACATCCTTCCTCCTGCCAACGTGACGCTGCGAAAGGAGTATCGATCCTTGTTGCTTCAACTGTCGGAGCGTTCGCAGTATACGGAGCAGGACAGCCTGACCATGATGCGATATCTGATTCGACTGGCAAGTTATAAATCGCTGACGGATCAGTTGCGGAAAATTCCATCCATCGACAAAAGCAATGAGGTATTGAATCAGTACCAGCAGCAAATGTCCAAGCTGGATGGAAATTATCGCATGCGGCTTTACAATCCGATACGGGATATTGATGAACTGATGTTGCATCAGGAACGCGTTCCCACAGGTATTGGATTCATTGATCGGTTAACCGGAGGCGGTCTGGTATTCGGACAGCATCTCGGTATTCTGGGTCCGTCCGGCGGCGGTAAAACTGTAATATCAATACAGTTGATGTGCAACCTGGCGATTCAGGGGCATAATGTGTTGTACCTGCAGTTTGAACAGCCGGTGAAAGGAGATCCGGATATCGTTTCGAGAATTTACTCGTACTTGTCTGGAGAACCGATCACGACGTTTTACGGAAAGACAACAAAAGAGTTGAATCCGGAGGTTCTGAATAAGCTGAGGAAAATGCAGCCGATTTCAGACCGTATTCGGTGCGCTTCGATGCTGGATGTAAAAGAGGAAGGTGGTCATGCCACTGGAGCTGGAAGCATTCAGGATATCATCAATGTGATAGATGAGGCGATACGAAGCGGGTTCACACCGAAGGTTGTGATCATCGACTGGCTAGGCGCTGCCGTTTCCGATTTCATGAACGCCGGTGACGGTGGAGATCAAAATTATCCAATCGTGGCGGAACACATTCAAGATGTGTTGAACGGTTACGGAAAGGATCATGGGATTTCGATTGTTTACTCACATCAGACATCGACGGAAGCGCAGGCGAGAGAATCTGCTTATAAACCGAAAAAAGGAGACGCGTATTATTTTCGGGCGTTTGCAAATAAGTTGGAAACCTGTATGCAGCTTGGTACCGCTACACTGCAACCTGATGAAACACAGGTGTGTTATCTGGTGATTGGCAAGGCGCGAGGAGCTGTTCCGAATAAGTCGATCGTTGTTCGGATCAACGGGCGGATGGCAAGAATGGAAGAAACCAAAGAAGGTGAGTATATACCTGGACATGGTGGTAAATTGCAACGATTGTCATCTTTAGTGCAAACAAACGAACCAAAAGAAACTGAATTAGGTACAGATGTAAGTAAATTTGATGAGTTTTCGGCAAATTATGGACGGTAAGTAGCGTATTCGGTAGCGTAAATCATGAGAAATCAGAAGTTATATGACGCGATGTGCGTCGTATTTAAGGAAAAACCCAAAGTCATTAACAACGGGGAGGCTGCGATTTTGTCGCTACCTCCTCCTCTTGTCTCGTTTGTGCCGTGCATTACTCCGCTTTCCACCAGCCATATCTCTGGTGGTGAGCAGTACGCGGTCAATTGCCCGTTTTGTGGGGATACGAGGCATCGTCTTTACATTTCGCACATGTGGAATCAGATCATCGAGACTTCCAATCATGTGAAGTATCATTGTTCAAAGCACCTGATTCGGTGTTTCAATGAAGACTGTCAACGAAAGGAGGAAAACTTTAATCAACTTTGTGAAAGACTGATTCATGTAATGAAAAACCCGCAAGTCATCCGGCTGGCTGACGTGCAGACGGTGGAACTCCAGACAAATCTGACAACGATCAAAAATCAGGTGCCGTATCCGGAGCAGGCGATGTCGTTACGAGATCCGCGTGTTCCGCATCACGTTCTCCAATATCTGGAGAACCGTGGCTTTGATATTGATTACGTTGCCAGCTGGGGCGTACAGGTCGCATGGATTCCTTACCCGATTCAGGGAGAGGAAATTCCGATGAAGTACCCGATTCTGATTGTGCCTGTGTATCAGTACGGACATTATTGGTTCTGGCAGGGGCGACTTGTTCCGGTCGACGGTACAGAGCATGGAGACTTGGAGAGACGCGCTACCGGAGAATTTTATTCGAAGTATTATATTCCCCGTGGAGCGAAGAAGAACTGGGCGCTTTACAATCTCGACAACGCGGAGAAATTCAGTGAAGTCGCGATCGTAGAGGGAGTGACTGATGTTTGGAGAATAGGAGACAATGCGGTCGCAACTTTTGGGAAACAGTTGTCCCCGGCACAGAAGAAGACACTCCGTGACCGGTTCCGTGGGAAACGTCTGGTATTCGTACCGGATATGAATGATCCACAGACTGTGGCGATTGCGGAAGCGCAGCGCATCGAATTGCTGTCTTCCGGCAGCTTCAGTGCAGTGGAAATTTCTTGCATCGAGTCCGGGAAAGATCCCGGTAGTTTAAGAATTCCACAGGGACAAATATGGAATTATTTGAACAAGCACATTATTTCGCAGGGGAGACTTACGGGTATTCCTTTTGGAGACCAGGCCTTCCTGTAATGGTGTGTCAAGACCAATGGTGCGGTATTGACTCTGAAACCGAGCTGATCCAGAACAGACACAGCTGGCCTGATGTCGTAGTCGCTGGGTTCTGCTCGAAGGGGCATTGCCAGCTTGTCTGGTGGACAGACCTTCCTGTTTATCTACCACAATTTCTGGCGTTAAATCCGTACACGACATTGGTGTTTTTGAACCTGGCGTTTGATTTTAACGTGATGGGTCGGTCGATTCTTCTGGAGGAACTGAAGAAAGACAATCGCGTAATTGAACTTCAGGCGAATTATCGAATGAGCCGCATGGCGGAAAAAGGATGGTTCCCTGGTAAAAATACGTTGGAATCCATCACGAGAGAAACGCTGGGCGTTAATCTCGACAAGGAAAGCGGTGTGCGAACGTCTTATACCAGAGATATGATATGGACGGAACAGCACGCCGTGTATCTGGTCGAGGACTGCGCTGCTACTTATCGCTGCGGCAAGGTATACAGTGGCATGCCGACGCAGGACATTCAGGCAAGAGCTTCGTTCGTACTCGCTGAGATCGGATTCAACGGCATGCTCGTAGATCAGGATTTTCTGCGGGAGCAGGCGCATAAGATCTCTTCCGAAATGGAAGAACTCGCTGTCACGTTGAAGGGATTCGGATATCGGACAAAGTCTGAAGTCGATGATATGACACAGCGGGAACGCCTGATCCGTATCTGTAAGATGCTGTACGTCGACGAAGCAGAACAGCTTCTGCCGGCGGCAGAGGTAAAACAGATCGGACGATCTTGGTGGATGCTGGCGGCATCCTATGTTTATCAGGCGTTGAGCGCGCCCGGTACGACACCATCTGATATTCGAGAGATGATGCTGACGCTGTTGAATGTGTTGCGTAGTAAGCCGAAGATGAATAAGGCGAACCGCAAGTTCTTCGACGATGCGGCGACATATCTGCTTCGCGTACTGGAAAAGATCGACTGTGTGGAATGCATGGAGGGTCTTGGAGAGGCAAAAGCCAGCTCTTCTTATCCGTTCATTGTGCTGTTGGAAATCATGGCGCAGGAGTTCTCGTTGGGCAATACGTTGACCAGCATGGAAACCGTACACCAGAAGTTCCAGGAAGAGCATGAAGAGAACATGGGGTGGCTTCCGACCGCCGAGAAGAAGCTGTCTCCGACAAAATTCCTGCAGCAGCATTTGATCCAGTTGATGCAGCAGACGCCAGCGTTGGTTTTGCCGTATACCGATGCCAGCGCAGAGAACATCCAGGCATTTCTGAAGGACGAGAAGAAAACTGCGAAGAAAGAGGGTGTCGGCATTCGAGTGATCAGCCATCATCCGATTTATTCGCTGCAGTATTCGACCGCAGAGGAAGGTAAGCCTGCGCGGACTGTCGACATTAGACCGTTGGAAGTGTTTCAGCTGCAGTCTTGTGACATGTGGCGACTGTCTGATGTCAATATTGTAGATCCATTCTTAGAAGCGTATGTCGCGTACAAACATCGGGAGAAGATGCTCAGTACGTACATCACGGATAAGTACATCGAAGAGGACGGTCGCGTCCATCCCCGCTTCGATTTAATGAAGAGGACAGCGAGGACCGGTTGTAGTTCACCGAATCTTCAAAATTTGCCAAAAGAAAATGGTCTTCGTGAGATGTACATTGCACCGAAAGGCAAGGTGTTGTGTAGTTGTGACTGGAAGATGCCGTGGTCACGTAAAAGAAAGTGAATTGCTGGGAGTCCTAAACGTTTGTCCAGTTACGCAAGGTAATCAGCAGCCGATCAACCGGAGAGCTAAGGGACTCGTAGAGTCCTATGCGCCGGGGAAAAGGTTCAACGACTATCCTGTCAACGGTGAAAAGTTGACTTAACAGAATATTCTGTTAACCCGCAGGAGTAGGATGCAAGCGCATTCGAAGCGCTCTTACACCGGAAACGGTGTGAATGATATAGTCTGTTCGTGTGTCGAAAGACACAGTTGCTGAATAAGCAGCGTTTGCAGTAGCGACGTAAACGGAACAGAGTTGCTTTATTAAGGTCCGTTTCATGTATGATAATCGGAGACAAGGAGGATTTTATATGTATGGTTATGTGTATTGCATTAGCCATCCAACTGGTTATTACTACATTGGACGGCATATTTCGACTGTAATCGACACTAGATACAAAGGGAGTGGTTGCGCTTTAAAAGCTGCAATGCGTCAATATCACAGATCAGAGTGGAAAATTGAAGTATTGGCAACGGCGGAAACTTTGTATGAATTGAATAGGCTGGAATCGGAATTGATTGGAGATTTATATAAAACGGATCCGTATTGTTTGAACAAACGACGGGGAGGTTTGAATGGGTCTCGGCATACGAAGGAGGCGATTCAACATATGAAGGATGCGTTTGCGCAACAGCGAAAATCTCGAAATTTTAGATTTCATCAGAATTTTTCTGAAGAAGGTATTCAGCTATTACGCGAGATGCATACAGGAGATAAGAACTCAATGTATGGAAAGCATGGAGCAGATCATCCAAGTTCTGTTCCTGTTTATTGCGTTGAACTGAGTAAGAGATTTGAGTCGATCGCAGATGCGGAATTATCGACAGGAATACCGCGTCAGAATATCTGTAAAGTATGCAAGGGATTTCGAAAGACAGCTGGCGGGTATCATTGGAGATATGTAGTAGAATAGAGTAACTCAAGACGGCCAAGAAGAACTGGTAACTCTTGGCGCAACGTTGCTTTGGATGTACGGGAAGAGCCGGTTGGCGGATGCCGTCAATAAGGGTCTTGACCTGCATTCATTCTTCTCTCTGTTTCGAGAGGGTAAGGTCAATGACCTTGATCTCGATAACTTAGACGAAGAGACGTGCCATTATCAAGGAAAGGTCCAAACCGTATAAGGAAGTCAAGGAGCTCAAGCACAGCCGAAAGCTGAGTAAAGCGTGTAATTTTGGCTTTGGTGGTGGAATGGGTGTGCCGACATTCTATCTGAACTGCCGCCGGCAGGGATTCGACGTGACGATGGAGGAATGCGAACGGCTTAGAGAAGCGTGGTTCGATTTTTATCCTGAGATGCGTCGTTACATTGAACCTTGTCAGGACGGGACAGTAGATGCTTCGGTATTCAAGAAAAACAAGAAAGCTGCGGGAGATGATGACGCAGAAGACCTCGATCTGGAGACGATGGAGGCAAACAAGACAGGAGAGTACAGCACTGATGTAACAGGAAAGAGAACAAAAGAAGAATCAAATGAAGTTCCGGTTTACCGCGCAATTGCGATGACTGGGAATGTTCGTGTAAGAACGACATACAGTTCGGCGTGTAATTTCCCCTTTCAGTGTTTGGCGAGCACCTGTTCGAAAAACGCGTTATGGAAGGTGTTTCTGGACAGTCTGATTAACGATTATAAGATTGTGAATTTTATCCATGATGAAATTATAATCGAGGTTGACGAATCCAGAAAAGATGCTATTGTAGGACGCGTCGAAAAATTAATGGTGGAAGCCGCAAATGAGATCATGCCGAATATGCTGATCAAAGCGGAACCGGCATTGATGCGACGGTGGACAAAAAATGCAGAACCGGTGTTTGACAGGGAAGGAAAGTTGATACCATGGGAAGATGCGCCGTTCGATGAGAATGGCAATGTTGTAGATTGGAGCGAGGTTCCTGCTGATTGGCAGGTAGGTCAAGTAGTGAAAAAATCGGTAGCGTAAGAAAGGTAACAGAAAAATGGCAAGACGATTTGGCGGGTATAATCCGGAGCAGAGCAATCAGTCGATCGACAATTCAGGGCGGTTGATTCTGAAACCGGATCTGCGGAAGGATTGGTGGGTTTATCGGACCAATAACCATACCGTGGTTAAACCGTACCCGGAGATTGATGAACAGGGAAACCCGTGTCCTGCAAGAAACGACAATCCGGAGAATCCGGAAAGTTGGGACGCGGTTCTTCCTCGTTCTTTCGCCGTTGCACCGCTGGTGACGTATGCGGGGCGCGGGGGAGTATTGGAGATGGTGGATATCTGTTCAGATATCGATCGGTATTCGAATGGAGAAGCTCTGCGTACTCCGTACTCACTCTTTATTTCGGCAGTTAAGAAACTGCTGCCGAATCAGAATGGTGTCATATCGGCGGGGTTTACGCCGGAATCGCTGAAACCGCTGGTCAAGAATACCTCGTATTCTGCGCCGGCGATTCTGATGCGAGGTGCTGTGCTGATGAGCGGTGGAAAGCCGTCGAACAGCAAGCATGCGGTGTCCGGTGTGTTGTTTCGGACAGTGTTTGCGATTACGCAAAAAGGAGCTCGAATGAATTTCGTATCGAAGTTCAACGAGCCGATGGATCCGACGATGCCGATCAGTAGCAGGAATTTTGCGCTGATGAATCTGTTCGCACCGACGCCGGAGGTCATCGAGTTCAAGAAAGACCGTTCTGCACCGTCCAATTCTCCTCACACGGTGATGCGGTCAGCCGCACAGAATTATATGGCTGCGGCATGTCAGTTTTTCTCGTTGCAGTCGAATGATCCACGCGAGTATTATTCGAAGTTGCGTGATCTGTATGGGATCTATCAGAACGTCGATGACTGTTTGTACGCGATGCCGGTGGAGGAGATGGTAAATGCGATGCGTGCGCATTTTCCGTCCTGTCTTGTCTGGTATGGCTTGCGGGATACGCCGTATGCCGTACTGTTTGACAACGTGGCGAGACAGTTCGCGGAAACGGAAGATCCTTCGATGGCTACGTTGTTCGGACGTCAGCCTGCGGTGAACACCCAGATCTACTCGAACGCACCGCAGTATCAACAGCAGCCGCCGCAGGCCGTTCCGCAGCAGGCACAGAATACGTATGCCGTTCCGCAGTATCAGCAGCCCGCTGCGCAGCAGGGTTGGGGCGGATCGTCGGCAGGTACTCCCGCGTATCAGCAGCAGCCGATCCAGCAGCCTGCCCAGCAAATGCCGGGAACACCGCCCCCGCAGCGGCAAGTCGCTCCTCAGCCCGTACAGCAGGTGCTGAATCAGGCGCAGACACAGTATGTTCCTCAAGGTCAGATTCCTCCGAATCATCCGGCATATCAGCAGCCCGCTGCGCAGTTTACGGCACCGGGAGAAGACCAGATCCCGATGGGAAATGCGCCGTCGCAGCCCGTACAGGCTGGAATGTCGATGCCTCCAATGGGATTTGATGAAGATCCCGATGGGTCTGAAGAAGATCCTGATATGCAGAGACTGCGCAACAAGTTCGGGATGTGAAAGGGCTAACGAATGGGAATCCCTTTCGCAGTGGTAAAGAAGACCGCCAACGATGCGAAACGACTCCAGAAGAGCGGTGCGATCTGCGTCTCTCTGAATGATGTCGATCGGTATTACGGCGGACCGGAACTCGGCTTTTTGTCGCTGGAGTATCTGCTGTGCTCCAACGTCTGGCTCCTTTCGACGATTTATCAGTTGTTTGGAAAAGAGGGTTGCGGCAAGACGACAATCGCAATTGATTTGTTGACCCGATATGCGCTGAACTTCGGTGCGAACGGGCTGTTCGTTGATACGGAGAATAAGATCAATGTTGATTTGCTCCGTCGTCAGGTATCGACCGCGATTCAGGATACGGCAAGCACCGATCAGTTCATGATTGCGCGGACAACGGATATGGAAACCGCGCAGTCTGTGATGCTGTCACACATTCGAATGTTCAATGAGCGGTTGTTCGGGAAGAAAGTGGATCGGTCCTCCGCGTATCTGTTGGGGATGGTGCTCGACTCGATTCGGGTTACATCAAAGCAGACACAGGAGACAACGATTGCGAATGGCTATGCGCAGAAAGCGTTTGCATGGGAAGCGCAGGGCTGGAGAACGTTTCTGGCAACGTTCATCAATCAGATGCAACATTCTCCGATGTTTTTGATTGCCACCAACCATGAGGTCGAAAAGACCGCTCCCGGTGGGTATGGAACGGTCAAAGACGTTGGCGGGGGTCGTGCCTGGAAATTCTGGGAATCATACCAGTTTCTGGTGCAATCGACATCCGCAGGAAAAAGCAAAACAGAAGTCGCGTCTGATATGACTATTCGGACATATAAGAATTCGAACGGTCAGGGTTCCCGGATCATTTATCCGAGGATCGTGTACAAGAGCCCGGAAATGCCGGAAGACAACATTCTGGTGGACTGGGCGACTGCGGATGCAAAACTGTTGTCTGGAGATCATATTCCGAGAGCAGTGTTGTCGAAAAAGGGAATCTGCAATACAAAGGAGTCCTCGAAATCTGGACTCTATAGTGACGATATCCTGGGTCTGACATGTGTTCCGATTCAGGAAATCACAGCTAAAATCTACAGTGAACCGGATCGATTGGCGGCTTTGAGGAAAGAGCTCGGTATTGTCGTTTACAGAAATCTGGAGCAACTCTGGGAGCAGGGTTGGTTCTTTGATGCAAGGAAGGACGTGCCGAATGGCGATTCCGATTAAACCGATATCCGGTCTTCGACAGGCGGCAAAAGAGATGAATCGATATTCGGAGGCCAGAGCAATGCTCGCAGACTTCGTAAAGGCAGTTGAGCCGACATCCGCATACAACACGATGCGGGCGGCAGATGCTTCGATGGAGGGCGAGACGTTGTCAAAGTTTCCGAGCATTGTGCAGGCATGCATGAAGGTGCATTTGACGTTTGTGCTGGAATTATCGATGAAACCGATTTTGTTGTCCACAATGATGAACATGGAGGCGCTGTTCAATTCTGAATGGTTTAAAGATGTGGCCATGAAGATGAAACGCGTTCTTGATGAATCGGCGTCTGACACGCTGGTGGTGTTCCGAATGAAGAACAATGGCGTTTACGTTGCGCATAATATCACGATGCCGCAGACAGCGACAACGCGAATTGTGCTTCCGGCAATAGCTGCAGGCGTTCCCGCCATTCAGGTAATGCCGGTGGAGCATTTTGCGCAAGATTACAAAGCATTGAAGTAAGGAAAGGTGAACTACAGCGTACGTATTCAAGACTGGGTCCGTACGCTGTATTCAGGAGGTTAGTTTATGGGACAGATGGCATTGGCCGATTCCGCAACTGTTGTGTCGTTGCAGGATTGGGTTGATTTCGACTGGTTCAGTCTGCGTGATGCGGATGAGCTGTTGCAGCACTATCAGGCCTTGGCGAAAGCGACGAATCGTGTGGGGTTGACTGCGGCATGGCTTGTCGGTGCGATGGTGGATATTCCGCGACTTCGCGACCGATTTCGCATCAAGTCTATGAAAGATCTCTCGCAGTTTCTGCGTGTATCGGAGACGACGTTAAACCGTTATCGGGCGGTGAATCAACTGTTGACGCCGGCGATGCTGAGAAAACTGGCGGACAACGGTGTCTCTGTGAATGCGGTAAAGCTGGTCGTTGACACCAGTAAGGGCAACGAGCAGCAGGCAAGAGCTGTGCTGGATGCGCTCGTGAACGGTGATATCGTCACCGTGAAACAGTGCAATGCAATGTTGGCGGAGGAGCTTTCTTCCAAGTGCGGTAAAGCTGCAGCGATGCTGCCGATGGCGGAAAGCTGCGAATCTGCGGATGAACGGGCGGAACTGTTAACGCCGGAGGTTGTCGATGACGGACGGACACCGGCTGAGAAGCTGATCGACGCGGAGAAACAGGAACCGGTCGATACGGAGGTTGAGTCAGATGACTCCGAAGAAACGACACAGGAGGACTCGCAGAATAAGCGGGACATTATGCTGTTGTTTCGTACGGTGAAGACGTCGCTGACGCCGCTTCGGAGAAACGTGCATGACGTGACCGACAACCTGGTGGAACAGCTGCAACGTCTGTATGACAAGGAGAACGTACTGTTCGGAGATCCGGATGTGACGACCGAGTACACGGATCTGGTGGATTCGACTGCGCAAGATGTGCAGTTGATGATCGAACGGGCGCTGGAAGCATGTGTGGAGCTTAGAAATCGTGGCTACATCCATAGGAAACTCTCCATACCGGAGGGCGAAACCATCGACACCATATTCAGTTCAGAAAGCTGAAGCGGAAGCGGTACGGGTAGCCGAGATTATCGCTGGTCATCTTCCGAAAGAGACGACATTGACCAGCGATAATTGTTTGGCGTTTGTTGACTATCTGGCGCGTGTCTGTGATATCTCTTACGAGAGAGCGCTGACGATGTTAGGGCATTTTATGCCATTGAAGCTGGATGGTCTTGGAGTTTTGCGTCTGGCACTTGCAATTATCCATTACTTGCCGATTTTCGACAAAGACGATATCGTCAGGGAGCATCGCTATGACGGTGTTCCGAAACTGTGGGCGCATTGTAAAATTATGAATACGTTCCCATACACTGGAAAAGACAGTGTACGGGTGCGCATTGTTTATCTGTTGATGACGTCTGTGCTCGCAGGAGAATACCGTTTGGAGGATGTGTCGTTTGAAGAATCGACCCGCATTTTACGGCATATTGGAATCGATTCTAATTATGTCTACACATATAGCGGCATAATTAGTGGTTCCTTTAGCGCGTAAGCGCTATCGAAGAAGAAAGTGAATTGCTGGAAGCCTAAGGGTATGAGTGTACATACCTATGGTAATCAGCAGCCGATCAACCGGAGAGCTAAGGGACTCGAAGAGTCCTATGCGCCGGGGAAAAGGTTCAACGACTGTCGGGAGGACAACCTAATAAGCGCTCCCGTTAGGGTCTAAGCAGGCCCGAAGTGCTCTCAGTCGGGAAACCGACTGAATTGTATAGTCTGTGCCGTCCGAAAGGAACGGGAAGCCCTGGACTGACCATCCAGATAAGCCGGGCAGGAGTAGCGATCCTGTTTGAACAAGAACCACGTTAAATTGGTTGATACGACGTAAATTCTCGAAGATTTCTTCAAGAGGCTGATTGATAATTTTGAAATTCGTTGTATAGTGAAAAGTAAGTAGAGATAACCGTAGGTATAACTCCGTGATTCAAAGAGCTCATACAATTAAACTGAAACCCAATAAAGCGCAGGCAGTATTGCTGTCGAAGACAGCCGGTACTGCCAGATATGCTTATAACTGGGGTTTAGCGAAATGGAATGAGCTTTATGAGCGGGGAGAACGGTGTAGCTGGATGGAACTCTCTCGGCTCTGGACGCAGGAGCGTCCGGATTGGAGTAAAGAGACGTACAGAGGCAGTCAAACGACTGCACTTCGGCAGCTCGGAGGAGCGTTTCAAGCGTTCTTTCAAGGTTTTCGAGCTCATCCTCAGTTTCACCGTAAGGGACAGAAAGACAGTTTCTACGTAGATAGTTTTCATGCGAAATTACGTGGAAATAAAGTACAGTTCCCAAGTATTGGACGTGTTAGAATGGCTGAAACGTTACGGTATGAGGACTGTAAGATTATGTCCTATACGGTTAGGCGTAAAGCTGATGGCTGGTACGTTGTAATTCAAGTCGAGCTTGAGGAAGATCGCCGCACTGATTCTGAATCTTTTGTAGGAGTAGATGTAGGTTGTAAACATTTAGCGATAGCGAGTGACGGTACAGTCTGTGATACTCCTGGAAAACTGAAGGATCTTGAGAGACAGCTCCGTAGACGTCAGAGACTTTTAGCCCGTAAGGCGAAAGGTTCAAAGAACCGTCAGAAAGCTCGTCTTCGTGTTTCTCGTACTTTTCAACGAATTCAAAATATCAAGAACGATACAGTTCACAAGTTTACAGCGCATATTGCTAAAAACCACGGTACTGTGTGTCTGGAAACGCTGGATGTTAAAAGTATGCATACTGGAGAAAATAAGTACGTCCGTAAAGGTGTACAAAACTCCTGTATGTCAGAGATACATCGTCAACTGAAGTATAAGTGTAACAACTTCATTGAAGTTGACAAGTATTTCCCGTCCAGTAAAACTTGTAGTAACTGTCATAGCCTCAAAGCAGATTTAGATCTGTCTGATCGGGTTTATAAGTGTGACAATTGTCACATCGAACTTGACAGAGATCTGAACGCTGCTCTGAACCTTCGAAACGAAGGTATAAGAATTTACACCCTGGGTCACAGGGGAAGCGCTTCTGGAGAGACTCGGTAGAGTCTCGTTGAAGGAAGAAGTATCAATTGATACGTGAACAGGGGAAAGCCGAAATACTGCAAGGAGCCTCTACTTCCGCAGGAACTGACGGGCGCTTATAGCTATGTGTTATTCGGAAACAAGCCCAATGCAGCTTGTGTTCCGTTGGTGCATGAGGCGACGTCTTCAGAAAAGAAAGCCAATAAGAAATTGTTGCGAGCGCGTTTGACCGTCGATTGTCCGAGAAAACCGGAGGGCGGCTGCGCCCAGTGTTTGATCGGGAGAGATCAGTGTGGAATTGCGTGTCGCATGTTTACGAAAGATCAAAAACATGACAATTCTTGATACGTTGGAAGATCGCAGTGACGAGGGAATCGCAGAACAATCAATCTGTTCTCTGGTGATAATCACCGCAGATCTCAGTAAAACAGCAGAGAGCATTCACGGCTTTGTGTTGTATCAACATCTGCCGGGGCATCCGCCGTTGTTGTTTTCCAAGTATTTTGGGGCTATGCCTGCATTTACGCAGGAATATGAAAACATTCCGGAACATCGTGTGAACCGTGAGATGACGCTGGAATATGCGATGTTTGAATTGGCGATAAAATTGCAGGAGATCAAAGAGCGGGCACATGGTGTAACACCGTTGTTCTTCAGTACCAACGTCAACCATTGGACGCGACCTTTGCTGAACTCGCTGCTGGAACGATTTCCGAACTATGCGGACTGTTTCGGTTCGCTGATCGATGTGCGGGCGCTGTTTTCAGTCGAAAGTCGAAAAGCCAAGATTTTGTACGGCGATACAATCGAGCAGTGCCTTAGTCGAAGTGATAAGACGAAGAAGCAGGAAGGACTTGAATTTATCTGCGATTTTTATCACAGACGTGTGCAGTCCGGAGCGCTGCGCCCGGAAGTTCGCGCCATGAATGCATATGCGTCCGGACTGTTTTTGTTGCAGTCTGAATATACATCAGAAGACGACGATTAAAATTCCAGCACATAATGCCGGTCGCAGATCGCATCTTCTGTTTGCTGCTGATGACGTCTTTGTTCGAGATCGGCGGAGGTCATGAGTTTTGGCTTTCCACTGATGTTGAGCAGGAATTCCTGTTCTTGTATCTGAATAACCGTTTGATCAGCATAGCAGATATATAGCGCTGTGTTTGGAGCGACTGCGACCGGCATACTTTGGTCTCCGTGCGATCGCAGCGGTTTTTGCGTACGGGTATCAAGCTCTATGAGGAAACAATCTTCCGGGAGAAACTGTGTGACGGAGTCCCCTGCTTTCAGACAGGTATATCCATAAAGCAGGATGTCATAAGGAGTATGAGTATCGATGCAGTGGATAAAGTAGTCGATGTCCCAATCTTCTCCAGTCAGCAATCGTAGCGTACAACGATCGGTCAACGTGTTGGATTCGGCATCAACGGTATGCGGATATCGATTCAGATCAATACCGGTAGTAATGTTACCGGTTATCATAGAAAAACAACGCATGGGAGCTCCTTTCCCTTTTAATATAACTTTTTCGTCTATATTTACAATTGGCAGCATTGAAAAAGCTGCTGTCCGTGGTAGAATATTTGACGGAAACAACGGAGGGAGCGAAACGTGAAAAAAACAATAATCTGCTATATAACGGCAGGGAAAACAAAGCATTTTTCTGCGCTGGATATCAGCAGTTCGAGGCTGTTTCATGTATCTTTGGAGGATATGAAGCGCCTGGATGCTGGATCGATTGCGGAACGTCTTGATGACTTTTTGGGTACGCTCGACGACACGGTTAACTTTTATAACATCGGGAATCGTGCGTTCACTCGAAAAGTCATCGATTCTTTTAAACAGCTACAACAGAAGGGACAGGAAGTGAGGGTAGTTTCATGTCCGAATCCGTGACGAAAGACGCCGAGCAGGCAGCAGCTGAAGACTTGCTATGGCGTGTGCATCGCAATGGCGTTGAGCGCTTGAATGCGCAGATGCTGCAGCCGGCCAATGCATCTTCAGGAGATCCCTGGTATCGACCGCTGGCGGATGTGGGGAACCTGTGCATTCCATTGTTGGATGCGGCATTGAATCATTTGCACAGCGTTCAATTTCAGTTCAGCGATCAGGAACAGATGGTTCAGGAGCTGGAGTCGTTTCGGTCTGAATTGGCAGCCTGTATGAACGAGCATGCGCATACGAAATCAGAGCTTTCGTTTACAATCGAGGCGCAGCGAACATTGTCAAAACTTGAAACACGTAATCCGAAGTTGTTTCATTTGCTGACCCGTGTTTTCATGTTGAATGTACTGCTGGCGTATTCGATGTCTGTTCGAGGGAAACTGCGCAATGAGCCGGATCTGGCGATGGGAGAGCAGTTGTTTAATGTGTTTGCGTTTGCAGATGTGATTTCCGATTTTAATGAAGATACGCAGCGCGCGATCAAGCGAGATTTGCGTGGAAAAGAATTATGGGGGTGGGTGAACGATGCCGATTAATGATGACAAATTGCAGAAGGTCAGATCGCATTTCGATCAGTGGTTTCCGGGTTATTCTGAAACAGTGGGTATGTCCAACGAAACGGAACGAGTGTTGCGGTCCGTAGTCGACAATGCGGTGAAACTGTCTAAAGTCGACGCATACTGCAGCCTTGTCGGATGTTCTGCGACAGAGGCAAGTCAGGTAAAACAAGCGTATCAGACGTTCATTAACTATGTGTCTGAATCCAGAAAGATGCGTACTGTCCCTCCCCCGGCACATAACACCAGAATTCCGCATCGGTTATTGTTCGGTTTTTTGGGGGCTGTCGCAGTTCCGTTGATTCAGCAGTCTTCTGAAGGAGTGTTGCAGGCTATCCGGTCATTTCTGTTGGAGGATGAAATTGACGATATCGAGCTGGCACAGCAGATACAGGCATTGTTTGATCAGATTGGAGTTGCGCTCAGCGCAGATCAGTCGGGTCTCGATGTTGCATTGACGGACCGTGTTGCTGATCAGTCACAGACACCGACGTTGGAAGAACGGATTGGGCAGCTGGAATCGCTGGTTCGGAATGCACTGGAGACTGTACGTAACGGTCAGATCGGCAGTGTGCGAAATGACTGAGTGCATCATAGGCATTGACCAGGCGTCTTCTGCTGGATGGGCGATCTGTGATCGCAGTGGCGTGATTCAGGCATACGGTGTTCAGGTGACTGCTGGTATTCCTGGTATGAAGCTGTATCGGTTTATCACGTGGTTGGATGCGCTGGTAGAGCAGCAGCAGCCGATTCTGATTGTGCATGAACAACCGCATTTCCGGGGTTTTAGTTCGTCGTTTCTTGGTTGTGGCTTTGCTGCGATCATTCATTTGGTTGCAGCGAAACATAACGTCGAAGTTGCTGCTGTGCATACGCAGGAGCTGAAGAAGTGGGCGACAGGGTCTGGAGGCGCTTCCAAAGAAGATATGGTACGAGCGGCGGAGAAGGTGATCGGAAAAAACCTTTCTGTGAAAAAAGACAACGATAAAGCGGATGCAATTCATATTGCACGATGGGGAGCGTTACAATGGCTGTCGGCAAATCAATGAATGTAGATCTTGTAGACCAATATGTGTTGACTATGATTGAAGATCTTGTAGATCAGTATTTATCGGACATAATCGGAGTGTCGAATGTGCCTGTGCACATTCGACATTATAACAGAACATATGAGATCACACTCACTGTCCCATCCGGACATATGGATGATATTGATCCAATTGAGTTGGAGTGTTTTTTGGCATCCGATCCGGATGTGGAGGAAGCAGACGTGAATCTGATGGTGAACGTGGAAGAGGACAATCCGTTTCCTGATGAGAGCAGTTTCGTGTTTCAACAGATGAATATGGATCGCGATGATGATGAGGATGACGATGATCTGCATGAAATTCCAATTGATCCGTACGCCATATCGGTAGATTTTGACGAGGAAGAAGATGATGTGGATGCTGAGTTCGACGAGATGGCAGAAGATGAGTCGGACCTGTACGCTGCGATGAGTATCCGGGAAGATGACATACCGGAGGAAGATCGCAACGAGTTTGCCGATTTGGAGGATTACAATGACTGAGGAAGATGCTCATCACATTATTTTACATGAGAATGACGATCATTCCTGGACTGAGATTCCGATTGTTCCGGACATGCTTGTTTGTATGCGGGCTTCGACCGATTCTAGTATGATTGTACAGGCAGCAGAGTTTGCACGGATGATCGCAGTTGCAGATTCACATCAATTGCAACTTCGTGCGATTATAAAGTGTCCGAACAGCAATGGAGATGATGCTGCAATCGAGTATACATTCCAGTCGCTTGACGAGAAGAATAAGGAGCTCGGTGTGGATGAGTCTATCGTGCTGAGTATCGAGTGTGCAGCAGCATTACATGAGTTCGGACGACAAAAACGGCTTGGACACGAAGCTGCGATCAGCGATATCACAGACCAGCTATCGTCTTTGCAAAATACCAGTGTCCGTGCATATGGGTATGTGGATGTTTCCAATGATATGATGACCGTACAGCGTACGATCGTATTGTTGGATGCAACAGGTTTGTTGCTGACGTCATATGACAGCATGAAGCATGAATTTTATCCGGATTGGAAAACGGCTCCGGTGGGCTTATCGAAAGAATTGGAAGCATGGGTAACAAATCATTGGAAGATCGGGTAACAGCTGCTTTGAATTCTACCGCACTGACTAACATCTTGTTAGGATGTGCGCTTATTTTGTTCAGTTTGATGGTAGTTCCTCGTACGATAATCGCAGTTATCATTATTGCGGCTGTGATTGTACTGTACAGGCGCTATCAGAAGTAATGATGAGGGAAATTATGATTACATTTGGCGCAGGTGTAATCAGCGGTGTCATTGTGACGGTGATTTATTATCACGTGTGGAGCCGACTGATTGCAAAAAAGTTGATGTTGACACTGCGGGAGGCAGATGGTGGACGGTCTTGAATTGAATCCGATCGAGCAAGGTATACAAAACGGCCTTGCACTTGATGTGAAGTTGGATCGCGGTGCGTACATGCCGACAATGGCGCATGATTCTGATTCCGGATATGATTTGTATTCAATCGAAGATGTGATTTTCTATCCCGGTCAGCGCTCCAGGGTACGCACTGGTGTGCATTTGGGATTGTATCAGCACATTCGAGAGGATGCGAAGCTGGAAGCGATTGTTCGTCCTCGAAGCAGTATGACTGCGGCTGGATTTGTAACGGGTATTGGAACGATTGACAACGGATACACGGGATCAATCGATGTGAGTTTGTATAACTCCACAGAAGATGTACTGCGCATTCGAAAAGGAGATCGTATCGCACAGTTCGTATTGCATTGGGTTCCATTTGTGAAAGAGCTCAGACAGGTGACTGATTTGCGTAAAACAGACAGAGGGGAGGCCGGCTTTGGAAGTACCGGAAAAGCATGAGCTCGCATCTGTGATCAATGCAGAAACTGTCTTGAATGCGATTTCGCTCGCGTATTCGACGGAAAGCCAGAAACGATATGTCACTGTATCTGGCGCTGTTTCTAATGCGTTGGAAACGTTTCGTGTTAATCTCGGCAGGAGCATGGCACGCGTCCTTCAGAACGATACGAATGAGATACGGGTGCGCGTTCCGATCCGTGATTTGACCGACGCGGAGGTTCGGCAACTGAAACAGGTATTGAGCGAAGCCAATTGGGTGATTGCTGAGCTTGATCGCGACGCGTTTGTCGTGATTCCGGGTAAATGGGATCCGAACGAGCAGCTGATCAGCAAAGAACAGTTGATTCTGACAGGGCGGTGGTGCCCATATTGTAACTGTGCTACGAACTACAGTGACGCAGGGGCTGCCGGATTCCATATGAGCACGGGATTCTTGTATATTTGTCCAAGCTGCGGCGCATATGTCGGCTGTCATCCCGGTACGTCGATGGCGAAAGGAATGGTGGCGAACGCAAAGCAGCGACATTTGCGCAGGCTAGCGCATGACGCGGTTGATTTTCTGTGGAAAGACGGTTACCTGGACAGGCAGACGGTGTATTATCGATTGGCTCGTTTGTTGGGAAAACCGAAAAACAAAGCGCATATTGCGATGTTGACGATGGCTGAGCTACAGCAAGTCATTTCTTATATGAATCAGCTGCAGGATGCGTTGGCGAATCGCGTGGATGCGGCATCACTTCCGGACACGTTGCAGTATTTTGCAGCTGTTTGTCGTAGAGGAAAGTCGATTGTTCCGCTGGACAGTCGCGGTGATTCATGATATTTTACCAGTAAAGGCGAGATGAATTCATGACGAACACATTCAAACGCGCATGGCAGAAATTACCGTCTGTTGTGAACGTTGATCGCGTGAAACTGACAGCGATACCGGAGCAAACGCCGGTTGAGATGAGCGGGTTGCCGGATCGACGTGTTGCGATGTTTCCTGGCGAGAAGTCGTTCTGGAATCAGCGCAGTAAACCAGATGCGTATGAAGGCCTGCGCAACAAAAACTAGAGGTATGCAATGAACGCAGATGCACTTGGTCTGCCTGAAGAAGCGGGCAGTTCTAAAAAAGAATTGATTGTGAAAAAGCTGCAAGCAGCGCTGGCATCGGAGAAGCAGTCCGAATATCAGTATTGGTGGGGCAAGTATACGGTTCTTGGTCCGATGTTCAACTCGATTCAGAAAGAGTTTGCGGATCACGAAGAAGAGGAGAGAGCGCACGCGGAGTTGCTGGCGGAGCGTCTGTATGAGCTCGGAGGAATGCCCGTATTCAATCCGAACGATCTGCACACAGTCGCGGATTGTCCCTATCCGAAGTATGAGGAAGAGGATAATCAGTGCACAATGGTTCAGTTGAAGCAGCAGCTGGAAGCAGAGGAGTGTGCGATCAAGAACTACGAAGAACTGATTGCGCTGACAGCAGATTGCGATCCTGCGACGAACGATGTGATTGTCGAGATTCTTAGAGGAGAGAATGAGCACGTGAAGGATTTGAAGAAATTTATCGTCAGTCTGGAACTCAGTTCTGGAAAGCACGATTGAACGTTTTCGTGAACAACCAGCCCGCAGTGTTGAAAAAGCACTGCGGGTTTTTTATTGGGAGAAGTACAGTATGACCGAAATTGAGGGAAGACTTCCGATTTTTTCAGGATTTTACGGAACAGTTTTCGATCCGGACTATGCGTTAGATGTCGATTATATGGTTCGCAGTAGACTGGAGTCTTTGTTAGATAATGCAGGGGCTGCGAGGAATTTCCCGGAGAAGTTCTGCAGGAAAGCTGTGCAGTTTTGCTACGAGAATACCGATATACAACGATATCAGGATGCTGTAGTCAAGTTTGTTGCTACCTGCACGGAGAAGTGGCTAAATAAGCTATTGCCCGCTGATGCCGGCGTGCAGATCGTAAGACCATTGTTATACTCTCCGCGCGAATACAATTTCAGGAATGATTGTATTAACGCGTTGTTTCAGTTCCGTGATTATGAAAAGTTTCGGACGTACGCATTGTCAATGCTGACAGACGGGTCGGATTCGGCGCGTGATATGTGGACTGCGTTTTTACAGCATAATTTTACGACGCGCTCCGGTTTTATCTCGTTTTACTCAAATGATTCTGACGTTTGGATCGAAAAGACTGATTCGTTCCGGCATCTGGATGAGATTGAGCTTTGGGCGATTGTGTCGGTATTGTTTGCAGCCGATTATTGTATGTCGCATATCGTACGTAGCGATAGCGTGTACGAACAGATGGAGGTTGACATGCATCAGGACTTCTGTGACATGGTGGATGTAGATGGCTGCGTTCCGGATGCGTTGGATGTCATTGAATGTGATGAGATGCGGAAACAGGCCACTGACTTGATCATGGAGTCAAACCCAGAATTTGATCTGGATGCGGCATTGTTGGGGTTATTGGAAGCGACAAGAGAAAGAAAGCAGGAACATCATGAAGACTGAGGAAAAACTTGCATCCAATCTGAAAGATGCAATTAGGGATGTGTTATCCACGATTTGCCGGAAAGATGAAAATGGCTTGTTTTATGAGGAAATCTATGCGAATTACCAGGACACGCTGGATGACTGCACACTCAAGAAAATCTGCAATGACGATCATCCGAGGGAGAAGTTGTGGGAACTGCTCGACGAGTGGTATCGTGACTGCGAGTGGGAATATGCGGACAATGTCATCAAGCGGGTTCTCGAAGACGAGGATGTGGCGGAGCTTATTGAAAATCTGGATGAGGATGAAGTCCGGGAGCTGATCCGTGATCAGTTTTACATCCGCTATCCGGATAAACATTTTCTCAAGGAAGATGTTCTGGTCGATCTTGTCATTGATACAGGTGATATGAATTATGACTTTACTTCCAACATCATCGGCGGGCATTATGACGCCAGTGATGATTCGATTCCGGAGGAGGCCAGTCTGCTCTGGCTGGCGCGTCAGCAGGGATATAAGAAATCTGAACTCAAAAAGGCACTGGCCGACAGGGGAAACTCGCAGTCGCCTCTGCTCAAGTCGATTTACCATGAAACATTAAATTGCGGTTCGCATATGAATGCACTGGTATTTCTGGTCAAAATGACTTTGGAAGAATATTTCAATCTTCACGATGGCATCAATAAGGAAAGAGAACGGAATAAAAGCTACTATCTTTCCGAACGTACCGGGCGTGGCTATCTGGTTCTCTCCAAAGATACGACCTGCGGTCTTTATGATTCCTGGAACGGCTCCGGCAGTATCTTGGAAATCAAATTGGAAAAAGATGTCCGCTTACCGTTCCGCTGTATCGCTTCGGCAGACCATGATGGCTGTCACGGCTGCGGTATCCGGGAAATTTACGGCTGCGGTTCTGATTTGTGGAGTGATAATGCCGTCAAACTGATCCGCCCGATGAAAAAAGCTGCGTAAGAAGGTGAACCCATGCCGACAACCAACCGAATTATCATGATCCGGGCGGTCTGCTATGGTGAAAAATCGAATTGCCGATTGGACGGAAATACGGGCTGCCGGCGCTTGACAAGCGGGTCAACAATACGGCTGGTCACTATGTTTCCGAAGTGTTCGTCTCACTGATTGCAAGCGGTCAGATTATTCAGAAGACGATCAACGGCAAACCGGTATATCGAACCGTCATGAAATGTGAACTTCCGGCGCTCCGGAGAAAGCATGTGATATCTTCTCCGGATACCCCGGAACTGTTTTGAATTTATCCACCAAAAAAATCAAGGAGGTCGCAAACATGAGCGAAACATCGAAAATCTTTGGACATTTCAATGTCCGTATCCTGCGCAAAGGTGAGAAATACGGTCTTGAAGACTGTCTCACCCATGAGGGAAACAGACCATTGGTCGAATTCTATGATTATCGGCACAGAAATGATGCTGATTGGAAACGTGGTCAGTTCGTTTCAAGTTATTATGCTGATACGCTTCTGAAACACGATCTGAACTCCGGTCTTGCATTGTATGGTGCATCTCCGGAATGGACAGTTTCTGTTGAATCCATGCGGGAAATTCTCGAATGGATCCGGCAGGAACTTCAGGGCAGTGCCTGCGGAGAGGTTCAATCGAATTTTGTCGGCACAGGAAGTATCAACTGATATGTGAACAGTGATTAATACATGGCTGACTCAAGCAAATTACATTTGACGAAACCGCACATATGTGCATTTTGTCAGCATTTTGAATCGGCACCGGGTGAACTTATCGGTGTTTGCAAACAGAATTTACAACATACCGTAACCGGTGTAAGTTGGTATCCAAACGTGCAGGCTGGCAACATGGCTTGTGATTCATTTCAATTAAAGGAGACAGAGCATCATGGCGAATTTTAAATTGGCAGCAGACGGACAATCCATTCCGCATGTGATTGAGCTGAATGATGTATACGACGTTGCAGAACTTGACCTGGGGTATATCATCAACGAAGAGCAGGCGCGGCAGGTGTTGATCAACATCTGCGCGAAATATCCGGATACGACGAATGTCGACAGCAATGTGATCGCAGTGGAAGTGAAAGGAGTCGTCAATGCATAAGTTTTACGCGATGGATATTGAAACGGTTCGTGATCTGAATCAACAGTGGGCGCTGCCCGTGCCAACAGCTCCGGGCAATTATAAAAAGCCTGAGGCAATTGAGCAATACATTCGTGAGGCGCGTACGAAACAGCTGGAACAGATGGCGCTGTCTCCGTTGACCGGACGTGTGTTCTGTGCCTCGTTCGTGTGCAGCGACGGAACGGAACCGATCGTGTTTCGTTGTGGAGATGAGACGCTGTTTGATGAAGCCAACGTTCTGCGGAATACGTTGCAATGGTTGCGAAAAATGCAGTTGGCAGGGGATACATTAATTACGTACAATGGGTACAGTTTTGATCTTCCTTACATCTTCAAACGGGCAGCCATTCAGAATGTTCGGTTGCAGGATACATCGGAGAACGCGCTCACATTGCTTTCTTATACAGATTCGTACACGTTTTCCCGCGATCTGCATATTGACCTATATCGAGAATGGTGTGGATCGAATGGAAAGGGAGCGTCCGAGAGTTTGGACACGCTTGTGCGAGCTGTGCTGGGTGTGGATCGTGCGGTCGTTGCTGACACTGGTAAAACGCACGAGCTGATCCAGACCGCTGCCGGCAGATCTGCGTTGGAAGGTAAATGTGTCGCAGATGCGACCTATACAAAGCAACTCTATGAGCGCTTGTACGGTATCCTATTTTAATTGAAAGGAACGTGAAATGACGGAAGCCTGTCTGAACAAGAACCACGAGGTCAGTTGATACGACGTAAATTCTGAACGCTGCTCTGAACCTCCGTCAGGAGGGTCTCAGAATTTACACCGATGGTCACTCGGGAAGTGCCTGTAGAGAAGTTCGATAGAACTTCGTTGAAGCAGGAAGATTCGTAAGAATCGTGAACAGTTGACGTATCTGACACGGACCCTGCCGAATTATTTCTGTAAAAAGTGAATATTCGACGTAGAAAATCCGCGTTTCTCTGGTATATTGAGAAACAGTGCGGGGGCCATTAGCTCAGTTGGTTAGAGCACTTGCTTTGCAAGCAAGATGTCGCCGGTTCGAGTCCGGCATGGTCCACCAGATAACACGCCGACTTAGCTCAGCTGGCTAGAGCAGTTGACTTGTAATCAGCAGGTCGTGGGTTCGATTCCCACAGTCGGCTCCATTATTTGATAAATTCCCGTCTACTCGACGTAAAGAGTTGGTAGTGCGCCTGACACCATAAACGGCGCAGCGTGCGGCGGTTTGACAGCGCAGTTTTCTGGTGGTTCACTAAAGCACTAACCATTGCCCTGTCGAGGTGGTGTTACAGCGCGGTAACACAAATACGAGAAAGGTACAGTCCTTACCTTATAAGCGATGGAAAGCATGGACGTTATCGAAGTCGTTTAGCGCAGTCGGTTAGAGCATTTCCTTTACACGGAAAGGGTCGCCGGTTCGAATCCGGCAGCGACTACCATCTTATGCCGGAGTGGCGGAATGGCAGACGCGTCAGACTCAAAATCTGATGCTCAATGAGCATATGGGTTCAAGTCCCATCTCCGGTACCATTATAAGCAAAACGAACAGGAACAAATCATGCTTTTTATTATTATCTTTTTTGTACTCATGGCAGCGCTCGTCATTATCGGAGATAAAGCAGACAAGTCTGCTAAAGCACAATGCATGCATTGTAAAAACGATGATTGCAGTTGGTGCGGCAAGACCGATATTTACTGATTGTATGACTGACTGAGTGAATGAATGAATGAGATTGGAGCACACAATGCGGTTAGACGATGACTGGGAAAAGAGAGAAAGACTGAAAGCAGGGTTAGCGAAGATAACGAAAAAGGGAAAATATAAGGAAAAGAAGAAGGGCGTCAGAATTCGTCCGGTTACTTAGCCGCTTAGCTGGTCCGTAGTTCAGTAGGCGCACAGAGCAAGTGCGTTTTTCTTTTTGAAAGGGAGTGACATGGCAGAAAATACAACAATTGAGCAGTGTTTGCAGGAACTAGTAGCAATCGCGGAGCGGCAAAAGCAGCTTAATTCGCGTTATTTAAAGTTATCCGCACGTATACAAGACGCGTTCAGAAAACGCATCGATAGAGTTATGACACAGATGATTGGTGCGTGGTGGATCGATGTCAGCTATCAGCTCAAATACGAGAAAATGGAGGTGACAACAGGCAGAATCTCCGCGTATCAGCAATGGGCTGCAGCGGACCGTAGGAATGTCAGAATTCTGCTGTCTGATTATATGGGTGTGCAGTCGAACCTGAAGTCATATGTGATTGAGCGGGAGTCGGAAGTTGTTAGGATGCGACAAGTAGGTCCGATCACGACACGTCTTCCGTCTCCACAGGAGATTGGTGACACGTGGGGTTGTACGATTGAACGTGAGGGCGTGTTCGAATTTTGCAGTATTTTGCGTTCGGAAGAAGATCAGGAACAGGTTCGGTTGCTTGCCGCGAAAGCGCGATCCATACTCGCAAATTCAGAGCGTCCTGGTGCAGACTGGGCCACATACATCTGTACTGATGTCTTATATCGACCTGAGCTGGCCCCGTCTGATCTTGTGGTGAAACAGATTAAGGAGTTGTCGAATGGGGAAAATTGAACAGGTCGTCCAGGCGTTTCAAGATGCGTATCGACGTTGGAGCGCGGAGACAGGTGTTCGATTAACTGATTCACAGCAGTATTGGGTATTCGTGAAAAAGCTGGACCTGTATCACAGGACTGGCTTTTTTTGTTTCCATCAATATGAATTGAGGGAATCTGCGATTACTCCAAACCTGATGGTATGTACACGCTGTCATACGGCGGTCGGATATCGATGCGATCAATCCCCAGATCATATTCATCACTGCTATCACAAGGGGAATATTATCCGTCTTTTGAACGGTGAATTCGTTGTTCCTGCGTTTAAACAGGTTGTCGGGCATTGTGTATTTTGTGACAAAAAAAATGCGAGAAAGGATCATGGGTCAGTATCGTGAGTTTGTAAAAAAGCATATCATAAGCTCAGCTCCTTATATGGACGAGATGGTTTCGCATGCAGAGGCTAAATCAATCCGTCCTTTGACAGAAACTATACAGCAGAAATCCGGTTCTGGATTCAGCGAATTGTTGGCATCACCTTTTTGGAGGAACTATCGGACTTACGTGTGTCCATGTTGCGGCGCGGAGTTGTCTTTTTCTCCGCTGTTTGGATCCGTCATAAAAAATCCTGCGTATGCAGGAGGTTTGTACCCGGTATTCGACCGTTCTGGATATTATTTTGTGCCGAGTTCTTATACACAGGGTGATCTGCTTCGTATGGTAGAAAGAAAGCATCTGATGTGGTGCTGCAAACAGTGTCGGCATGCGATTTCACGTAAACGGCGAAAGACGCAGACACCTGCTGTATTGAGTTGGTGGTACGTCAGGAGCTTTGTTTATATGGAATTTGTGAAACAGAATGCTGTCGTGTGTAATTGCCGAAATGGTTGTTTCATATGGGGCTGTACTGACGCCGAGAACGCGCTGGAATATAGTGAGACGGTTCGGCGTATTTGTGATCGAAATCTGCCTTTCGAGCGGAAGAAGCAAGAAGTGCGAGCACTTCAATTGGAGGATCGTATTGTACATCTTGAAGATCAAATTCATACCGTGTCTTCCAGCGGAGGACGCCTATATCTGCAGGAAAAATTAGCGGACCAATATAGAATGATGTCAGTAGTCTGGCGTGGATTAAATAGTGCAACAGCATAGAAAGGACGTAAAAAATGAGATTAACGAATACGATGAGGAGTGCGCTGATCGAGCGCATTATACATAAGAAGTTCGACGGTATTAAGGAGGAGCAGTCGCGCAGAGTGTTGGAAATCGCACGAGATATCGTGGATGAAAGCATAGTTAGCAGTGCATCGGAGAATTGGAATTTCACGGAGGAGCCGCTCGATGTCTGGAAACGGTTGCCGGAATCATGGTTTCCGGTATCGACTTCCGGAATCGCAGTGTCTTGTGTGGGTGATTCACGGTTTTCGGCAGATGTGTTCGGGCCGGCAGGACGCGTTTATTTAGCGTGGTATCCGCACCCGATAAAGATGCCGGCACATATCTTTTATGATTCAGTACATACACGAGATCTGAGCTACTCGACTGCGCAGCGAATTATTCGTTATGTGAGGCTTCAAAGGTCCATTGAACAAGACGAACGAGACACACGGAATTTGCTGACAAAGGTCTTTCGATCGCATACGACGACCACTTCGCTGCTTCAGATGTATCCGGAGCTGCGGGCTTTTATACCGATCGATGAGAAGCGCAAGAAGCCGTTGTTGCCGGCACCGAAACCGGATCCGGCGTTAAACGAGCTGTTGGAATCGTTGGTGCCAAATGCGTAAAATGATGCGAACATCAAAACATACGGTGCGTGATCAGTATACGAGACTGGTAGAGATTCCGATTAAAACCGGCATACTATCGTTTGATGATCGCTGCCAGTCGCTGTTTACAGGTGAGGTGCGTGCTCCCACGCAATTCAGCGCTGTGATTCCATTGCGATCCGCAAAGCAATACTATTCAGATCCAGAGGGTGCGTATACCGCGCGTGTGTTGCGTCAATTTCGCGCATTTGATGTACCGGAAGACGTTTTGCAGCAATTGCAGGATTTTGCGGTAAAACAGCGAATCATTGTGCATTGTTTTTTCATGAAGGTGCATTATGATTTCAGACTGATTGGTGTACTTGCGTTTGATTTGATTACGGCAGACTGTTGTTTGACGTATGTCGGAGATCTGCGGGCGGAACTTCGGTATTCGGTCGTATTGGATCGTTGCCGAGCTGCCCTGCAACGTGCGATGCGAAAGACAGAATGGACAATGCCGACTGCTGATGGGAAGACGGAAGTGTCGATTTCGGTGTTTAAACGGTACGTGCGTTCTCTCGGATATGCGGTGTCTCGGTTGGATGATCCGGTGCCGACGTACTGGGTTCACGAGCGGAATCGACAAACGTATTTGTTGACGGAACCGGCGGACCCATCGGATGTTTGTCGAATGCGCTTAGATCAATGGCTTCGTACGCATACGGTAAAACAACCTGTTTCAGTAGATGGAAAAGTTGTGTTTATTCCAATTCAAATTGTGTAAAGGATTTGAGCTTTATGTGTGAGAAATATGGACGTGGACGTCTGCACGAATTTCATATCAATGAGGAATGTTTGAATGAGTAAACAATTGTCGTCGATCGTTCGGCTGACAGACGAGCGAAGAGAAAGAATCGATCGATATTTTTGGCGGCAGTTGGAGTCTGCACGGGATATCGCGTTTCGGCCTTTAGTAACTCAGTTTTTTGAGGACAAGTTTCTCATATTGCTCCAAGCCCGGATTCGGATGGATTATTTGGATAGAGATTGTGCAGACACGTTTATGCGTGTTTACAATATGATGCCATTTGAATGGTGTGCAAACCTTGAACAGATTACATTGCGGTTTGATTCAGTGGAAGAGGTGATAACAATTCACGTTCCGAGCTGCTGTACAAGACCGGTTCCGATCAATTATCAGAAAATGGAATTCACGCTATGTGATATTCCTTACACAGCAAATGACTTGTATCAACTCTACACAGAGCAAGAACGTTTGCAGTCAGATATAAGGTCTATAGCCAATGAGCTAGCGCTGGTGTTGCGTGCAAGTCCGACAATCAATCGTGTACTGTTCGATTATCCGAAACTCCGAGCGTATCTTCCGGATGCTTACTGCCATGTTACCGCAGCAAAGTCCTCACCGGTTCTAGCGCGTAGCGCTGTGCTGCAGTCTGGATTGCGGTGGATGGAAGAAATGCTGGTATCGAAAAAGTCGGAAAATCAGTGAACAGTCTATTGATATTTGCTGTTTTTGTTGTATCTTGAGTTTTGCAGCCGTACGGAGGGCGTTTGAACGTTGGACTTGTTCCAGCAATCTGATTGCATATGTTGTGTCGTGCGGCAGCAATAGATGCGGTAAGTCAGACCGTAGTTGTGCACAACGATGCCTGTGGAGCATTCATGCCATCTCGGTGGGTGTTTGGAAGCAGGAAGATTCGAAAGAATCAAGACGGAAACATCGGCCAATGTGTGCGTTTGGTGTACGAGATATTCCGTGCATCCACGCACACGGCCACTTTACGGTGCGGCGTAGAGCAGCGGTAGCTCAGCAGGCCCATAACCTGCGCGTTGGTGGTTCGACTCCACCCGCCGCTACCATTTTGTGTAGTCTCGTGGTGTAACGGCAGCACATCTGGTTTTGGTCCAGATAGTTCAGGTTCGAATCCGGGCGAGACTGCCATTGTGAGCATACCCTCGTAAGCCTCTCGGTTTTACCGATGCTCAACCTTCGAGGGGTTTTATAGAAATGGTCCGGCATAGCTCAGCGGTAGAGTAGGTGGCTGTTAACCACTTGGTCGCTGGTTCGAATCCAGCTGCCGGAGCCAGATCACGTGCCGACGAGACAGGTCATGGTCGCGTGCTACCGCGCAATCGTAGACGTACGAGGAAAGCCTGTCCCCGATCGTAGCTGAGGCCTTTGTAGTCCGCGCAGCGTACTGCATCGTATTTCCCGCCGTCGAAGAGTAGTGCGGCGCTCCGCATCCGAGTAGGGTGCTCCGTGGTTCGTGGGAATTTGAACCCGCTTCTGGCACATAAGGTGTTATTAAATGTGCTGAGATACTGGTGACAGTGAACTGTGTAAATCCTCATGAGGTACAGGAATCTGCTCTCCGTCCAACAAACGGTAAACGCCATGTTGACGGCGTTGTTACTGACAACGATTCTTGCGTCGGCCCATAGGCAATTGCCTTGAAGTTCGCGTTTCCGGAGATTCTCCGTGAGCACACAATGAATCGCTGTCCTTTTTCATGTCCGTGTATAGCGCAGCTTGGTCGGCGCGCCTGCTTTGGGAGCAGGAGGTCGTGGGTTCAAATCCCGCTACACGGACCATTTTTTGTGCCCAGATTTCTAATATAAACCAATTGGAGACATTATGATTCCTGTAAATAAAATGACGTTCGACAATCTGTATGAAGCAACGGTTGCCGCACGTGCGCAGGCTGAGTACCATGCGAACGGCAGATTTCTTGTGTATCGACTGAAGAAGAATAAGTATTATGTGCAATATGATTCCTGTAAGGTTCGGGACGGCGTTGACGAGTCCGATGTGCTCGCACAGTTCTGTACACACTGTAATTCTGGTACAGTGTCTTGGAAGAAAGCAGTAGAAATCGCATATAGGGAGGTTCGCTGATGCTTACTTTTTATGAAACAGAATCAGAGGCTCGACAGGCGCTGTCCGATGTGACGCTTATCAAATGGCCTCAGATGATTGTGACCGGTGCGTCGGTCACAAGGGACCAGGCAAAGGAGATTATTATAAGGACAGATCCGTTCTTTTCGGATATCGCTCCGTATGCCGGTGGAAATGATCAAGAATTCACCATCCGGTATCAACGGCAATCGGGCGTATTGGCAGCGGTGTCGTGTTCTGATCGGCAAGTACAAGAGCGCGTGCAGGAAGCGGTGGACAGTGTCGTGAAACCGATTCCGTTGGATTATCTGGCCAACGACTGGACTTCCAGCTGTTTTGTTTATGGACCGAATGGTTGGTGTCGGCCTGATGGAACCATCGAATATCATGACAATGTTGGAAAGTGGCCAGAAGCCGCCGATTTGTATGATGAATGGCAGGCGATTGCACAGGAGTTTCCGTATCTCAGTTTGTTCGCATCTTTTATGGATGCGGAGAGTTGTGACACAGACGCCTCGGTCGTGCTGCAATTTGTGATACATGAAGGTGTAGTCCGTGTCGTGAAAGGCGAGCATGCTCCGGTTGCACGAAAAATACGAGTTGCGGATGATGTTTGTTTTTGTTCTCGGTCAACGCACGGTCTTCCGTGGTCCTGGGTCGCCGAGACCGCTGACGCAATTAGAACAGAATTACAGAACAGGGGGTTGTTGTATGAAGAAGCATGATATTTGGTTGGATTGTGGTGCTGGTACGATGTTTAAGCTGTCCGAGGTGACAGCGGTGTCTCGCGTTACTTTATTTGATCTTGAGTATATTAAGTTCGAAGGTCCGCGCTTTGAAAGTGCACATCATCCGTGCTCCTTGATCCAATTTCGGAAGTTTCTTCATTTGATCCATGAGGAAGATCAGTGGCTTCATTGTGCGCAGGCTTCCGTTCGACTTTCTGCGATTTATAAGATTGCGGACGGGTGCGCCTTTTACTATGGATGTATGCATCAGGATGCCGGCGGAGAATCATCGGTAAAACTGCCGTCCCAGTATTTGCGGTCTTCCAATGAGTTGACACTGAAAGGACGCCAATTGTTGCAGAAGATCGGGAGCATTGTACCGCTTACGGACATTGAGCAACGTACCGGAGAAGAGCATGAAGACTAGGAAATATCAATACCTGATTGTGCTCCAGGGATGGTATAACGGTGTGTGGGAAGATCTGACGTGCGAAGATGCGCATAGTGCTGCTACAACGGATCGCGCAACAGGAAAGCGGGTTACTCCATTGATGCGGGTTCGCAGAGATCTGCGCGCATATCAGCAAAATGAGGGCGGTCAGTTTCGAATTATTCGGAGGCGCGTGTTACATGAGGCGTAATTATTTTAAACATACAAAAGTTACAAAACGGCTTTGTGTACGGGCACCGGATCCACTGAATCCGTATTTGTATCGTGGAAAGCACAATCTTCGGTATTATGTGTTTGATCAACGGGAACCGGGACCTGATGCAAAATGGGCATGGATGTGCGCGACAACACGATATCCGCATGAAGTAGTGGCTCCGTTGATGCGATATCATACGATTTATGTGTTTCAAGGTCGTCGGTGTGCCGCGATCTATCGGCAGCAGGAGACTCCTGGATTGCATTTTCCGACAGCAACGTTGGTATGGGAGAAAGCGTAATGGAAGAGATACAGGTTGTTTTGACAGTAGACGGACGTCGCGCTATCAGTGAAGCGCAGTTTCGACAGCTTTTAAAGCAGTCTTACGGTTGGAGCGTGCGTCGACGATCGATTGGAAAAATAAAGCACTTGCAACTGTACTGGCTGAACAGGCCGATCACGTTGTTGGGGCTTGTTCGGGATGACTTTTACAGTACGACTGCCGGTATGCAGGCAAAACTGGCGCAGGAGGTGATACGGCAATTCGATGTGTATGAAATAGTGGATGCGTCGACGAAACCGCCGACGTTGAAAGGAAAATTTAAACTGACGGACTGAACATGAAACAATCTAATGATCATTGTATTTATCAACCGCTGTTCCGGGTGTGGTCGAAAAATCGAAAACGGTATTTGACGACGTTTGAGATTCAACATTATATTCGCAAGGACGTGCCTGCGTTTGTGTCGATCATCAGATCTGACCGCATTACGGTGGAGCGATTTTCCGGGCATTATGATAGCACAGGCAGGCGCCCGCTTTTTGTTGGAGATATTGTACAGACGCCTGCCGGCAGGAGATTTCAAATCGTAAACGCGACCAGAGGTCCGAATATTCGTATTAAGGCATTGGATACGGGAGCGATGATCGACAACTCGTTTATTCCGATCTTGGATGCGAACATCTTTATAAAAACAGTACACGGAAAAGACATGTTTGGAGACATGATCGAGCGGGAGGATGTGGAATGAAAGCATCGTTTATTCAAAGAATTGTGCAGTTCACGCTGAAGAGTGTTGGCTACGACAAAGAGAAACTGCCATACGCAGTTCGCGCAGTGACAACCGCGTGGAATGTGAAAATGGAGCAGGCGGCAAAGACGCGGCATACGGAACGCTGCCCGGTTTGTCATCGGTTTATACGGCACGGGGAACGGCACAACCACGCTGCCGATGAATTTGCTCGTGCTGTGGAGAAAGAACAGCGCAAAGAACTGCCATCGGTGTTTTCCGATACTCCGTTGCCAGCTGGGACTATCTGTCGCGGGCCGAAAAGTACGCGGTATATTGTTCTTCCATTTGATGTGAAAGCGGAAGCATCGCTTCCATGCGGATTGTGCGGTCTGTGTGGACTTGGTGTGTGCAGTAAAATCAAATGCGGTTCGTATGAACGGCGAGATTGGGATCACGCTTCGGTTTATTTTAAGGAACTCAAATGAAGCGAGAATATACGGTAACAATTCATCGGGTTAGCCCGTATTGGCTATCCAGATCGAAAGCAGCGCTTGCCCGAATGGCTGCTGATAAAACACTGCAGTTGACCGCATATCAGCGTGAAATGCTGTATTCCGCCATTCACTTGATGGATGCAGCAACCGATGATATTGATCGTCAGCAAGAAGAACAGAAACAGGAGAACTAACATGGTTCAGATTGAGAAACCGAAACAGACATGGGATGAGCTTAGAACAATGACATGGGATGAGGTATTTGCGTTGATGACGCGTATGCGGAATTTTCAACAGAAACAGTCAAGTCAGGTTCATGGTTTTGTAGACCGCTATGTGCGTCCACATTTACTCTATTTCTGTTATACATACGGTGTAGAGTTTCGGGATGGATGGTTCCAGCAGTGTCTGCCGAAGACTGAGGAGATGTTTCGTGTAGAGCTTAATGAAGTGCTGTTCGATGTTGCTGGAAGTCGGTACGATTTTTACATAGCGCGGTGGTCTGAATATAAAAAGCATCCAGCGTATGGGAAGCATGTGCAGCAACTGATGCCTTTGATTCGAGATTACCGTGCATTGAAGGACATTTTGGCCATACCGATTAACACTGACATTTCCAGTAAAGCGGTGTGGGAGTTTCTTGACGATGTGCTGCTATTTCATACGAACCACACGGAAAGTGAACAATAGAATGGATCGAAACCATGTGATTATAATGTGTGCTCGTACGAGCACGGCAGTTGTAGAGTATCTGATCGATGCCATCAATGCTGCCGATATGTCTGGCGGAATCGTACCATATCCGGTTCCGGTGCCGACAAAGCATCTGGAGCCGGAGGAGCAGAAACAGTATGCGACGGCGACTGCGATCTCGCTCGCGTTGTATCTGATGGATGAACGCAATCACTCGCAGTGGAACTCATTGCGTAAAGAAGCGCGCAGAAAGTTCGGATCGCAGTGTTCAAAGAAAACATACATCGAATGCATTGGGAGACTTGACCTTGATGAGGAAGAAGAATAAGCTGTGGGAACCGTTGACGTTGGAGCAGGTTTCTTCGATTGTGCAGCAACTGCACGGCAGTGGGCTTAATTACAAGTTCCAGTGGACAGAAAGCCGAACGTATTTTCACTTGCACACGTTTTTCGATTTCATGAATGAAGTCGGGTATTATGACGGCGTAATTCCAGTGCACATGTTTATACGGAAGGATGCGAAGATATTGGAGCGTTCTTACGTGCGCTGTAAGAATACTGGAAAGTATTTCGGTATCCGTGATTATCTGGAAGATTCATTGTATGCGGTGTTGCAGGAAGGCGTGAATGAGTGTCATGAAACAGCAAGTGCATAAGTCGGGCGCATGCCCATTGTGTCAGTGTCTACCGCATTACTATCAGTCTGCAGACCGGAAAACGACATTTGCAATGTGCGAGAATCCGGCGTGTTTGTTGTATCAGCATCCATGCTTCATGCTGACATGGGTGAAGATGTGTGCGGGTACGATGCGCAGTTTGCTGATGCCGAAAGAGCTGTCCGGGCTGTTGTATCGAGGGGAGAAGACCCTTTGTTTACAGCCTGTAGAATCCAACTTGGTAGATGTGACATCGATGGGAATGCGGCATGATCGAAAAGGCTGGTATTGCGTTCCGCATTTCGGTGCGCAGAATGCGAAGCAACCGCCGGAGCGGCGGTATTATGCGACGAATCAACCCGGCGATATTCTCTATGTCCGTGAGCCGTACTGGTGTGGACATCCGCTGGATGAGAACGGCAACATTCAGATGCATGTAACAAAGACGTGGTTCGCGGCAGACGGTGAGAATCCAACGCCATATGATCGATTTGTTCATCCGAAGACCGGGCAGCTCGTTGACTCAACACCGTTCTGGCGTTCCGGATCGACGATGTCTAGAGAACAGGCGCGGACATTTCTCTTAGTACGATCGCTGCGTTTGCAGCGTATGCAGGAATTGTCTGATGACGATATTGCACGGCAAGGCTGTAAATCTGCGATCAGCACAAGTTCGAAGGATAAAGTATACTGGGTGGATGTTAACGGCGTTGTTACTGACAACGATTCTTGCGTAAGCTCGAAGGATAAGGTATACTGGGTGGGGGATGTGCCTTCTACAGCTGTACCGGTAGCTTCTACGATGCAGGAGGCGTGGCAGCAATTCTGCCTGTGGAGATTCGGAAGGGCGGCCTGGGAGCAAAACGCCTGGTGTTGGGTGTATGATGTGGTTTCGTTGCGTTATTTACAGGAGGATGTGAAGTGATGAGAGAGGTAGTAAGTTCCATTATAGTGGGGAATTGTGAAATTCAGATTCAATATGACAGGTTCCCCAGCAATCCGAGGAGAAACAGTAACGTTGGCATTATTGCAGTTGAACCGTCGAATCGGTATATCGAGTCGGAGGCCCCGTATATTATTCGGTTTTCTGTAGATCCGAAGGTTGATCTGGAAGTATTGAAAACTAATTTCGGAGCACGTGTGATTGTTCCACTTTATGTGCTTGATCACAGTGGCGTTTCGTTTCGCACGACGCCGTTCTGCGACCCATGGGACAGTGGACAGATTGGCTGGGTTCAAAGTTTACTACGTGTACACAGGAAAATAGCGTAATAAATGGACCCTTTATCCCGTAAGGGATATCGAAGAAGAAAGTGAATTGCTGGAAGCCTAAGGGTATGAGTGTACATACCTATGGTAATCAGCAGCCAATCAACCGGAATGCTAAGGGACTCGAAGAGTCCTATGCGCCGGGGAAAAGGTTCAACGATCATCAGGACGTCAACCTAATAAGCGGTCCTGTTAGTGTCTAAGCAGGCACGAAGTGCTCTTACGTTGGAAACGACGTAAATGAGATGATCTGTGCCGTATCGAAAGATACGGGAAGCCCCGATCTGACCAATCGGATAAGCCGGATAAGTGTAGCGAACTTATTTGAACAAGAACTACGTTAAATTAGTTGATACGACGTAAATTCTTGAAGATTTCTTCAAGAGGCTGATTGAGAATTTTGAGATTCGTTGTATATTGAGAAGTACGAATACTTCGGGTCTATAGAACACATGATTCAAAGAGCTCATACAATTAAACTGAAACCTAATCGTAAGCAGTCAGTCCTGCTGTCAAAGACAGCCGGTACTGCTCGCTTTGCGTATAACTGGGGTTTAGCTAAGTGGAATGAGCTCTACGAAAAAGGTGAGAAGTGTGACCCGTATATGCTTTCCCGTCTTTGGACGCAGGAGCGTCCAGACTGGAGCAGAGAAGTATTCAGCGGAGCTGGATTTAAAGCGATTATGAATCTTGGAGGAGCGTTTAGAGCGTTCTTTCAGGGATTCAGAAGTCATCCTACGTTTCATCGGAAAGGTCTTAAAGACAGCTTCTATGTCAGTAATGACAAAGCGAGACTGTACGGATCGAAGATCCGACTTCCGAATATCGGGCGTGTCAGAATGACTGAAACGTTACGGTACGAGGACTGCAAGATCCTGTCTTATACGGTCAAACGGAAAGCGGACGGTTGGTACGTTTCTATTAGTGTAGAAATCGAGGACGAACGCCGTACTGATTCTGAATCTTTCGTAGGAGTAGACGTAGGCTGTAAACATCTAGCAGTTGCCAGTGACGGTACAGTTTGCGATACTCCTGGAAAATTGAAAGATTTAGAGAGACAGCTCCGTAGGAGACAGCGTCTCCTCGCCCGTAAGGCGAAAGGTTCGAAGAACCGTCAGAAAGCTCGTCTTCGTGTTTCCCGTACTTTTCAACGAATTCAAAATATCAAACAAGATACAGTTCACAAGTTTACAGCTACAGTAGCCAAGAACCACGGTACTGTGTGTCTGGAAACTCTGGACGTTAAGGACATGAAAGAGGGTTCGAATAAACTTATTCGTAAGGGTGTACAGAACTCCTGTATGTCTGAAATCTTGAGACAACTGAAATATAAGTGCAACAACTTTATTGAAGTTGACAAGTATTTCCCGTCCAGTAAGACTTGTAGTAACTGTCATAGCCTCAAAGCAGATTTAGATCTCTCGGAGAGAGTCTATAAGTGTGATAACTGTCACATAGAACTTGATAGAGATCTTAACGCTGCTCTGAACCTCCGTCAGGAGGGTCTCAGAATTTACACCGAGGGTCACTCGGGAAGTGCCTGTAGAGAAGTTCGATAGAACTTCGTTGAAGCAGGAAGTATCAATTGATACGTGAACAGTATGCAACGGATGAAACGATTCGAACGTGCCTTGGTGACGTGGACTTAACGTGTGATACGCAGGTCCAGCGAGTGAAGCAGGCAATGTCGGAAGAGATCGAGGAATTTAATTCTTATTACAACGGGGAAGTATTTCGGTATTTTGTGTATGATCGATTGGACCCTGCAGCGGACCCGATGGACGAGTGCGGCGGATATTACACAATTGACGAAGCGCGACAAGGGGCGTTGAATTTTGTGGAATGGTTACAGAAAGTTTCAGATCAGCGGGAGTTTCCGTTGTTTCAGGCAATGGGTCTCCCTGTCCCGCCGCGTGATACTATGTTGACCGCCAGGCTGAATTAAAGAATGCAGGAGGATGTATGTATACGTTGGTAGAGATATGTCCGGAGTGCCGATCGGAAGGCATCACTGTGATTGATCGGGAATTTGATCGGACTTCTCAGTGTTTCAGATACAGACACTACTGTAGTTGCTGCGGGAATGACTGGTGGGAAGAAGAGGAGAGTGACATCGAAGAAGATGCCTATGAGCCTGTGTAGCGGGAGAAGTTATGTTTGAGTATTTGTATTTCGGCGTTGATGTGACGCAGATGAACATTCGACAGATTAATCGCTTATTTCGGGATCATGACGAATCGCATAAATGGCCGATTTGTGGCGCGTTTAATGCAACGGAGCGGGCGATTCGTCGTGTACGAAAGTACATGAAAGACAATGACGCGGTTTCCAGTTTTGACTATGCCTATATGTTGAACCAGGAAATTAGCGATATAGTCAATCACTATCAATAGGTAAAATTTGGAGCGTATACTGTATGAAAACCGTATCTGATGGACTCGTTCGTATTATCGAGGCACAAACGAAGGTGCATCATAGCTATTCCGGAAGGGGAATGTGCGGGGAGATGTGTTTCGGATATATTTTTAACGATTCGTTACTTGACGTGAATTTTGCGGTTTTATCAGAGATTCAGAGTCTGAACTCTGTGAAGCTGCTCCAAGAATTTAGCGAATTGACGAAACACGCTCGATGTGACAGTTTGGGGATTGGCAGAAGGATCTGCTATTTCCCCGGTTATCAGACCACAAAGACTGCGAATGCATCGGGTGATTCAGCCATAATGGAACGTGATATCGAAGCAGAACCTGGGTTTTGCCCGATGTGCGGCAGTGATCAAGCCAACTTCGGAGACGTTGAATTTCAGTCAGACATCAGCTATCAGGACTGCAGTTGTAATGATTGCGGTTGTCGCTGGAATGAGATCTATAAGTTTTGCAGGAAGGAGGTTGTTAAGTAGCGTTAGGACTTGGTCGTTCTTTGTTTTGATGCAGTAAGACTTGTAATCATTAAAAAATTTAGGAGTATTGGTAATGTCGATGAATTTTAAAGAGTTTGCGAACGCGTTTACTGCCAAATTTGCGGAGATGAGCGACCGCTATCAGTATTTGTATATGGTGCAGGTGGATCCGGATGACCTGTACAACCATTATCTGAATTCGTTTCCGGCAGGATGCAACGAATTGTACCGTGTTCGCACAGAGCATGATTGCAGCACCTGCCGGCATGCGATTAAGCATGTAGGCATGGTTGTTGCACTGCAGGATGGCGTCATGCACAGCGTATGGGATCTGCAGTTGACGGATCCCGGTTATCAGACGGTGGTGGATCAGATGGCGGCGTATGTGAAGGCAGCGCCCGTTTGTGACGTGTTTGTCACACGATTCAATAAATTCGGTTGCCGGCATACGCATTCTTTGAACCCGGATGGAACTGTGCAGAACTGGGATCACCTGGAAGCTATTGTGCCTCGTAAGCACATGTCTGAGGATGCGGATAGCGTTCGTGCTCGATATCGCGATCAGTGCGCTGTGTTTCGGCGGTCACTGGAAGAGCTGTCGCTTGACAGCGTCGATACAGTGTTGGAGCTGATTGCGTCGAATACGTTGTATCGGGGGCAGGAATGGAAAGCGTCGTTGGTCAAGTTTCAGCAGGAGCTGCGGTCGTACCTCCCGTTGTCTGTGGCTCAGCGCAATTGGTATGCCTGGGAGCGTGGCATGTTGGTTGGACAGGCAATTGCTCGTATTCGAAACCACAGCATCGGCGTTTTGCTGCAGGATCTGACTTCCGGTATGGATCTTGAACAGGCAGTGCGTCGGTATGAGCAGATCGTTGCGCCTACAAATTATAAGAGGCCGAACGCCATATTCACGGAAAAGATGCTGAATGATGCGAAGAAGACAATCGAAGCGCTGGGATACGCAAGGTCCTTGCCACGTCGTTTTGCAACGTTGGACGACATCACAGCCAACAACATCCTGTTCCTGAATAAAGACGTCGCACCGCGTGTCGCTGGCGGCATTGATTTGCTGGAATCGCTGGGACACAACGTAGCGCGGAAACCGAAAAAGTTTGAGCGGGCGGAAGAAATGCCGATTGAAGCATTTGTGAAAAATGTACTTCCGACTGCGACGGACTTGGAGGTATACGTTGAAACTCGACATGCGAAAAATCTGGTGTCGCTGATTGCGCCAGTGCATGACGACGCAAAGTCAATGTTCAGGTGGAACAACGCGTTCAGCTGGTCCTATACGGGTAACATTACGGACAGTGTGATGCGGGAACGCGTGAAAGCAGCCGGCGGTAAGGTGGACGGCGTGCTGCGCTTCTCGATTCAGTGGAATGATGATCCGAATCAGTGGGATCAGAATGACCTGGATGCGCACTGTATTGTCCACAACAACAAGGAGCATATTTATTTTGGTTCTAAATTTGGACACATAACGAAGGGCGAACTGGATGTTGATATCATCCATCCCCGACGGGAACAGGCAGCCGTTGAAAACATCGTGTGGACGAATCGGAATACGATGCTCACCGGTCCGTATGAGTTCTTTGTTCATCGGTTTACGAACCGTGGTGGACGGACCGGGTTCCGTGCTGAGATCGAAGTTGACGGACAGTTGTTTTCCTATGATTATCATGGGCCGTTTGGTCGCTGTAAGGGTTTTTCTGATTGTGTGGATGTTGCAACGGTGCGGAAAAATGCAGATGGCACGTTCTCGGTTACGAGCCACATTGACAGCAGCGTTGCAAGCAAAACTGTCTGGAATGTCACTACGGAGCAGTTTGTACCGGTATCCGTTGTGATGTACAGCCCGAATTATTGGGACGATCAGCAGCATGCCGGCGCTGGACATCGGCATTACTTTTTTATGTTGAAGGATTGCATCAATTCAGAGCAGCCGAATGGCTTCTACAACGAATTTCTGAAGCAGGAACTCGTGCAGCATAAAAGAGTGTTTGAGGCGCTTGGTGCGAAAGCACATGTTGCAGAGAGTGATCAGCAACTGTCCGGTATCGGATTTTCGGAAACGAAGCGTGATTCGCTGGTTGTGAAAGTGAAAGGACAGATCGAGCGCGTGATCAAAGTTGTGTTTTAGGCAGACAGGGACGAAGATCGTTCTTGTCGTATGTAAACCCATCAAACAAAAGGAGTTAAGACATGGGTGCGTTGAATGTGTTTGAGTATGCTGCGAAACACCGGGTTCGTTTTCCTTACAAGGGAATGATCGCGACGGAGGATTTGTATACGCTGTCGAGATCCGATCTCGATGCGATCTACAAAACGTTGAATCGTGCGCGAAAAGCGAACGAGGAAGAGAGCCTGCTGACGGAGCAGACAAAGGAGAATATTCTCCTCGATGTTCAGCTGAAGATCGTGAAGCACATCTTTGAGGAGAAGCAGCAGCGGGTACTCAATGCGCAGGCAGAGAAAGAGCGTGCTGAGAAGAAGCAGAAAATTCTTGCTCTGATTGCAGAGAAAGACGATGCGGAGCTTCGCAGCAAATCGAAGGAAGAGTTGCTGAAGATGGCCGAAGACCTGTAATACGGGTTTGCCGCGTGTATCTGATTTTATGTTGGGTACACGCGGTTTTTTTTTATTGTAAAAAGGAGTGTTTGGTATGTCGAAAAATGATTGGCCTCAGAAAGGGGATCAGTATTGGTACGTCAACTGGGAATATGGTACTGCGTCGTCATTGTTAGTTCGAAGTAGCACGTATGACGGCGTAGATATCGATAAAAATCGTCGGGTTATCGGCAACTGTTACCGCACCGAGCAGACCGCAAAGCGTGTCGTAGCTCTGATATTGTCAGCGTTAGCGGTTCCCACGGAGCCACCTTGGAATAATGCACCGAAATTAACGGCACAGATATTTAACCGACCTGATTGTCCGGACTGGTGCAATGCAGCCGTGGTATCCAGCTGTGGAATTGCGTATTGGGTTGACGGAGACTTCGAAAAGAGACATAAGGAGATTACAGGACTGCGCTTTGACACAACAGATTGGCAGCATAGTTTGATTAAACGTCCGATGACAGAATTACCGGATTGGTGCAAAGTCGGTGCGTGGGTGTATAACCAGCGTGGATATTATTTCTGTAAGATTATCGAGATCGCAAAAGACAAAAAGAGTTTTACGGTTGCTCAACCCGGTAAAAATTATACCGTCAGCAGCGGGGACCTCAACTACGGCTTCGATAAATGGAAACCGGCCTGCCTCCGTCCGTGGACGTTTGAAGACGCACCGCTGATGTGTAAAGTTCGCGATGTAAAGAACGAACAAGAAGAAGCAGTGTTGTCGTTGTGTCCGAGCGGCTATTACCGTGTTGGCGCATATAGCAGTGGACGATCTTCTTTTTCTGCGGTTTTGCGCAAATATGAACAACTGGACGGAAGTCCATGCGGTGTATTGGAAGTCACAGGAGATATAGATGAAGAAAAAATGTGATGTGAAACGGTGTAAGGCGGGTTGCTGTGGACCTGTGCCAATCTCGAACGAGGTGTTGCACGAATGTTCAAACCTGATCCAGCGGGAAATCACGCATCAGATCGCGTTCGACGAACACAGCACGATCGTGACAGATCATAATGCGGTGTGCGCATTCCTGACGTCAGATTATCGTTGCGCAATTTATGATCATCGCCCGCAGATTTGTCGGATATTCGGTTCGCGATCGCATCCGGATCTTCAGTGCCGGTATCTTAAAAAGTAGTAGATTGAACGGAACAGTAAAAATGAATAAATTTCGATTTGTCGATCTTTTTTGCGGTGGCGGCGGTTCGATTACTGGCGCGATTAATGCGTTGCGAGCAGCTGGAGAAAGTTACGAAGGGCGTGGATTCAATCACTGGGAAACCGCTATTAAAACCATTCAGGCAAATCACCCGGAAATTGTACCTGACTTCAACCGGGCGTGTGCTCCGATTGAGTCAATTCTTCCGGATGAGATCTTTCAGGACGATCCGACTCGGATCGATGTGTTATGGGCTTCGCCGAGTTGTACCCATCATTCAGTAGCTGCAGGTGGGAAACCCCGCTCGAACCAGCTCCGCAGCCAACCGGAATACCTGTTGCCGTATCTCAGGTTGACCCGATGCCGCCGGATGTTTGTTGAAAACGTCAAAGAGCTGCGTAATTGGGGACCGATCCTTGAGGAAGATATTAAGCATAAAGGCAAACTGTACAGGGTGGGAAGCGCGGATCCTCGGAAGAAAGGTGTATTCTTTAATCTTTGGTATCGGGAGATTAAAGCCAGCGGTTATAACGTTGAGATGGAGGTGCTGAACGCTGCGGACTATGGTGCGGCCACCAGTCGGGAACGGCTGATTGTACAGGCAGTTCGGAAGTCTTCCGGTGAGAAGATTTATTGGCCGGAGCCGACGCATGAGAAAGAACCCGAAATACGACTGTTTGAGAATATGGCGCAACCGTGGCGTTCAGCGGCGGAAATCATCGACTGGAGTATTCCCGGCGAAAGTATTTTTGATCGCAAAAAGCCACTTTGTGCAAACACGCTCCGGCGAATCGAAGCGGGAATCCGCAAATATTGGGGCGCATGGGCCGAGCCGTTTCTGATCGTGCTGCGTGGAACGTCGGAACATGCAATCAATTCGACTGCGATTCCGCTTTCCGCGCCATTGCCGACGCTGACAGCGGGCGGTGAACATGTGACGTTGATTCGACCGTTTTTATGCCGCAACAATACGGAACGCAACGGGCAATCGGCAAGGATTCACGAGATTGACAAACCGATTCCGGTAATTGATACCGGAAACCGGTACAGCGTGATCCAACCGCTTTTCATCCCACAGCATGGCGGCGGAACGGTGAAGCCGGTCATGAATCCGCTTTCAACCGTTGCCACGACCGGAAGTATCGGCGTGGTCGAGCCGTTCATTGTCGAATATTATGGACAAGGCGGTGCGGTCCCGCTGAACATCCCGTTGCATACCGTGACTACGAAAGATCGATTCGGAGTAGTAGAAGGACGTACCCTGATGCTGCCGGACGACAGGTGCTTCAGGCTGGACATTACCTATCGGATGTTGACGGCCCGTGAACTGGCTGCTGCGACCAGCTTCCCTGAGAATTATGTGTTTTGCGGTGGTGATACCGCAGCGAAGAAACAAATCGGTAACGCCGTACCGCCTGTATTGGCAGAAGCACTATACCGCGCCGTGTTGGCAGCATGAATAAGGAGGATTTGAGATGAGCGAAGAATTGAAGTTGAAATTTCGGGCGCTGGGGCTTCTGAGTGCATCCGTCATCGGCGGTGAAGCGTGCAAGGATTGCCCGCACAATATCCCGCGTATGAGTGCCGCGCTTCTTACTGGCGACGGGGAAGCGCTCCGGGATTGTGCCAAGCTGCTGTTCAAGGATTGCGAGTTGCTTCCGCTCGGCACGAAAGCCCGGATCGCAGAGCTGGAAGCAGAACGCGACCGGCTCCGGGATGCGCTGAATTTGATCGGTACCAAAGCTGATTTTTGTGCGGATGAATGTGAATACGGCCCAGACGCTACAAGTTTTAGATTGATTGCTGATGACGCGAAACGTGCGTTGAAAGGAACGGAGCAGGAGGTGGAATGATGAGCAAAAAGAAGTACGAATTGACGCCAGAGGAGGAAGCTGAACTCGAACAGGAGATTGAGCGCACGCGCCTATATCTCGAAACCGTCCGTATGTTCAGCCCCGGCGGGGAGGAGTACGAGCGGCATATGAAGCTGGCCCGAACGGCGGCCCGGTCGCGGATCATCGCGCGTCGGAAGCGGCGGGAAGCGAAAGCCGCCCGGATCAAAAGCGAACGCTATGCAAAAAGACATGCCTCCATTGCGAATCTGATTTCGCAAACTTACGACATATTGTTCCCACCAGAGGACGATCCCGTTGTCACGCCGGAGGAGCAACTGCTCCAAGCGATTTTCGGCCGCGAAAACAATGTGCCTATGGCAGAGGAGATGGCATTTGTGGATACAGTTACGAATATGGCGGAAACGCTGGTGCGAAAGTATCACGCCAGCACAAGCCAGCAGGAGGTTTGAAATGAGCGAATTAAAACAATGTCCCAAATGCGGCCCAAATGGCGCTCCGCTGCGTCGCATTGGTGAAATGGATGAATATAGGGTCGAGTGCATCGAATGTTATACGGTCAAAACGCCTTGGTTTAAGACACCCGGAGAGGCAGAAGCCTATTGGAACGCATTCGCGGAAGGCATGAAGCAGCAGGCCGCCCGGATCGCGGAGCTGGAAAAGGAATTGGAACAAATGAGGACAGTCGCGCTTGGCTATTGTGAACTGGCACGACGGCTTCAGGAGTCTCTGGATGAAAGCAATCGATATTGGGACAAGGCATTAGTGGAAGCCCGCAAACTAACAGAAAGCTCGGAAGGTGACTGAGATGAGCGAAGGATTGAAACCGTGCCGCCGTTGCGGTTTATATGTGTCTTTAGATGGGATTGAAGTGACACAAACCGATACCGGAACATATACGGCAAGATTTGAGTGTCCGGACTGTGGAGAAGTGGCGGAAACTTGTATGCGTCATTCATCCGAAGATTTCGCAGTCGCTGATGTGATTGATGACTGGAACAGGCGCTGGACGGACCCCGCCTTAACTGCCAGAATCGAGGAGCTGGAAGCCGAGCGCGACCAGCTCCGGAAAGCGCTGCAGGGACTGATGCAGGCCGTGGACGGTTGCTTGACCCCCAGCGAGGCGCTGCTGTGGAAAAAGTGCGAAGAAGCATTGAAAGGAGCGGGTGATGTCGAAAATGATTCTTGACGCCTGTTGCGGAAGCAGGATGTTTTGGTTTAACAAAAAGGATCCACGCGCTGTTTTCATGGATATCCGGCGTTGGATAGGGAAAGCCTGCGACGGCAGAAATATCAATGTGGATCCCGACGTGATCGGTGATTTTCGCAACATCCCGTTTGCGGATGAATCGTTTCGGATGGTAGTGTTCGACCCGCCGCATTTGATCCGCGCTGGAGAAAAATCGTGGCTGGCGCAAAAATATGGCAAGCTCAATAAGGAAACATGGCGCGATGATCTGAGGCAAGGTTTCAACGAATGTTTCCGGGTACTGGAGCCGGGCGGTTTCCTGATCTTCAAGTGGAATGAAGATCAAATCAAGGTAACGGAGGTGTCCAAGTTGTTCCCTGTTCAGCCGTTATTCGGTCAGAGGGGCGGGAAAACTCATTGGCTGGTATTTATGAAAGAAGGAACAGATCGTGTGTTATGAAATAAAAAAGTGTCCGTTTTGCGGTTCATCAGCCTCCATTCAGGATTGTAGTTATTCTGGATCAGATCCGATGTGGTCTGTCCTGTGCGATAATCCAATGTGCTTTGCGTACACTGAGGCATTCAAAACCAAACAGGGAGCGGTTGAAACTTGGAATAAGCGCCCCCTTGAGGATGAATTGTGTAAGAAAATTGAGGAACTGGAACGCAGATGCTCTGAGAAAATCACTGGTGAAACCTCGGACGGATATCACACATTCAATGAATTGTACTACCATCGGGCGGTGCTGTTTTCCAAGATTTGCCGTTGTTTCCCGGAAAGATCGTGGAAATCACGTAAGCATCACGACGGAACGATGTATCCGGGAATGTTCATCGTCGGCATTGAAACTGATGATGGACAAGCGACGTATCATTATGATATCGAACCCTGCTGGGATATGTTTCCTGTGAAAGAGCTGGAACAGGCACCAGAATGGGACGGACATACTCCGCAACAGGCCATTGAACGAATCCACAATATGCGGTTTGAATCAATCACAAACTTGATACATCAAGCAGAATTAGCGCGTACAGCGGCGCTGGGTTATCGTGATACGATTCAACAGCTGCAGCGCGTGGTGGATGAAGGCTATCGATACTGGAAAACGTTGTTGGCTACAGAACACGGGAAGAGAAAGGAACAGTAACATGAATGAAACCGCGAAGAATCAGTGGAACGGAGAGTATCCGATTTTTATCGAGTGGAAAGATCAGTATGAGTGGACACAATTTGATATCATGCACGATGAAGCGCAATTGATTGAATTTTGTGATTCGCATCAATTGAATCCACGCGAATTGATCTATTTGAACGCGCAACCAATTTATGCCTGTGACGGCGTTTTTATTGATGCGGACGAGCTGAGATTTCAAGGGGATTTGGATGCCGAGGTTCAGATGCTTATTGATGAGTTTAAGGATAAACTTCGGGCCATTAAGCGGCCTATCGTGTATGAGCCGATGAATAACCCTCTCGAAATTCCTGATGCGAAATTGAAAGATTGGTATGTGAGATTGAACTTGGAATAAGGAGAGATTAGAGCGCGATGCAGATTTTGAAACTTGGACTTGCGCGTGCTTCGGATATTGGAGGAGATGTGTGCGAACAGTGCCAGCATGATGCTCCTCACCGAAGTTGCGTGATTCTTGTTGGGGAAGATGATGAGTTGAGGAACGCAGCGAAGTTGCTGTATCGTCCATGCGAGCTTTCGATGTCTGATACGAATAAGTTGATCGACGTACTGAATAAGGAAAACAAGCAGTTGCGGGAGGCACTGAATTCTGCTGAAAGGACAGGTGCAAATGAATTATAAGTTGACCGTAGAAGAGGAGGCTGCAATAGAACATGAAGTGGAGATGGAGCGCGAATATCTGCGAATGATGGGGCGCTCGTATACTCCGATTGATTTGGAGAGAATATTGAATAAAATACGAATGCGCGCGAGAAATCGAATTATTGATCAACGGCGTAAAAAAGAGCAGCAAACAGCGTTTGTTCAGGGAGCACGTATCAGAGACCGAGATTCTTCCATTGTGAATTTGATTCCGCAGACGTATGAAATCTTGTTTCCGCCGGAGAATCAGACGTTTGAAGAGTACAAAAAGAGGTTGGAACAAGCAGACCCTAAGTGTAACGATAATGTTCCTTTGGAGGAGATTGAGACGTTTGTGAACGATGTGATCAAAATGGCAGAACAGCTGGTGCGCAAATACAATCAGGAGTGACGTATGGATGTTGATAAACGGATAGAAGATGCGTTTCATAAATTCTCAAACGCAGTCGATGACTTAAAACAAGCGGTAATTACGGGTCAGCAACAAACCGCAGAGCAAAAACCGCGTGCTGCTGATGTGATAAATTCGTCCATTACTGTTGGGTCTATTACATATGAACCCTATGAAATTTTCAGGCATGAGGATGGACGGATGTATCAGTGTTTGCTCCGAGATTCTGAACGTTGCAATACTTGCAGTTTTCAATTTAAATTTAAATTGTGTTTTTCACTTAGGTGCACAATCGATGGCAGAGACGATGGATTGCCTGTCCGTTTTGTGCCGGCGCAGGTACCGCGTGTCGGTATGTTATATCGCACAGCGGCTGGTGAAAAGTGCATGTTAGTTCACGCACCATTCAATCGACCGTGTTTGTGCAACGAGCATAAAGGACGCTGTCATGATCTTAATACGCTGTTGTTTTCAGGAATTCGGTGTAAGCTCATGTTTAATTTGAGAAATTGGCATTGGGTGCCGCTGAACTAACGGAGTTTGTGTATGGAAACGATACGTAAGTGTATTTGCGGAAAAGATCCGAAATTCATTCCTGCCATTTTGATCGGATCGTATGGTAAGCCCGCTTCTATAAAATGTACCTGTTCCCGTGAAGTGACAGGTGTTCTGCATTATATATCAAGGCCACATAGCACCGAAGACGAGGACTTAGATTATTCAGAAGAGTTGTCGAATTCCAATGCGATAAAACGGTGGAATGCAATGATACAAATGGAGTGCAGGCAGAAAGGAGTGGTACTAGATGATTAAACTTACATTTGTGGATGAAACTCAATCACCGATTGAGCTGGATGCCGAGACTATAGCAGATGCGGTGAAAACGGCGATTGAGCAGGGCATCAGCCTGTGTGGCGTAGATCTGAAAGAAGCGGATCTGCATGAGCTTGACTTGCACGGTATTGACCTATCGTATGCAGATTTATCGTATGCAAATCTGTACGGAGTCAACTTGGATGGTGCATCATTGGCATGTGCGTTGCTTGTTGATACAAATCTGTTTGCAGCAAGTTTGTGTCATACTTGCTTTCGCGGAGCAGATCTGCATTACGCAAATTTAGGGAGGTCGCGGGCAATCGGCGCAGATTTTGGCAGCGCGGATCTGCATACGACTGACTTGAGCAACGCCGATTTCAGCGATGCGAAGTTAACCGACGTAGATTTGCGTGGTGCGAAGCTGATCAATACCAATTTTACCCGTGCGATATTGGTTGGCGCGGATTTGATGTCCACAGAGTTGGATGGCACGGTATTGGTCGGAGCAAATTTAGATTATGCGGGTTGGCCGCTGTGGAGTTACTATTTGCATGCAAAAATCGACAAACGGTTGTTTTGCCAGTTATTGTGTCACACAATGCGGCTTGGACAATCGATTGACGATGTAGAGGTACAGTCACTCCTGAATGATCCTGTAGCGTCGGCCCTTGCAAATCAGTTTCATCATATCATTGAGTATGGCAAACTCAAATAGGAGTATCGAAGCGTAATGTTCGTACACACTTTAAAGAACATTGCGTAGGTACCTTTATCCCGTAAGGGATATCGAAGAAGAAAGTGAATTGCTGGAAGTCTAAGGGTATGAGTGTACATACCTATGGTAATCAGCAGCCGATCAACCGGAATGCTAAGGGACTCGAAGAGTCCTATGCGCCGGGGAAAAGGTTCAACGATCATCAGGACGTCAACCTAATAAGCGGTCCTGTTAGTGTCTAAGCAGGCACGAAGTGCTCTTACGTTGGAAACGACGTAAATGAGATGATCTGTGCCGTATCGAAAGATACGGGAAGCCCCGATCTGACCAATCGGATAAGCCGGATAAGTGTAGCGAACTTATTTGAACAAGAACTACGTTAAATTAGTTGATACGACGTAAATTCTTGAAGATTTCTTCAAGAGGCTGATTGAGAATTTTGAGATTCGTTGTATAGTGAAAAATAGATTACTATAATACACAGGTTTGAAATGATTCAAAGAGCTCATACAATTAAACTGAAACCCAATAAGCATCAGGCGGTCCTGCTGTCGAAGACAGCCGGTACTGCCAGATACGCTTACAATTGGGGTTTAGCGAAATGGAATGAGCTTTATGAAAAAGGTGAGAAGTGTTCCGCTTACAGTTTGATCTCTCTGTGGAAACAAGAACGTCCTGAATGGTCCTTAGAAGTAGGCGCAGCTTGTCTGCAGCGTCCGTTCATGCACCTGGAAGGTGCGTTCAAGGCGTTCTTTCAGGGATTCAGAAGTCGTCCTACGTTTCATCGTAAAGGACGGAATGATAGTTTCTACGTTCCGAATACTCATTTCAAACTTGTTGGAAAGAAGATAAGGTTACCGAAAGTTGGTTACGTCAGAATGACAGAAACTCTTCGTTATCCTGACTGTAAACTTCTTTCCGCAGCTGTCAGACGGAAAGCTGACGGTTGGTACGTTTCTATTTGCGTAGAGATCGAAGAAGAACGTCGTACTGAATCTACAAGTTTTGTTGGGGTAGATGTAGGCTGTAAACATTTAGCGGTAGCGAGTGACGGTACAGTCTGCGATACTCCTGGAAAACTGAAGGATTTAGAGAGACAGCTTCGTAGGAGACAACGTCTCCTCGCACGTAAGATGAAAGGCTCTCATAATAGAGCCAAAGCTCGTCAGAAACTTTCCCGTACTTTTCAACGAATTCAAAATATCAAACAAGATACAGTTCACAAGTTTACAGCGCATATTGCTAAAAACCACGGTACTGTGTGTCTGGAAACTCTGGACGTTAAAAGTATGCATACTGGAGAGAACAAGTACATCCGTAAGGGTGTACAGAACTCCTGTATGTCTGAAATCTTGAGACAACTGAAATATAAGTGCAACAACTTTATTGAAGTTGACAAGTATTTCCCGTCCAGTAAGACTTGTAGTAACTGTCATAGCCTCAAAGCAGATTTAGATCTGTCTGATCGGGTTTATACCTGTCAGTCCTGCGGACTGAAGATCGACAGGGATTTGAACGCTGCTCTGAACCTCCGTCAGGAGGGCTTCAGAATTTACACCGCAGGTCATGCGGGAAGTGCCTGTAGAGAAGTTCGATAGAACTTCGTTGAAGCAGGAAGATTCGTAAGAATCGTGAACAGCACGATGTGGACGATTGATTATAAAAAGCAGCAAGAACTCCAGCGTTCTCATCTTCGGGAAGAACAATGGCAGATTTTGGAATCTGAAAATCCCGATTGGGATCGGTGGAATGCGATTGAAGATGAGCTGAACGCGTTGGACCAGGTGGACGAATGAATTCAAAATGTCCGCGTTGTGGAGCTGCGTTAATCCTACGCAACGGTAAATATGGGATGTTCTGGGGCTGCTCGAAGTTTCCCTCCTGCAGATTCACCGCAGATATTCAATGTGACCATCCCGATCATTATTCACATAAAGAGGCAGAAGCGGAACGGTTTGAGGATGAGCTTCGCGGAATCTGTATTGCATCCGTGAACGGAGGTTAAATACTGGGTTTTAGTTGAAAGAAACAAAGGAGTGGAAAAATGAAATGTCCGAAGTGTGGTTCAATCGAGCTGGAATGGTCTTCGGTTGCGACTGGAATTGCTGTTTGTAAGAACTGCCGGTATCAAGGTGTACCGAATCCGGGTACGAAGACCAATTTCGACTGGATCACTAAAAGCCCGGAGGTGTTGGCGGAGGGATCGGTGTGTAATCGCAATGGGATGTGGGAATTTGTCTGGCATAACATTGCGATTATTCGTATGGAAACTCGTGAAGCTGCAGTTGCTATGGCGATTGAATATCTTAAACAAGAGGTGGACTGATGGAGGAATTGTTACCCTGTCCCGGCTGCGGCAAGCACAATGGTGTGCTCCGGGACCGTGGATATGGTTTAAATGAATCTACATTTGAATACTGGGTTGAATGCGCGAAGTGTTTGACAATAAGATCTCCAATGTGTAAAACACCGGAAGCTGCGATTGATTGGTGGAATGAAAATGCAGAAAACGCAGCGCGGACTGATCGAATCAGGACATTTGCGAAAAAGTATGATGACCTGATTGCAGAGCGCGATCGTCTTCAACTGGCATTGATTAAGGTTAGGGAGCAAGCACGTATCTCATTTTTCAGCGATTGCGGACGTGGCGTAGAAAAATGCTTCGCGATGCAGCATATCCGGGAGATCATAGACAAGGCGTTAACCGAGGATAAAAAGAATGAATGAAAATGCGTTCAGTGTTGGAAGAGTGAAATACAAAGCTGTTCCAGCGGAAGATGGTTGTGATGGCTGCGTGTTCGATAAAACAGCTTGTCCAGCGGGTATTGGACTTTTTCCATCTTGTAACGCTAAACGAAGGCAGGATGGGGCGGATGTGATTTTTATTGAAGACATACAGACCAATGCTGACCGTATCCGCGCCATGAGCAACGGGGAACTGTCTGTACTCATGACATATAATTGTCCTTTTGCTCCTATGGATTGCCATGTAGGCGCTGAGTCGCGTGTACGCTGTTGGCTCAACTGGTTGAATGCGGAATTATAGAAACCTGAGGTAGTGAATGAGTAAGGAAATATGGTGTGATACATCGTGCGTTGTCTCTGCGTGTGAGAATTGTTCTGCTTACCGTCCAAATATTTTTCAAGGTGGTCATGCGACGTGCAATCGGACCAAACGGGTTATCCGGGACGACCATAGTTTTTGTAAAGATTGGCGGCTGTCAGAACCAGCTAGACGGCGTGTGATTTATTTGCGTATCAGGGAGCTTGAGTTTGAGAGCTCTGTAGCATTGAAAATAGGTAAGAGCACAGTGGAGAATAAAATGGCCGAAACTATGAGAGCTGAGTGCGCGGAACACATGAGCAGTCCAGCACAATGCAAAGGATGCTATCGGGAGCAGCGATGTGATCTCTGGAGAAATAAGACGCTTCGGCAACAGATTGAAGCAGAAGGTTGTGACTATTTTCAGGATCATGCGATTACCAATTTTGAGCTCTTTTCGTCTGAGATTGAAGCACTGGCGAATGCAATGGTATTTGAGACTATGCCGAATGTATGGCGGTTCAGACTCGGTGAAATGATATCTGTACAGGCGTTTTCCAGTACGGATGAAGCAAAGCAGGCTGCCGTCGAGTATCTTCAGCAGGCAGTAGATTCGATGTGAGTATGATGGGGGAACGATAAAAATAAACGAGGAAGCACTCGCAGGAAATCCGGTGGATTTTGGATAATGTGGAGGTGAATATATGAGTACACAGGGACAGATAAAAATATTGGAAGAGGTTCTTCATATAGCGGAATTGCGTGAAGAGCAGCAGCGAATCACGGAATCTGATGATTCGGACTGGATTCGTTGGTGCGAAATTGAAGATGAAATCGAGGCAATCAAAGGAGAACGCGCGGAAGAGGATTGAGTATGAGAAATGAGCGCGGGAGTTGCCTGTAAAGTATGTGAACGCTTGAAGAAAGTGAGGGGAAAATGCTGATTTTATTGCATGACAGTCGCGGAAATGAGCTGGTCGTCAGCACGGATATCATCGCGATGGTGAGTGAACAGTGGGCAAAGCATTTAATGTCTGTACGTTACATTTTGTCCACGACGACCGGCGGAGAAATCACGATAAAAGAGTCGCCACGGGAAGTAAAATTCCTGCAAGACCGGGAGGTTGAGAAAGTGAATGGTGCGAGAGTGAATGGTGAGAGAGTGAAGGGTGAGAGATGAAAGAGATTGGAATGTTGTTTTCCGGCGAGATGGTCCAGGCAATTCTGGACGAACGCAAAACGCAGACGCGAAGGCTTGCTCGTGATTGTCGTATCGACAGCAACGGCAATGCCTGGCAGGGCAAATGGAACTTCGGCCAAGACGTGTGGGGGAAGCCGCATGTTGATCGGTGGAGAAAACCATGTGATGTCGGCGACCGCATTTATGTGCGGGAAACGTGGTCGTACTATTATTTCGACTCTGATACGAAAAAGCAGTTCTATTACTACAAGGCTGATTACCCGGACTTTGAAAAAGGGTTTACGCCTGAGGGATGGGATTCTCGACCTCCCGCAGCTGGTGGTGATCGTTGGTATCCGTCGATCCACATGCCGAAAGCTGCTGCCCGAATTTGGCTGGAAGTGACCGATATGAGAATTGAACAGCTGCTGGACATTTCGAGCCACGATGCGAATTGCGAAGGCTTCACAGAAGCCGGAACGCATCCGCGAGCAGATTTCTTGGCTGCGTGGGATCAATTGTATGGAAATGGAGCGGCAGAGGCTGACCCGTGGGTGTGGGTGATTGAATTTAAACAAATCGAGGTGAAGTGAAATGATCGATATGGATGATGATACGCGGGAGGCAGTGATCGGCGCAGCGCTCGTATTCGGGTTTATTATGATCATGGTCATTGCTGTCGTCGCTGGATGTCTTGGAGGTTGTTATATCATAGAAGCAGAAAGTACGAAACGTGTATACATCAAAAACGGTTACGTTGAGCAGTGGAATCCTGTGCGACAGAGAACGGAATGGATTAAGAGCGATGATGTCGGACATGAATAAGCATCTGCAATTCATTTGTTTCATTGCTGGAATCGCTGGAATTATTTTGATGTTTGTATTAGGAGATGATGACTGACAATGCACAATGATATTGAGATTTCGTTACGAGACTTGGGTGGTTCTTCGTTTTATGATGTGTATGTGGGGCAAGCTCATTTTTATATCGATTTTAACTTTTTTAAGGACAGCAAGTATCAGGTTCCAGCAGAACTGGAACGAACTGTGCTACAATATTGCATCTCGTTCAACACAACGCTGCGAACGGAACATCATGGTATTCATGAGATACGATTGAGAACCGGAAAACAATTCTGTATTATTACGAACTTCTCCGTAGAGCACATCATCAATCGGATCAAGTTGGAGGCATCTTCGTGCTGTTCCGTTTGTTGCCATCGTGATGGTTACGGTAGTTGTAAGCGTGCTGAATATGGTCAAAACTGGTCTTATGGCGATGTGCAGGAATGTGAAGGTTTCGCACGAGAACAGGGCGCATACCGCAGCCGTCATTGTCCATCGGAATTTTCCAAATGGCTTAAAATTCGACACGATGCGCATTCGTATATTACAGATGTCTATAGCAAGTTTCTTGGCCGTGATAAGTATCAGGTAATATGGGATCGCAGGAAGTATGAATTTAGCGAGTACGACGAGGCGTATGATTTTATTGTATCCTCATTGGTGGAGCGGGAAAATGTAAAAGCATTGCAGTAATTGAATTGGTATAGAGAGAATCATTTATAAAAAAAGAAAGAAGGTTAAAAATGGCGAATTATGTGACAATCAAATTTCATCACATCAGCGACATAACCATGTTTAAACGCGTCGCTGTCAATTCTGACGGATATATTGACTTTAATGTTCTATTACCCATGCCTGAAACGATGCATATCGATTCTCCGCAGTATGGAGAGCTTCCAGAAGGATTTGTTTTTCCCGATGTGAAAAGATTCAATTTAGGCGAGTTCTTGCAGAGATGCGCAGATCAGGGCGTTCCTGCGTCGCTTGCTTTGGCAGAGTATAATCGTCAAAAGTTTGGTTTTGCGGACTGGTACGATTGGTGTGTTAACCATTGGGGTACCAAGTGGAATGCACACGGAGAACTGACAGACAAGGCACCGGGTGAGCTTCCCGTGTTTCAGACAGCATGGTGTATACCGGAAGGCTGGTTGAGAGCTTTGGCAAAGTATGTGGATTTTACGCTGCTCTATGCCGATGAGAATATGGGGAGTAATTGCGGACGTGTTAAGGCGTCTCATGGAGAAATGACTATTGAGAAGCTCGAATATAGCGCAGAGTCCATTGCATTGGCATACTATATTCATTATGGGAGTGATGGCAAACAAGCTCTGACTGAGGCCAATGCGGATGGTTCCAGCAAGGAATATCAGGATGCGATACAGAACTATGACGAATACATCCGTAAGTGGGTATGTTGCATATGAGAGGTTATTCATGAATGCGAAATTTTGGTTCCTCTACTTTGTCATTGGAATTGCGTGCGGTGTTTTATTTTCTTTGTTGAGGAGTGAAGAATGACTTGGCCTGAGGCATTTGTACTTGTCGGCATAAATCTTGTGATGTTTGGATTTTTGACAATCTTAGTATGGAGGATGTGGAAGTTATGAGTAAAGAGCGAAGCAAACAAACAGCTGAAACGCAACTCAGCAGCGATCGCACTGTGTCCAGTCAGACGTTAGAGGAATTGAAGCAGCGATATTTTCAGCGGTATAAGTATGATCCTCGGCTGGCAGAACTGTTTGATCTGATACCTGCACACAAACTTCGAAAATACCTCACTGAAAAAATAGAAGAGACTCCATCCGTTTATTTGAAAAGTTTTTGTAAATTTATGACGCCGTTCAAGTAACAAACAGGAGAGATGGCCATGCGAAAAATCGTATTTCAGGTGATCATTACAACGACATCGAACATTGAGACTGAGGATATTAAGAACGCGTTAGATGATCAGTTGTCCTCATTCAGTGAGACCGCAAATCTGTGCCATGAGGTCTCGATTTTACAAGACGGACAATTGGAATTATCGCCGGAACTTACCCATGTTCCGATTCCCCACTATATGCCTGATGACATAAACAATCCGTCGATTCCCATCAATCGAGATTATAATGATGGTGTGATCAATATCAGACAATGGACATCATCTGCTGAGTGAGACACGATATGACTACATATATCACATCAAAAGACTATGATCGTTTGTATGACCTTGTGAACTCAGGGATGAGGATTCTGTGTTTCACAACGCATCCAGATTATGGAAAACAACCAGCACAGGTGCTGTATTTACCCGAATATGAGGCATTGAGTATCGGCGCATTTTCAGCGCATCATTGCCGGATTGCACGTACGCAGGAAGAATTTATTGAACATTGTAAGGCAGCTAAACTGGAATTTATCGATCCGGCAAGCCAGCAAGAAAATCACAAAGTTATAGTTTCCTATGAGGATTTATTGAAAGAAATTCCGGGAGGAGCCGATATTCTGTGGGAAGAGCGATCTGTTGTGAGTCAGACGTTCGAATGTTGCGGCGAGTGCATGCATGAAGAATGGGGTGACGACGAGACACCTCTAAATGCATTGTTCCGTTTATACAAACGTGCAAGAATGGCGGCTATTCTTGATGCAGACGATTGATCCAATGAATACGACGACCACCGCCACGGTGTCTGATATTACGGAAGAACCGTCCGTAACTTCCGGATATCATCTGATGAAAAGTACCACAAGTCGAGCGACAGTGCGTCCTGCATTAGCGTATTCAATGTATGAAGATCATACTGATGTACGTCTTGCATCGCGGTATCAAATCCCATCTGAACAGCTGCTACGTAAATCCAAAAGGAAGAAGTGTAAATGACTACGAGAATCAACGAACATGATGCGATGACGAAACAGACATTTCACCGGGAACTGATGTTCGATCCGACTGTTCCCGGCTGTTTTCGACCGCTGACCCGGCAGGAAATTCAGAAACAGCGTTTGCCCAAACCGGAACCCGTGGATGTATTCCGCAATGATCCCCAGGAAAAACTCTGGAAGATTGCCGGTTTGCAGGATGCTGACGGGTATCTTGAATTGGCACTCGATGCTATCCGGTATTTTTTCTTTGGTAATAAAGACGATGACAATACGTTTATCGAAGGAAATCTTTATCGGTATCGTTACGTTGATACGTTTGAGGATGGTCATCATATTCATTACGAGGTGGGGAAGTGGTTGTCCGAGCAGGAGTCGTGGAGTGGTCTGCTTGGCACAGAACCGCTTCACATTTGTTTTGATGAATTCGTTCGTCCGCTTCGGGATTACATCGCCGAACTCTTTCAACAAATCGAAAATAAGAAAATAGGAGTGTGTTATTAATGCTGAGACAACCTAAGGTATGGAGTGGAGAATATCCGATCTTTTTTGACGAGTCTGTCTGTTATGATGAGGAGATGTTGGTGGATATGCTTTGCACATCGGAAATAAAACCCAGTAAAGCTCTTCCTATTTATTCCGCAGAGCCTATCTATGCGTCTAATGCACTGAAAAAGGATTATTTGATGGAGTGCGTTGAGGACGAAATGCCGATGGACTGCGAAGTTCCGGAAAGCCTGGAAGAACTGATCGACGAATTCATTGAAAAAGTCGACATGTATGAGACGCCATTATGCTACTGGGAGGGTAATCTGCTTGCCTTGACAGACGAGCAGGTGAAATCGCTGTGTGTTGCCGTACAGAAAGCGAAAGACGCGCGTGCGACTGAAAAGTGAGTATCAGATGATTTGTTATAAAGATATGACTTTTTGTGCGGCAGATGATTGCAGCAATCTGAATCGTCTGCGCAATACCAAGAGAGCTGATTTTCAACCGGACGATTTCTTCAAAGACAAAGTCGCCTATTCTGATTTTCAGAAAGACTGTCCGAATTATGAGAAGGAAAGTAAATGAAAAATTTCACCGAAACTCAGGAACGAATCGCAAATAAGTGCGATGAACTGAAAGCGTTACTCCTTGAGAAGAATCGAAAGTATGGAAACTCCGCATTGGAGCCCAAACGTTGCTTTTCCAAGTCGTCTGTACAAGAACAAATCCTCGTCCGTATGGACGACAAACTCTCTCGAATCCAGAATCGCCAGAACGATGAAGATGAAGACGTGTTCATGGATTTGGCAGGGTATCTGATACTGTACCTCGTAGCGAGAGACTCGGAAGGAAATTAAACGATGGAGACAATTATTACGGAGGAATATCTCGATGCGCACCCAAATGAGATTTTTGTATTCGGAGATAACCTTGATGGTAGAGGACTTGGTGGTGCGGCGAAACTTCGTTATCACAAACAGGCAATTGGTTCTATTACCAAGAAGCATCCTGATAACGAGGACGAAAGTTTCTTCACGTGTGAGAATTACATCGCCTGGTATTTGGGGGCTGTTTCTTCTTTGAGAGATAGAATTAAAAGGCAGCCTGACAAGACGTTTTTAATCAGTAAGCTCGGAGCTGGTCTTGCAAATCGATACGGAATTTTTGAGAAGATTATTGAACCGACGATTAAAGTCCTTTTATCTGATCTCAATAATGTAAGGTGGCTTTGGTAATGATTTTTGAACCCGATCAAATCAACATGCCGGTTCGGTCGTTGAAGAGAAGACGTCCTGACATTTATCAATTGCTTCTTCCTGAATTGGAAGCGCTTTCTCCTGAACAACCATTGCCGGCGAACATCCCATCCAAATACTTTGGGCAGATCTTTCAAAAGTTTCTCAACAGTTTTTCAGAACAGATATTGCTCAAGAATTGTGATGGAGAGAAAGAGTTGGTTCACCTGCATCCAGACTTCTATTATAACTCGGAGAATAAAACAATCTCTGTAACAGTCGGGAATGATGCGAAGGATGTGTTTTTCGTATTGGAAACCGGCGTTCATTCTGTCTTTATCAGTTTTCATGACTATCCATTAGAGAAAGCGATTGGTACTATGATCCGATTGATTCTCGCATTGCAAAAACACAGGGAGTGTACACAACATGTATAGAGCGAAAGTCCTTGATCAATTTGTCGAAGATGTGCGCGAACACCAACTGACAATCATGAGGGATGCCGGCGTATACCGGCATCTTTTGTGTAGAAATCCGAAATTCGACAAAATGTATGCGTTTGAGATTATAACTTCTCCGAATCTTCTGTTGTTTCATGGAGATTGCGGGACATTTGTATTTTCCCGGTTGCATGACATGTTTCAGTTTTTCCGCTCTGACTGTGTGCGGAGTGATTTACCGCTGGGGTATTGGTCCGAGAAGATCGAAGCCGCTCCTGCGGGAATTGATGTTATGCTGTATTCACAGCGGCTAGCGGAAGACGGTGTCCAGGCAGTCTTCGACGCATGGGCACAGTCGCAATCGCTGCAAGGATCAGAGTTGGAGCATGCGCAGCAGGAATTGGATGATCAAATTCTCATCCACTGTGATTCTCTCGATGCGCTGTTTGATTGTATTGGGACGGAGTTGGCATGTGGTTACACGTTTGACATAGTCGATGTTAATTATCGAACGTTGCATCCGGCTGTGATCTGGTGCATGTATGCAATTGTCTGGGCGATTCGACAATATGATAAAGCAAAAGAATCAAAGGAGCAGAAATGAGCAGCAGTACATTTATTAACCCGTTCTTGTATGTCGAATGTGCCTCTGTGGAGCAGGCGGATGATCTGGAGTCCTGTCTGCAACTGGAGCGAGAGCGCGCACTGAGAATTGAGGATGAGGACGACACAGATCCAGCACCGATACTATCATTCGATTTCCTGCGTGGCGGACCTGCGAACTCAACCAGAATTCAAATATTGTTACAGGACGATGGTGATTGCGAATCGTTTGACAATGATATCGTTCAACTGAATCAGCGGTTCCAGGCTGTGTACAAACTGCGGATTCAAGGATATTGGATTGCAGAGGTTGACGGAATGAGATCTCGTGGTGAATTGAACGCGGAAGGCGGCGTTCGTTATACGGATGCAGATTGGTTGTTGCATTACTCCTGCGATCAGATTGATGCTTTGCGTGAGCTTGCAGAGTGGTTGGAAAAAACAATGAAGCTAAGCAAAAAGCAGTAGGAGATATGGAGAGATGGATCTCGACTTAAAGATTGCGACAACGTTTAATGAGCGTCAATCTTATCTACGGAGAAAGGTTCCGCATGTATCGGCATTGACGACGTTGTTTCTTTATTATCCGCATGCGTGTGCGAACAGCCATTTTGTACGTCAGACGGATGGATCGCAGTACATCTACAGACGAACGGATCCTTGTATACCGCATAGTACGATTACCGCGCCGCTGATTATGGAAATGGAGGAATACTTCAAGTCTCTGATACCAGCTTCTATGCAGGTGACAGATCTTCAGTGGACACATGAATCCAACAGGTACACAGTTCGATTTCAATTCTGTGACCGTACGAATCGTTGGGTTGAAATCAGCGCTTATTCAGTACATAAACCGACTGCAATGGCATTGCTGCTGGCACGTTGTGGTAAGTCTGACCGATTCCAGGCGTTGTCCAATTCTGCAGCGAGTGTGCTGAATAAGCGTCCGATGCCTACGACGCGGGAGCGCCTGATCGGTGCAGCAAGTGATATGAATACTGTGAAGCAAACCGGTGTTGCTGTTGTAGAGAAGACCCCCCCTGTTGCTCAGGATTCAAGTCAGAGCCAGCATCATGAGGTGCGGTATCCGGCACAATTGACCGCGACGATCTCTGCGAAAGACATCTTGCGGTTTATGCCTTATACCTTAGGTCGTGCGTTACATTCCATTTTTTGTTGGGCGCATGTTGTGGACGATACGGTGCGGACAGCGCAATACATTCGTTCCGCAATCGAATCACTGGAGATATCGCAGCAACGTCCCGGTATCGGTGTATCTGCGGTCGCAGTTGCGTTGTATCGGTTACTGTACGCGGCGAACAGAGAATCGCGCCCGTTGTACATCGGAATGTTCATCGTAGAGGAAAAAGTTACGACCGCGTTGCAGTTGTTACGGGAAGAGCAAGAACAGCTCTTTCAGACGGATCATTGATTTTTCGGTTGGAGTCACGTATGGTAGTAGCGGTGACATATCTCAGTGGCTGTCGTGCAGTCCATAACAGTCAAGCATCGATCCTGAGAAGCGTGCGACCCAGACGTACTCCTGCTTCACTCCAACCGGAGAGCGACGGCTTCGGCAATCGATGCGACCGTCGCATTTTTTATGTACCAATCTATCCATTGACTACAAGGTTCAAAGTTTATTACGTGTACACAGGAAACTAGCGTAATAGACAGGACCCTTCAGAGAGTAATCTCTGACGAAGAAGAAAGTGAATTGCTGGAAGCCTAAACTTGGAAGTGTATCCAGGCACGGTAATCAGCAGCCGATCAACCAGGTATGCTAACGGCGCTGGAACAGCGCCTATGCTCTGGGGAAAAGGTTCGGAGGTCATCGGAGGGTAAACCTAATAAGCTCCTCCGTTAGGGTCTAAGCAGGCCCGAAGTGCTCCTGAGTTCGAAAGGACCCAGATAATATGACCCGTGCCGTATCGAAAGATACGGGAAGCCCCGATCTGACCAATCGGATAAGCCGGGTAGGTAGTAGCGCACCTATCTGAACAAGAACCACGAGGTCAGTTGATACGACGTAAATTCTTGAAGATTTCTTCAAGAGGCTGATTGAGGATTTTGAAATTCGTTGTATATTGAAAAGTAAGGATACTTCAGGTCTATAGAACACATGATTCAGAGAGCTCATACAATTAAACTGAAACCCAATAAGGCGCAGTCAGTCCTGCTGTCAAAGACAGCCGGTACCGCCCGTTTTGCGTACAACTGGGGATTAGCTAAGTGGAATGAGATGTATGAACGTGGGGAGAAGTGTGACCAATACTTGCTCTCAAGGCTTTGGACGCAAACGCGTCCAGATTGGAGCAAAGAAGTATTCAGCGGAGCTGGATTTAAGGCGATTATGAATCTCGGAGGAGCTTACAACGCTTTCTTCAGAGGATTCAGAAAGCATCCTCAGTTTCATCGTAAGGGACAGAACGATAGCTTCTACATCAGTAATGACAAGGCGAAGTTATACGGATCGAAGATCCGACTTCCGAATATCGGACGTGTCAGGATGATGGAAGAGCTTCGCTATTCTGACTGTAAGATTATGTCTTATACTGTCCGTAGGAAAGCTGACGGTTGGTACGTTTCTATTTGCGTAGAACTTGAGGAAGAACGACGTACTGAATCTGAATCTTTCGTAGGAGTAGATGTAGGTTGTAAGCACTTAGCTGTTGCAAGTGACGGTACAATCTGCGATACTCCAGGAAAGCTGAAAGACTTAGAACGTCAGCTGAAACGGAGACAGCGTCTCCTTTCGAGGAAGCAGCGCGGTTCGAAGAACCGTCAGAAAGCTCGTCAGAAACTTTTCCGTACTTTTCAACGAATTCAAAATATCAAACAAGATACAGTTCACAAGTTTACAGCTCACATTGCTAAAAACCACGGTACTGTGTGTCTGGAAACTCTGGACGTTAAGGACATGAAAGAGGGAGAAAATAAGTACATCCGTAAAGGTGTACAAAACTCCTGTATGTCGGAAATCTTGAGACAACTGAAGTACAAATGTAATAACTTCATCGAAGTTGATAAGTATTTCCCGTCCAGTAAGACTTGTAGTAACTGTCATAGCCTCAAAGCAGATTTAGATCTCTCGGAGAGAGTCTATAAGTGTGATAACTGTCACATAGAACTTGATAGAGATCTTAACGCTGCTCTGAACCTCCGTCAGGAGGGTCTCAGAATTTACACCGAGGGTCACTCGGGAAGTGCCTGTAGAGAAGTTCGATAGAACTTCGTTGAAGCAGGAAGTATCAATTGATACGTGAACAGACTGTTATGTGGAATGCTCTGATAAAACTCATATTAAAATGGGCTCATATGCATAGATGGGAAGTGGAAAGGACAGAGCTCGTCGAAAAGAGAGATACGCAACGATATCACAGCTCGCTCACTTACATTCGGATTTACACGCTGCAGTGTAAAAAGTGTGGCATGCTGAAGTGCGTCAAATGCAACATTAAATAAATAAATAAAGAAAGATTACTTTTATGGGAATGACGATCCAAAAGCTGTGTCATTATTTTTGGTATTCAGCGGATTCGATGGAGGAACGCTATGCTGGCAGCTGTTCTGCTCGTGGACCTTTCTTTTATTCATACAGCACGACCATTGCCTGCCATTGTGGAAGTGTTTACATGCTTTCAGAGGATGGATTCTCTTGTACAACGGCTACAAAACATCTGGCTCCTTTACGAATGGCATGCCCAAACTTGTCGCGAGCTATCTTCGTTCCGTTTGAATACAACGATTCGTTTTCATCTGTGCAAGCATGTGTGAAGACCATCTCGAATCGTTTGTATCATCGATTGATAGATCCGGATATCATATTGAAACTTCGATACGCCGAACATCGCAGGATGTATTTGATGAGCGCGAACGCGTACCGCGTTATTCTGGAGCAGTTGCATGAATACGATCCGGTTCGACCTACGCCTGCTGAGCAGAACTGGATTCACCGGTGTAAAACGATCTGCGTTGAGACGAATAACAAACAGCGAAAAGCGCTGTCAGCAGAAGCGCTGCAATTGCGAGCAAACATCCTGCACGCGAACATCGAAAACTTTTTGAAAGATTTTTGGAAGAGTGTGCGTCCGGTTGTTTCTGCAACAGATCGATATCCTGTGTTCGACTTTTTTGGCTTAGATCCGTTCTCTGCGTTGTGTTGTAACAACACGTACAGCAGGCGCGGTCTGGATTCAGAACAACTGGATCAATACCACAAACAGTCTGAACTTCATCTTTCATACTGTATACCGCAGTCCAACAAAACGGCATGGCGAACGACACAGGGTGTTTCCATTGAAGAGTCCTTGCTGAAGGCAGCATTGACTCGTTGGGTACAGGGACGGGTTTCTGTAGGACAGCATGTCGGTCCTTATGAGATTATACAGGTGCCCGGACTGTTCGCAAAAATCGGCTGTCATGTGATTGCCCGTTGGCATCTGGAGCAACTTGCATGGCATTTAATTCCGAAAGAGGCGGAACAAGCGGAAATTCCAAATCGATTTCCGGATGGAACAGCGACGTTTTTCCAAGTATTCCGGGAGCATGTCGATGTGATGCATCAGCATTGCCGGGAATTGTTGCGATTGATGCAGAAGAATAAGTCCAGTGAGGATGGCGAATGTCTTATACAGAAGGAGCGCGTATGGTTCTGGGAACATCTCAAACAGAGAATGCACCGCATCGAATTAAAGCAGCGTTAAAGGACCTTGTCATAGACGAACCGCAGTGGATGCAGCGGGGGTTGTTTCCCACTGCATCCGGGTATGGAAAGAAGATACCGACACGATACAAATTGCGGTATAACAATCGACTGCATCGTATATACGGATGCTGTTTCAGCAACGTTGTGACAACGTACATCGTCAGTTGTAACCGAACCATTATCGTTGATATCGAGGGTCAGTAGGGAGCTATGACTCTTTATTAGCCCAATCTAATGATATACAGGTTTGAGCTCAATTTTAGATCTTCAGAATACTACTATGTAGTATTTTCACAACGTGTACAGATCCATGCGGACATTACCTAGAACATTCATATATGGAGTATTTGGATCGCATGGGTCTGTCTATACTATCACACGAACAGAAAGACGATAACAATGGAATCTACATTTTGTTTTGAGAAGGAGTTGCAGGAGAAGCACGAGGGGACCGCGCGTCGGTTGTTTCATCGGATCAAACCGTTGCTGTTTGAGTGGGAATTGTCTGCTTGTTATATCGCAGGCGGTTGCTTTACGGATACGGTAAACGATATCGACGTGTTTCCTGTAGATACAGCCGAGTTTTCCTCGGTACTGAACAGATGCAAGGACTTGAAGACGAAACCGATCTATGAGTCAAAAAACGCATTGACGTTTCAGTGCGACGGTATTCGGGTACAGCTTTGTAATTACTGTTATCCGACGTTGGAAGCGCTGGTCGACTCGTTTGATTTTGCGCATATACAGGTAGGAGCATATATACGTCCGATGCACATGTGTAGTACGGATTCATCAGAGTCATACTATGGCATCGGCTCATTGCTCACATACTGTACAGATGACTATAAACGGTCGTTGCTGTCGAGGCGCACATGGTACACGTTGTATGATGTGACGGATCCGGCTCGCATCGAACGGATGTATCCGCTGTCTTCGATGCTGCGGGCGATAAAATACAAAGAACGAGGGTTGATGTCGAAGTCTCAGTATGCGACTACGTTGATCCGAATTCTGTACAATTTGCTGCGTCGCGGTTTCTCAGATTATGCGGATTTCAAAGATCAGCTGGACGCGGTCGATCTGGCTGTTATAACGAACAATCCATATTCTCCTAAGTTCAAAGAAGACGACGATTGTGACTACAATCAGGTTTGTATGGAGTTTGAACCGTTGATGCAGGTATATCATATGCTGCATCATAATGGAAAGATTCAGCCGGCATCAGGGGAGGAGCGCGAACAACTGATACAAGAAATATATGAATATACTACGCAGGGATTCGACATTGATTAACGAAACAACAAACAATCAGGAGACTTTTATGGAGTACAACAACAACAACAACAAGGACAATGAGGCGCGGGATATGTTCGATATGCTGGAACAGGCGGTGCCTTCGATGCGGATCAGTTCTCAGTGTATGAATGCGTGGTGGCAGGATGCGTTTCCGTCCCGGTATCAGTGGGTCGCGCACGGAATGGCGGGTGCGGTTACTGAACCGCCTGCTGTGGTTGAAAACGCGCCGATGACAACTCCTGCCGCGAAGGATGTGTTACGCGCTCCTGCGTATACCGTGTCGGAGATGCTGCAACTGTATCGGGAGCATACCGGTATCTCTGAAGAACAGGAATCCACGACTCGGATCCTGGCAAATGCGATGGCACGGTATCTGACGACGTTGGAGGACGACGTCGCCGCGATTCAGGACGTTGATATAACAGGACCTGTTTCCGGCAGGTTATCGGATCAGAGTGTGTTATCCTATGACTGGTGCGTCAAGCTGTTCCGTACGTTTCCGAACAGCGGTGTAAACAGCAAAGGCGTCTGGTTGTCGCGAAAGTTGACCGGAACGCCGGTTCGCATCGTAAACAGGAGCGCTGTTACACAGGAGGAGCTGGACCAGTATCGCGCAATTCCGGCATATGGTGAATCTGATATCAACGCCTGTATCCAGCCGCATAAGATCGAGTGGGAATGGGTAAAAAGTTCGGGTGACTCGGAGTATGCGTACGTACAGATTACGATGCGACATGCTATCAAGCAGCTTCCGCAGGTTACGTATCGGTCACCTGTGTTTCCGTATTATGCACGGTTGGATGGATTGGCGTATCACTGGCTGAATGTGTATCGGTTGTGGCAAAAGCAAACAATGAAGAGCTTGGAGGAAGCGATCAATGGCGAAGAAAACTGAGAGCATCGAACTGACGGAAAGCAACGAACGGAGTTACGTTGAACTGTTCTGTCCGCGTTGTCGAGAAACACGATTTGTCACTGCAAATATGATTCAACTGGAGTACGGGCACCTGAATGTTGTAGTCGATAGCAAGGGTCGCTGTGAATTAGACTGGGACACTGCCGATATTTCTGGTGACTTTGAGTATGTTTGTGATGAATGCGGTGAACGAATAGCCACTACGCTGAACGAAGTAGAAGAACGTTTGAAACAAGAGAATCACGAGTGAAGATCTATGAGGAGACAGTATGAGTGTGCATGCCTATGTTGCAACTACGTATCGAGTGAAGTTCGGCACATCGTTTCCTGCGGATGAGTTCCAGACGAATTTAGAGCGGATTGCAGAGGATCCGAAGTATGAAGGTATTGTCGAGTGGACGGATCCGTCCCATACGATGTATGAGCTGAACAAACTGAAGCTGCGGTGTTTGATGCGCGATGCAGATGTGAGCTCGGATCTTCGGGAATTTGCGCGTGTCCTCGTTGAGTCCAGCGATCCGAAAATTGAGTATGTTCGGGTGGAGCTGTTTTAGCCAATAGGAGGTTCTTATGAGTGAAAAAGCGCATGTGCTGTCGAATGGAGATAATACCGAGTACGAGCTGAATCGTGATGCACTGGAGGAGCTGGCTCACGATGAAACTGTAACAGAAGCGCTTCGTTCGTTCGCACAGACGTTACTTGATTCAGGGGATCCGAATCATGATTATGTCAGAGTGGAGATATGGTAAATGAAAGTCAAAGACTATCTTGGAATTCCGATCGATGAGCATTGGGAAGATACATTGAGACGGCGATATCGGAGACCGTCCGTCCCGTGTATAATACAAGATTGTATTGTAAAAGAAGCAGATGCCACATATGTATACAAAGGAATCCACGGACGCTGCACACGCTGTGGCAACCTGTTGCGATCGGTTTGGAAGTTTGACGGTATTACGGAACGTGATCCAACACCGGAAAGTCCGGTCTGGTTCAGTAAAACGTTTCGCTGTGATCAATGCGGTACTGAAGTGTTCTTTCTTCCGGTTCGTTGTCATCAAGTCGATGGATGTACCGCATGGTACCATCATTGTGTCGATCACGTGCCGGAAAAAATACGCAATCAGATAAAGAATTGTATTCGGCACGCTTTGTCGCAGTATGCCGGTCAGGTACGCGTGGCTGATCCTACGGATGATTCTCCGATTGTAGAGATGAATAAGATCACAGAGACTACCCTGAATCAGATACTGTTCGAGCTGAAAGAGGGCGGTCTCATGATTTGTGAACGTCCGTAACGAAAGGAGTGGTTTATATGGCGTATGGATATGCATATAGTCTGCTGTTTGTCTGCGCCGCACAGGATAAAGAAGAGGAGTAAAACGATGCTGAGAGTGAAAGATCTGTTTCCGGAGATCACGGATATGACGCAGTGGGAGTCTGAGTTACAGCGTTTTGATCCTGATACAGCGTTAGCTGTCGAACAACGTTGCCCGACTTGTGCTGTGCTGAATCGATTGCATGAAGTAATGAAGCGTTATCAAGCGTTGGAAGTACCAGATCGCTGTCCTGTTTGTGGACATGAGATGGAGTTAGATTCGCCCTTTTCCGGTATCACAACATGGGAGCAGAGTCCGGAGGATCCTGTGATATTCAGCGCTGTATTTCGTTGTGACAACTGTATTGATCCTGAAACAGGACACGGTATGAAGTTCGCCTTTGTTCCGATTCGTGTTGTGTTGGAAGGGAATCACTACAGGTACATGCATACCACTACAGCAGATACGCTGGAAGCATTACTAAAAAAGTAAGGAGACCCTATGAGTAAGAAGCATTGGAAAACGTATCTCAAAAACTGCTACAAAAATGATCGAAAGCGGTTTATCTCGTTTCATGATATGTCTGACGCCGGTCTGATCGTACAGATCAATAAGAAGATTTTACATCCGTATGGATTGGCGTTGGCGTATGACGAGAGGTCAGGAATATCGTTCGGTTGTATTGCCGCTGAAGATCTGGAGTGGGATTACAGCAAGAAGCGTCGGGTTAAGCACAAAAAGCGGTACAGGCAGTTCAAAGCCCGTATGTGTGCGCTGAAAGTGGACTGGTCGTCTGTTGACCATACGGAATATGAAGCGAGGCAGGCAGTTCGAAACGTGATTCAGCAGGTGCGCGACAATGCCTGAGACAGAACAGCTTCATACATCAGTTTCGAAGATCAGCGCACAGTCGGAGTATGCGCTCCATCAGTCCGTGGATCACGTGAAAAAGCAGTTGGAACAGGCAGGATACAAGATCGAGACGATGTCGTTTACGATTTATGAGTTATTGTTCTGGCCGGTGTATCGGTGTAAAATAACAGCGACGAAGTGGATTACAGATAGCGGCGAATAAGCCGGAAAACAAAATCGAATAAGGAGATTCAGAAAAAGAGATGAAACGTAAGATGGAACAAAGTACAACACGGCAGAAACGTACATGCAAGGCATGTCGGCATTGTAAGATTGAACCGACGCTGGTATCGAAGGCATACTGCCTGCATCCGAATGCACTGGCGGATTCGGAACATCCATTGACACTGCAGTGTCGTCTTGCGCCCAACTTATGCGGGATGGAGATGCGCTGGTTTGAACCGCAGGTCAAATAGCACAAATCCTTCCAGAAAATCAGGAAAAGTCACGATTGTGCTATATGGGAAAAATAGCACAAATCGTGACAACAAGAAGAGAAATACGATATGGACGATGATTTTTGGTACGACGGTGATGGTTGTATACGAAATGGGATTGACGGCGTTCCGATCGCAAATCTGGTGTGTTGGACTGATTTGCTGTATCTGTGGAACGATCCGTCCGCTGCGTCGGAGCAACTGGATCGAATCGGCAGGTTGTTTGCGAAAGCTGTGGATATGAGGAACCTGCTGAAGGTACTACATGAGAAGTACGAATTGGATGAAGATTCGGAAATTGCCGGTCTTTTGTCTGAGATTGAAGGAGCGCATGTATAGAATGGATATGGACATTATTTCAAAACTGCTTTTGGTCTTCATTGTAGTATGTCTGCTTCTCGCCGGGTACACACAGCTCATTCAGTTTTTTATGCGGCGGTTGATTCGTACGTTGGAACAGTGCATCGATCAGCCGTCACGGGAATTGGAGGCTGAATGTCGGCGCTATGAGCGTATTATCAAGATTCTGACGTTCGGTATATGGAAGTAAGTTGAGTGAAAGAATAAACGTATGAATTCAGAACCGTGCTATTGTGGTGCGACAGATTGCCCGAAGTGTCATCCTGAACTGCAGCGATTGGAAGAGTGCCCATGCTGCGGAAGGAAAGCGCCGGTGTGGTACACACAGGAGCATTGGGGTGAGACTTGTTGCGACCAATGTGATCAATCGGAGTCAGAGTAAATGACGGCAAAGCACCCTGTATATCGGATTCCGTCCTGTTTGGATTTGGAGCTATTCGATCGTGTCGCGATTTTTTATTGTGACGCATACTACATATGGCGGGCTACCGGGGGTGCGCGGCAGAAAGAAAAAGAGAAGGAGTGTTCAAATGAAGATGACGTTGGATCTGGATGTGCCTCGATTTGATTTGTGCAAGCAGGCGCAGGAGATCGGACTGTACAGCAAATTTGTCGGATTTCATACGCTGTGCGCATGGCACAAGCCGATAGCTGACATACAGGAATCTTTGTTACTGTTCGCTGATTTTGAAGCGCATACACAGGGACAACTGTATCGGGCTCCGTGTAGGGCTGAATTACAAGAATTACTGAGACTGTTTGATCCGGATTTATATTTTAATATAATATATACAGCAGATCTCAGTCGAGTTGTACGAATTTGTATGAAAATGCGAGGAGAGGTACAAACGGTTGCTACAGTGTTGCAGGATACAACTACAGTAGATGCATATCTGACGTTGCTGATTCGCCAGTATCAACAGACAGCTTGGAGTAGTCGGACGAAAGTTTGTCGTGGCCTGTGTAACTATGGTTGGAGTACCGAGTATCAAAAACTGCTGTATTTGCTATCAACAGACACGATTGTGGAATATTACGACGATGACGCACGTCACCACGTCCTGAGTCACCTGGATCAGATGTTCGACAAGATGCCGGAAGCTCCGGATATTCATAAGGAGAAATTTCTTGACTGGTGTCGGGAGCATCAAGTACGGTTTCTCCCACCGACGCAGACGGAATATTCGCTGTTTCCGGAACTGAGGACTCAGTGCCAGTGTTGTGGACAAGATGCTAAATCGGCCGTGTCGTTGTGCGAGCGGTGTTTTTCGTCCGTTATGAAGAATCTGAATGTAACGACGAATGAGTACAAGATGGTACTTGATATCGAGTCTATCGTACAACGTGTGTGCAACGAATTCCATGATCCGGCGATACAGTATGTTCATGCGGTATCTGCGATCGCATCGCAGCTTGACGTTACGGTAGATACCAAGACTACCGTTGTGGATCCGCACACGATTCGAATGGAGTTAAGCGTGTGCAATGATCGACAGGTCTTGTATACGCGCAGTTTTGACTGCAATGTAGAGGTAAAGGACAACACCAACAAGAAAGGAGCATCTTATGCCGAAGCCGACTAAGTATCACGCCGGTGATCTGGTTCGAGTCAACTTTAACTACAATTGGAGTATTCCACAGCTGGTTCAGCTGAAGCAACAGCGCAGTATTGTGCTGGTACTGGATGGACCGCGTACAGAAGAAAACGTTGTGCAGTATCAGATCAAACTGCAGGACGTTGTCTGGGTTCCGCGTGCTGCCTTGTTGCGCAGGGCGAATGAGAAAGAGCGACAGGCATATGCCAACGCAGTGGGCGACTGTGAGCATCACAATAAGACGGATCGTACCAAGGAACCGGAATTGGACCTGAAGTTTAAGGATCTGGATACGCCGGCGATTGACTCTGACTCGCCTGGATCGTTTGCCGATACTCTGAAACAACTGTTTCGGGGGATTTCTGACACTCCTGTCGAGCCGTTGAAACAAGATGACAAAGACACGGAAAAGACGCATCTGCCTCCGTTGCTGGGGACAGTTATCGATAAAATGTCTGACGCAGGGGATATACTCAGTGCATTGTTGCATGGACTGTTCGCGGATATGCCGCCGGCTGCCAGTGGGGATTCGTCGGCGGATGAGTGTACGTTTACGTTATCTCCTGCCGCCGAACAAGAGCTGGGAGATGCGTTTACACATGCGGCAAAGATTGCAGGCAAGCATGGTGTACCGTTTTTTGCATTTGCAACGATATCGCAGAAACGTGCTTCGGATACAAGTGATTGCTGGAAAGTCGAGAATATGATGTCGATGCGAAATATGTGCAAGTCCCAGTGTACCAAAATGCATCAGGCAGTACAGATGCTGCTCTCGGATGATATCGAGTAACTGCAGCGTATTTACAGGGAGGGGCTAAGCCCCTCCCTGTGTTTTTTCTTTTAGCTATCATTTTATATGACATGTGAAATCCGAGAATTCTGCAGATATGTTATAATAACGTAACACAAAAGACAGAACAGGTGAACTTACATGCGGAAGCAGGCAGAGATCAAAACAACGCTTCAGCCACATCAAAAACGTGCGTTGATCAAAGCGTTGCGTAATAATTTGATTTTGGCGCATGGCACAGGGACTGGAAAGACATTGACTGCGATTGCAATTGCGGATGCGCTCGGAAAACCAGCAACGGCATTGGTTCCGGCACCGCTTGTTGCGAACTTTAAAAAAGAGATTGCCAAGCATAAGCAGGGAGGACCTGATATTCAGGTCATGTCGCTGCCAACTGCCGTTCGTAGAAATCTGCGGATTCCAACCGGCAGTACATTGATCGTAGATGAAGCGCATGCACTGCGAAATCCGGATACGAAGAGGCAGAACTACGTTCGGCAACTCTTGCAAAGAGCTGGTCGTGTGTATGCGTTGACCGGTACGCCTGGATATAATGATGTGACCGACTGGGCTTCTTTGATCAACATCGTGGCGAAGCGTCCGGTTGTTCCGGTACAGGACGCGGAGTTTAAAAAGAGGTACATCAATCAAGTCAAGGTTCCTCCGACGTTATGGGCGCGATTGTTATATCGCGCGAAACCGGGCGTTGTTCATCAACTGAAGAATGTGAAAGAGTTGCGCCGTGCATTTGAACCGTACGTCGATGTGTTTGATAAAGAGGTTGAAAAACCAAAGGTTGTAGAAGAGTCAATTGAAGTACCGATGTCCGAAGATCAGACTTTGCTGTACCGATACCTGGAAGGAAATCTTCCCAGCGAGATTCGATATAAGTTACGCCATAATCTGCCGCCCAGTAAGCAGGAAGCTAAGCAACTGAACAGTTTCTTGGCGGGCGTCAGACAGGCGTCGAATACGACACGCAGTTTTTCTGAGCCGTTAACACCGGAACAATTAGAACAGCAGAGTACGAAGTTGCGGGAAGCGGTAGATCGCTTGGCAAAGATGTATCAGAATGATCCGAATTTCAGAGGGTTGGTGTATTCTAACTTTATTGGAAGCGGTGTGGAACCGTACGGCGAGCTGTTGAAAGCACGTGGTATTCCGTACCGTACGTTTACAGGTGCGTTGGACGCAAAGGAAAAGAAACAGGTAGTCGACGACTACAACAGCGGGAAGATTCCTGTGATCATAGGATCTGGAAGCGCATCGGAAGGATTGGATTTGAAAGGGACGAAATTGATTCAGCTGCTGGATCCACACTTCAATGAGGCGCGTTTGGATCAGGTTATCGGAAGAGGTGTACGATATAAAAGCCATGCACATCTGCCGGAATCAGAGCGACAAGTAAAAGTACAGCGTTATTACAGTATTCTGCCAGATGATCGTTCCTGGCTCGGAAAGCTGTTTACATCTCCGACGACGTCTGTCGACCAGTATCTGTCATCCCGCGCACAGGAAAAACAACAATTGATGAATCAAGTGACACAGTTATTTCGACCGGAGAATTAAGATGCGGACGGTACAAGATGTAATTCGCGATATTGTGACGACGGTTCCGGAGAACTGGAATCATAAAGAGGCGCTGACCCATGCAGGTGTGGGTGCGGGTATTGGCGGACTGCTCGGATTTCTGCTGAGCGGTAAAAAGCGACGTCTGCGTAACACGTTAATTGGAGCGGGCGCACTCGGTTTGGGTGGATTGGGAACATATGCGCTGAAACAGAACATTCTAGAACATACCGGTGGTCTGTATACGAAGAAACGGAGAGGACAGTTGCCGGTGCTGCCTGCCGTTTTAAAAGATCGCAATGCACCTGGTCAGCACTATGTCGTTTATATGCCGGGTGCCGGTGAAGAGAAACGTCCGGTTCCCACGGAAGCGTCGAAGAATACTGCTGTGATTCCGTATGGAGAGATCGATACTGCCGTGAACTTCATTGATTCTCTTCGTCCGCAGGATACTGTGAGCCTTGTAGGATTCAGTATGGGAGGTGGCGGAGCGTTGAAAGCAGCGGAGCGTGTCAAGCATCCGATTCAGTCAATGTATACATTGGATCCTGTATCCGCAGATCCGCTGTACGCGGCAAAAGTAAAATTGCTTGGATGGAATAAACCGAAGACGGTTGGTATATGGAAAAATATTCGACCAAAGGACTATACCGCGAAGACAATTCCGAATGCATTTGTCCGGAGAAATCCATTTGTACTGGGTGATATTGCTCCTGAGTCCAGCAACATCCATGTGAATGATGACCATTCTTTGTGGTCTACTGGTCTTCGTATACAGGAACAACAACCGGCCGAGTTGCAACGCTTACAGCAGACGTTAGCCAGATTGGCTGTAAAATCCAAGGCATCCCATATGCCACGCAGTTGATTCTGCCCAGATGAAATCACACAGCAGGACTCTGGCAGTTGGATCGTGTCTGTGGTATATTGAGTACCTGTTGACACGATCCAACATCAAACAGAGAGTAGAATCGCTATGATTGAAGTTCGAGAGTTTCAAGGAAAGAAATTGGTGGAGTATCTGCGTCCGGGCCTGCGTGTTCGATTGCTGTTTGCACATGGGCTGGGGGATACAGTCCTGTTTCTTCCGGTTTACAATGCATTGAAAGCGCTTTATCCAGATGTCTACTGGGCGTTGAAGACATACAATGGGCAGGAGGAGCTGTTTGATGATGGCGACGTTACCGGACCTGTGGATTATGAGTTTACGATTGATTTTCCCTGTGGTGAGCATATTCCAGGTATGACGAAGCCACGGATGTGCTGCGAACAGGAACTTGGAATCGATTACGATGCGGTTGTACCGGATACCTATCCGCCAATTCTGGCGTGTCGAAGTCCACTGGTCGGTGTGCATTTCAACAGTACCTGTTTTCCGGCACAGAGCATTCCGATCCAGACCGCCAAGAGCATTTGGGAAGGCGTATTGGCGGCAGGTTGCGTACCAATTGAAGTCCATTTTGAACACAAGTATCACAACAAGAAAAATTACAAGTACCCATTTGTGGATGCGACGGTGCGCGGATGTCAGCCCCGTATCTCCGCACTGACGGGACTTCTGCAGCAATGTGGCGCATTCATCGGCTGTAACTCCGGTCCGTACTGGCTTGCATCGGCAATTGGGATTCCGACACTGTTTGTGCATACCATATATCCGTTGCATTCGTATATCCGGGGATCTGCGGATATAATAAAGAAAGAAGACGTGACCGCAGAAAAAATTCGTGATTGGGTAATAAAGGCGTACTCCAATGGCAGAACAATTTGAAAAAACAATGTACGGTTTCTGGAAGCAGCGGAATCCGAAACCGTTTTCTTACAGCGAGCAGTATCGGAACAGTCAGTCTACGAACGATGCAATGAGCTGGTTCCGGATCGGTTGGTTGTCCGCAGCGCTTCCTTATACGAAATTGCGTGAGTTTCGCGTTGTAGACGTTGGTGCCGGGAATCTGCGGTTTACCGAAATCGGTAAACGCGTGTTCCGGGATTGCGTCCCATATGATGTGGAAGGAGAGCAATCCATCTCCACGGATGAGCTGTATCAGACGAATTGGGACATCGCGTGTTTGTTCGATGTGCTGGAGCATTTCCAGGACATCAATGATCTGTTCCGCATTCCGGCAACGTACTATTATCTGTCGTTTCCGGAGACGCCGGACGATGATGCATTGGATATGATTGGCGGGCTGGCGAACTGGAAACACTATAAGCCGAATGAACACATCTGGTGCTTGAACCGCATGGGCATTTGTGAATGGCTGGAGGACAAGGGATACGCAGTGCTGCAGGCTGAGTATCCGGAAGATGTCATTCGGACACGGTGGTGTCCTGATGTTCCGAACATTGCATCTGTACTGGCACGTAAACAAGAGGTTTGATATGACGCAACAGACACAAGAGTGGGCCGTGCCTATGCGAAAGGAAGCGCTCGGTCCCGTGGGAAATCCGGATTCTCCTTGGTGGGGTGTCGCGGGCGCTGGACTAGGCGGTCTGGCAGGAGCTGCGATGACAAGGAGCTGGTGGGGACCTGTTCTCGGTATTCTGGTTGGCTGGATGCTGGGAGGAAAAGCGCCGAAGTGGTGGAATACCTGGTGGCAGGAAAACAACATTACTCCAAGAAATCCACGTACCGGTGAGACAATTCAGCCGCAGCAGCCGGACGTTAATCCGGAAGGTGTGAATCCGACTGTGGAAGGTGTGCGCAATCCAGACACAGCGCCGACTGCAGAGATGAACACAGATCGGCAGCAACTGGAGGAAGAGGGCGTACAGGAGCAGCTGCGGCAGGCACAGGAAGAAGCGCTTGCTCAGCAACAAGTGCCGGAGGTCGTCTCTCCCGATCAATGGGAGCAGCAGATGATCGAGGAAGCGGATATGAGTCGGATGAATCAGATTCTGGAGCAGCAGGAACAGGCGCGTCAACAAGCCGCGCTGCAACCGCGCGTCGTACGGATGTCCGACGTTCCTCCGCAGTTCCGTCCCAATCAGCCGGCAGCAGAGCCTGTGATTCCGTCTCAGCAGGCGGAACAGACGGCGTTTCAACGGTTTCGTGAACCAACGCCGCAGGAACTTCAGAATATGTATACGCCGCAGGAAATCGAAGCATTTACAGCACAGCAAGGTCCGCTGTATTTCAGCACGAATCCGCAGCTTGATATGTATCAGCAGAGTGCAATGCAGCAGATGCGTGGAACATTGGCAGCTGAGCAGCGACGTAGCGATCAGGCGCAATATCAAAATAAACAGCAGATGCAGCAACCTGGTTTTATATGGAATCAGATGCAAGATGCTGCGCAAGCCGCTGATCAACAGAAGCCGTTGCCGCGCGCATTTCAATCGTCTATGTTCTCACTGGAACAATTGCCGTGGAATCAGACACAACGTCGGATCGAAGATAGGAATACACAGCAGGATCTGATGTCGAACAGTCCTGCGGATGCTGTTCGCAATCGAAATCGTAACTTGATAGGAGGACGATAAGATGGCAGAGAAACTGGAAGCCGTGGAAAACAAGCAACGTAAGCGCAATGAAGCTGCAAAGTATTATCCTGTGTTGATGGAGGTAAACGGTGAGCCTGTGTGGTTCATGTTTACACACAGTCAATTGAAAGTTGCGGCAGCTCGTGCAGATCGAAATCCTGAAGATATTCCGACTGTGACGGATTCACTGATCGGAAAACTGATTAATTGGTTTAAATAAAAAGGAAGTTGGTACTATGGAAGGAAACAAATTTTTGGAAGGGATCGACATCAAACCGCTCCAAAAATCAGCATCTGCGGTTGTAGATCAAACGATTCAGAAGGAGGCGAGTGCTGCGGAGGTCTGGACGACTTTGTGTAAGGTGGCGAATGACGGCGCACAGTCGGCAGTGGTGGAGTGGGCCAAGCAGAATCCGGAACTGGCTCCAATCGCGCTCGGTAAGCTGATGGGACATATCGCTTCCAATCAGTAACGTCGTTTCCGCCGATTATTTGTAACCGGCATCTCTTACGCCTATAGTAGTGTCAGACAGCAACTAATCTACATTACTATAGGCGCATATCATTATGACAGATGAAATCAAAGACGCGGTATCCGAACTCGTGGAGAAAGGGCTTAGCGGACAAAAGAAGAGTGTGGCTACCATCATAGTAAGTGTGATCAGTATTACGATGCTGTTGATGCTTACGATCAACACGTATTTCGTGAAAGCGTGGATGGAGCGCGTGGAGGTTCACGGCATCGATTCGCAAAAGCAGATGCAATCCATCGTACAGGATATCAAATCCATTGAGCTGAAATTGACAGTGTTGAACAGCACGCTGGTGGACCGTGCAGAAGTGCGTCGTATGATTCTGGAGCAAACCGTCCCGCATATTCAAGAGGCGATTCGGGCGCACGAGAAGGAATTCCATCTGAAATAGTGATGACAGCGAGCACATAAAAAGGGGAAGAGCTTAACAGCCCTTCCCCTTTCTCGTTATTTTTCTGCGGCTTCTTCGTGATATCGATCCGCGATTACGGTAAGCCGATGTTCCTGTAACAGCTTTTCGAAGTTGCAGTAGATGTCTTCCGCGATTTCCTGAATCAGCGATTCCTCCTTCCGCAACAGCATACGAAGCATACAGCAGATATCCTCGGTCATGAATATCGTGCGAATCAACTCTTCCTTATCGCACTTAGGTGTGCGAAGTCTGATGATCTGTTGACAGAGTTCCGCTGACTTGTCTGCCGCCCATTGTTTGAATTCAGTGAAGTCATAGTGCTCAAATGCACGCTCGACCAGTTGCGTACGACGTTGTGCACACGATCCCTGTCCGGTCTGCTTTGCAGCCGGTTGTTCTACTTGATGCAGTTCTTTCATTATTTCATCCCTCCCATCATACTGCCGAGCAGGTTCTGAATGCCACCGGCACCTCCCATCTGTCCCAGCATCGGCGCAAGCTGAGACAGAATATTCTGTGGATTGCCGCCCGCTTTCAGGAATGTGCCCATCGTACCGATTGCAACGTCCGCCAGCTTGTCGATATCCGCATCGCCGCTTTTGGTGATCGCGTATTTCGGTTTTCCGTCAATTTTTGTAATTTCAATGATTGCACTTGCCATACTTTTTGATTCCTTTTGTTATAGGTGCAGTGGTTGGAAATTAAATGTGCCTTGGTTGGCAGCTTCTAATCGCGCAGCCCTCAATTCTTCTTGCAGTTTTTGGATTCGCTGTTCCGCGTTTTGTGTGTCCTGTGTGACAGACGGTACGGCGGATCCGGAGCTGACCGGAGGAATGGATGGCGTTGTCGTAGTTTCTGTCGTCGGTGCTGTCGGCGTATTGGATTCTGTTGTAGGGACTGATGTGCCGGCGTCTTCTAAATCGGCGAATTTAGATTCCGGCTGACTCTGCTTTTCCGTTTCAGTTTCTTCCGTTGGTTCCGGTTGTGACTGTGCGTCCGATTGTTCTTGTGGTGCTGTAATCACAGTCGTAGTAGGTGATTCCCCGTATACGCGCTTGATTTCGCGGGAGATTCCCTCCATCAGGTCTGCCAGTTTAATTAAATCCAGATCCATGTTAAATTCCTTTAATCGTTCCGATTAATGTTTCCGGCGTTGTATTCAACCGTTGTGCCAACCGTTCAGCCACTTCCCAGCGACGAACCCCATAAATTTTCCAATAGTTGACTTGTTGCCGCGTGACACCACATCGGAGCGCCATGTCGCGATCCGATTTCCCCAGTTTGGTTTGAAACAGCTCAAATCTGCTTTTCATAGCGATCCTTTCCTCCTTATTTTCGATATTAGCATCTGCAATACTACTTTTGCAAACGGACGCAAAACTACTTTTGCGATTTCAGAGCGATAGCGAAGATTTGTCTATGGTAGTGAATAGAGGGCAAGACGTTGCATTGACTGTCTTGCGTCACAATCACAAATCATAAACAATGAGGTACTTCATGATGGAAATGAGTGATCATCCTGTAACCAAGCAATATTTCGACTTTGCGGATCGGATGCCATACGGCGGGTATGGCGATGGCTTTGGCGGCGGCGCATGGTGGATCTTTGCGATTCTGGTGCTGTTTCTTTGGGGTGGTAACGGCTTCGGCAACCGCAACGGTGTCGGCGCATGGTGGATCTTTGCGATTCTGGTGCTGTTTCTTTGGGGTGGTAACGGCTTCGGCAACCGCAACGGTGTCGGCGCGGTGGCAGCGGATCTGGGTGTTACCACGGCAGAAAATGCGGCAGAAACTCGCGCCGGCCTGAATTATCTGGGTCAATCGCAGGCGGCTCAAAACAATACGCTCGGTCAGATCAAGGACAACATGTCCGCAGGATTTGCCGGTGTCCAGCAGTCGCTGTGCCAAGGCTTCTCCGGTATCAACACCAATCTGCAAAACGGCTTCTACGGTCTGAACACTTCGATCCTGAACAGCAAGTTCGAACTTGCGCAGGCAATCGACCGTTGTTGCTGCAATACTCAGCAGAGCATTGCCGCGCTGGGCGCTGCGATGGATCGCAACACCTGTGCGATCATCAACTCCGGCAAGGACAATACACAGGCGATCCTGAATGCGCTCTGCAATCATTGGCAGGAGCAGGCCACACGCAAGATCACCAATCTGGAGTGTGAGGTCCGGGAACAGCGCATCCTTTCTGCCATTGCGGCAAAAAACGCATAACGCCGTCGAGCAGTTCCTCTGGCGGCTCAGATGAATCCTCTTCTGCCGTTCCGAACACGGTTCAGACGGCAGGATTGTTTTCCGAAGTAGCTCCGCTGGTTGAGTCGGCCGCAACATCGGTCGAACAGCCCGCGAGTGGGAACACCGGAAAGAAAAAGGGAGCGCTGGCATCGGTGGTCACAGCGCTGGGAGTTGGTTCGGGACTACTAACATCCATGATTCCTGTATAGGACTACCGGGAGCATCTCACCTTCGGGTGGGATGCTTTTTTATTCTTTCGTAATATATCCACGGCGTGCACAAATCAATAACAGGCGAAGTCTGCTTTCTTCTGACAGATATGATAGCGCACGGGTGAACACGAAGTCCTTATCGTATTCCGTAGGGCGAAATCTCAATTTCGTACGTTTCGATAGTTGTTGAAATAATTTACGTACCAGTAGTTCTTCAGGAGATGTCCCATTGGTTTTTCGACGACCGGATGTTCTCATCAGTTGAATGCCGATACGTGGAGTGTTTTGTGGTTTGAAAACTCATTGGCACCGATGATTCGTTCTTCCGATTGAACAGGTCCGTATACGTTGCCGTCCCGTGTTGTATGGAACTGCTCCGTCGGTGGGTAGTACGTTGTGATCGTATGTGTCTGACAACCCGTTGTTGTCAGTAGAATAGCAACGGCAAGAAGTATAATTTGTGCGGAGTTCATACAGGGATCACGCCTCCTATGTGAATTGAAAGTTGGTGTCGGTACTATTATATTGTCATAAGTTATCACGTTTACAAATGAAAGGAATAGGCGCTATGGCGAACGAACAGAAACCGCATCAGTATCAACCGAAGCTGAATGCGGATGCATTGATCCTCGGCTATCTGGGCAAGAGCCCGGAACCTGTTGCCTTTGCGAAGGGATATCTGGCTGCACAGCCTAAGTAATGAGGTGACAGTTTATGGCACCACGAATTCAATACAACAACCAAGGTCTGATCTCGCAAGGTCCCGTTCGTCTGATGTATCCGCGCCCTGTCACACCGTTGGAACAGGCGCGCTTCCAGAAACGCACGGGTATGGAATATCCTGTGTTGAATTCGTGGGCTCAGCAGCAATTCGGCTATCCGCTCAGTCCTGCTGGTTCTACCGCAGCTCCTGTGTATCAAGGCGGATTGTTTCCGGCGCATCTGCAGAGTGCTTCGAATGCGTATCGACGATTGCAACAGACAAATGAGAGTTCTCCAGTGGCTTCTTACGGCACTAAACTGCACAGTGCGCTGGGTCTCTGGGGTCTTGCTCAAATGCCATTACGCACTTGGGGACCAGCGGCAGCAAGAGCTACCGTGTCGGGGGCTCCGCTGGTGTCTGCAACGGCAAGGGCGTTGACTGCTGCCGGTCCCGCCTCCCGCAGTTTTCAGTTTCTTCCGCGTGGTTTTGCTCCCGGCGTAGGAGCGCTTGGCGCTGGGTTGGTGCATGGCGCTGAATGGATGAAGACACCTCATCAGATTGCGGCAGAACAGCGACAGCGGGAACAAGCCGTACGTAATTCGTTCCAAGGAAATACAACGGCAGCGCGGCTTGGACGGGTGTTGTACAATCTGGGGGATCAAGCTGACCGTGCATCGGATGCAGTTGGTACAGTAGGTGGTGCAGTCACTGGAAATCCATGGTTGTTTCTGCTGTCAAACGGATCTACATCTGCGATGGGCCGTTCCTATGCGGACGCACTGAGCAGTAAGGGGAATAATGAAGAACAGCGTATTCGGAATTCGATCTGGAATGCGATGCCGTGGTATGAGAAGCTGGGCGGTGGAAGCGTGTCTGAACAATTGGAGCCGGCAGCTTATGCATCGTATGTCAGTCGAGGTACGTTCAATCCGGAGCTGTATCGATCCTGGTATGCGGCGCAGCAATCCCGTGGACTGAACCGCAAAGAGATCATGAAAGCGCGTGAGGATCTGGTAAAACGGAATCCTCTCTATTTTGAATCCGGTATTTCCGATGCGGATCGGACGAGATCTGCGTCTGAATTGTATCAACAGGCAATGAAACGAGAATCGAAATAATTTGGAGAAAGGGTACGAGTATGGCAGCGACATACGATCGGAGACGACAGAACGAATTGATTATGCGTTCGAAGAGCGCTTACCTGAGAAGGCATTACGGGGACAACATTCGCATTGTTGAAGACGCCAAAGAAACAAAAGAGGCGTTGAATCATGCGATCCTTCCCGTTCCTGGACATTTGGCCGCTGCCAATAAAGTGCCGCTTCCTGCGTTGCGTGCAGAGCGGACGACGCATGATACCACCGGCAATCTGGTATCGAAATCTGCTGGAAGACGGTTTTCGATCGAGCAGTCCGGATTTGTTGATTACAGCGAGCTGCTGGAATCGGATATCAGCGGGTTCAGCAAAAAAGCCGGACTCTCTGCACAGGCAACAGTTCCACCGGCACAGAGCGCTGTGAATACAACTCCTACAGTGTCGGTGTCAGATGAGGATGATATCTCGATTCTGGATGTATTGGAGGATTAATTGTGTTGCGCAAAACATCCAATGATATTCGGTGCCAACTCTGCGGTGCGCCCGCAGTAAAACGAATTTGTGAGATTCCGGTCTGCGCAAAGTGCGCGACGGAGAAAGAGACTTATATTCGTCAGATGACGAAATTTGAGGAACCATAATGAACAATGCTGCTCGTCCATACTCGTTAGAGGGTGCGCCGAATCAATATGCACAGATGTTGGCGCAACCACTGTGGGATAGCTATTCCAATAAGCTGTATCCCGTCACGCTGCGTGATGCTATGATGTGGGCGATTTGGCTGCGATCGAGACATGGTGACTTCACTGCTGCGATTTTGCGTGCGATCGCATATTTTCTGAACGGTGTGGATATCGTCGGAGATCTGGAAGATTCTGATAGTCGGGATCACTTCCAGACACAGCTGATGATGAAGCATAAGATCGAGCAGAAGATCCTCGCAGTCGGACTGGACCTCCAATTCTATGGCAACAGTTTTTCAACGGCAATGCTTCCGATAACGCGGACATTGAAATGTCCGCGTTGCGGTACATTCCGATATCTGCGAAAGCTGCGTCGGGGTCGGGATTATGACTTCAACAAAGGGGAGTTTACGACCGTTTGCCCCAGTTGTAAGTATAACGGGGTTCATCCATACGTTGATTATGTGGATCGTGCGTCCGCGCAGCCGTTGAATGTGATCAACTGGAACCCGCTTCACATCGATATTGACTTCTGTGCGTTGACCGATGCTGAGAAAATTACGTATACGCCATCGAAGGCGGATCGGGATTTCATCGACAATGTCGCGCAGTCGGTTGCGCTCGAAACACTGCCGAAGCTCTTGCTGGATGCTACGGTGAACGAGTCTGCGATTGAGTTTAACGGAGATTCCTGCTTGCATCTGGCTACGACATCGGATGCGATGAACAAACAGACGATGAAAGGGTGGGGACTGCCCCGATTTCTGACCTCATTCAAATACATCATTCAGTTGATGCTGTTGGAGCGTCAGACGGAAGCAGTCGTCAAAGATTTTATGCTACCGATCCGTCTGCTGTTCCCGGATCCCGCGACAACGGCAAGAGGCTCGGACCTGACATCTGGAGCTGTTCATAACATCAATTTAGGATATTTGCGGTCTGTGATCGACCGATCCTTACGTTCGCAGGCACTACACCAGTCCAGTTGGCAGATGATTCCGACAGCCGTACAGCAGCTGACACTGGGCGGGGACGGCAAGGCGATTGTTCCTGTTGACATGTTGCAGTATACCAAGGAACAGTTGTTGGATACGCTCTGTGTTCCTGTCGAGTTCTACAAATCTTCTCTGCTGAGCAGTCAGGCGCTTCCGATGTCGCTGCGGACATTTGAACAGAGCTGGTCGCGGGAGATCGAGCCGCTGGACGATTATTTGAATTGGTATTTAACGAAATGTCAACAGCTGCTGGGATGGCCTCACTTGGAAGGAGCGCTGATGCGGCAGAGCGTTGTATTCGATCCTGCCCGTATTAGCGCGATGACGGAACTGTACCAGAATAAGCGGTTGACGGAAGCGACATACATGCGGGCAATGCGGATCGATCCGAAGATGGAGGCACGTCTGCGGGTGGAAGAAGCTGTCGCGATGGCGAAGGAGCAACAGGAGATCAGCAACCGTCTGCAAAAAGCCGGATTCCTGGATGCTATGATGAACATGCCCAATCAACAGGCAATGGATCAGGCGGCAATGAATGCGCAGGGCGGTGATCCTGCTGCGCAGGGAGGCGTTTCCGCAGGGATGGAAGCAGCTCCTCCAGGTGGTGCCCAGCCAATGGGTGGCGTACCGGTTGCATCGCCGATGACAGGTGATCCGATTACCGATATCCAGAATTTAATGTCGGTGAAAGCGCCTCAGGGGATTTCGATGGAACAGGTACAGGCAGACGCGCAGGTCGTTGCGCAGATTTTGATGAAAACTCCGGTTGGTGCACCTCGACAGCAGATCTATACGATGGTGAAGCAGCTGAATCCGACACTGTATGATGTTGCGAAGTCCGCATTGGAGCGTTTTGACAATCAAGCCAGACAGCAGGGTTTGGAAATGGCAAGACAACAGGGGTGATGGTATGAAATGGAATAAAACTGCAACATTGTCCAAACAGGCATACGCCGGCACGATTTCCGGATACAACTGGCCTGAACGTCATACAACCGATGGTGTGGAACACGGTGAGGATAAGACCAACGAAGCATTGATCGTGGGAAATAAGCCGACTGCCACCTATACTGGAAGCACGGTTCCAGGTGTCGCAGGTACACCATTGACAAGTCCTCCGAAGAAACCGGACTCCGGGACGGAAGCTCCAGTCAGCGTGTTTGTCGGCGTCGCGCCTGAAGACATTCTGACGAAAAAAGCAGCAGCAAAGGTGAAGCCTCCTAAACTGCCGAAAGCGCCGGAAATTCCTACAGTGAAACCGGACGACAATTGGGTGAAGGATGCATTGAACCGGCCTGCCACTGGGAGTAACGATCCGCTGGTTCCTGCATTTACGATGGCGAAATATCGAGGAGCGGGTTCCGGATTTTTGAATAAACTTCCGCTGGATCGGTTTGATAATGCGATTCGTACAATTACGGTGAATCCACTGGGTAAGGCACTGTTGACGGGCGGTGCGCTCGGTCTTGGCGCATACGCTGCAGCACCTGCGTTGATGCGTATGTACGGCGCTACGACCGGACAGCCGGTGGCGGATGAGTATGGCAATCCGATGCCAATGCATCCGAAGGATCGTTTGATGTTTGCGACTGCACTCGGGTTGTTGGGAGCAGGTGGCAGTGCAGCATTGTCCTGGGATAAAAATCGACCATTCGGTGGATTGTTGCGATATCAGCCGAAACAAGTGCGTCCTATGTTGCGTAAAACAGAATCAGCATTGTCCCGCAGTGATGTGATTCCGATGAGTATGGCGAAAGAAGGAATTCTAACCAATCAGAATCTATCGCTGGAAATGAAGGCCAATGCTTTGGGTTTGCTGAACGCAATACCGGCGACCGGGAATCAACCGATTTCCGGTGCGGATATCGTCAGTGCTGCGGTGTCGACAGGAGCGTCTGCTGCGGCAGGAGCTGCGATCGGTTTTCTGACCGCAGCGGCACTGGGACTTCCCAGCCCGACAAAAGCGGCAGCAGTCACCGGGATCGGAAATGCATTATTACATAATTTGTGAGGGATGACAAATGACATATCGAGAAAAATTGGATTCGATTCGGATGCGAAAGGTCGCAGCTGTCGGTGATACGCTGAAACCCGTCGTCAACACGGTACGGGAAGGAGTTATCGGCGGTGTGAACCTGATGCACGTGCTCGCCCCGATGTTGGGAATCGGCGCAGGATATGGGCTGTCACGCATGACCAGCCCGGAGCACATCACGGAGAATGCGGATAAGGAGCTGTACTCCAGTGCGCTGTCGACGGAAATCGCGTCGTTGCAGAGGCAGCTGGATTCAATGAAACAGGAAGAACAGCAGTCTGTAACCAGACCGAAACATGATCAGTTCGTATGAGTCCTCTTGATATTTCATTAAGGCCTATTCCATCTGCCGCATTGGACCGCATGTATCGGCAAGGACGGCTTGGCGAGACGCATGAGGGTCGTCCGTTCCTGAGTGATGCGGAATTAGCAGTGCCGGAAGACGTTCGTACCGTGATGGCAGGACGCTGTGAGTGCTTTGATCTGTCGAACGCAGATGATCGGATCAAATACGGAGATCTGCGGGCGCAGATAGCGGCAGGTACACGGATTCAGTTGGTGTGGGAGGAACGCATGAAGCTGGATGCCGGGCAACTGCTGGTATACATTACGTATTTGGATTTGGCAGACGTAACAAAAACGACAAACATTGAGGGATAGCATGCAAAAGAAAGCAGAATTCAAGCCGGCATGGCATCAGTTGCAGCTGTTGAATCCGGCATTGACATTGGTGGGATCGGACCGTGCGACGGTCGGACTTCCGCAATTGGCGGACAATCCGCGTACAAATCTGATGCTGTGGAATAGCCTCGGATCTCTGGCTGCCGGATTGACGCTTGGAGGACTGATCAAAGGTATTACCGGCGCAGATCAGGCGAATTGGTGGCGGAAACATAGAAACGCGGCAGAAGCGGACAAGGTCAATGCGATTCAGCCATTGTCGCATCCGGATACGGATCTGACAGATACGGAGCAGCGTGAAAAACGGCGTGTGCGGGAATTGCAGAAACAGAGCAATTCGCCCGTGCAGGAGCCGCCGGAGCGCGGACCGAACATTTTGCAGCGGTATTTGACGAATGTTACACGATCTGCGCTGCCGCTTGCTGCCGGTGGCCTTGGACTGTGGTTTGGAACACAGGCCGTGTCCAATCAGTTGCAGGAGTCCAGAGAAGAGGCATTGGATCGGGAGATTGCAGCCAAACGCAATCAACTGGATTCGTTGCATCGCCAGATTCTGGATATGCGGTTACGTGGAAGGAATGTAAAAACGGCAGTACCGAAACAAGCATCTTCATTAGCGGATGACATAACTGCGGCAGTTACGGCTCCTGTCCGTGTTTTGACGGATGATGCCAGTACGGCGTACCATGGTATAAAAGGGGAGCTTCGCGACATCAAAGAATCGCTGTTTGGTCGCTCTCCGAGGAGTGGGACAGATGCCAGCCGGGGTGCGATTGGGACACTCGCAGATATTCCGTCGCTGAGTGCCGGTGCGCTCGCGCTGCTTGGCGCATATACAACATATCAGTTTGCAAAGCGTCGGGATGAGAATCGGGCAAAGTTGAAGCAGATGCAGTCCCTGGCTGCGACGAACATGACGCATATGGTGCCGCGCCTTCAGTTAGAGCTGGATGCGGACAACAATGTGAAAGTGAGCGGAAACTAGTCCAGCGACTGACAACAATCGAGCTATTCGCTTATCTAGCGTGTTATTTCAAAAATAACGCGCTTTTTGTGTTGACAAAAAACAGGTCGTATGCTATGTTACCCAGCAGGTTTGCTGGCCAATTCACCTTTAACAAAGGACAGTACACATGGATACACCTGCTGCTTTCGATCCTGCTGATTTGGGAACTCCGCTGAACTCCGCTCCTACTCTGACTAATTTTGCACAGGCACGTTACAACATGCTTGCGCAACGACCTGCGCGAACATCGACAAAACTGCCTTATATGACATATGAACAGATCGCATCGGATCAGGACGTATACGACCCGACCGACTTCAAGACGGTCGGTGAACGTATTCGGGAGAATGTAAGACAGGCTGTGTTGAGTCGATTTCCGTTGTCGAATGATCAGTATACGCTTCGTATTGAAAATTTGGCGTATGAAAAACCAAAACGTCAGCATTTGCGGGATGAAAAAGAGGCGATTCTGAACAATGCATCGCTCGGTGACCGTTTGCGCGGTGATTGGGTACTGATTGACAATGCGACGGGAAAGGAATTGCAACGTAAAACGGCAACGTTGATGAACGTTCCTCGTATGACTGAACGAGGAACGTTTATTCGTAATGGATCGGAATTGGCATTGAAGCACATGTTTCGACTCCGTCCAGGTGTGTATGCGAGAATCAAAGACAACGGCATCATTGCAGCACACATTAATCCTGCGCAGACAACGGGAAGACAGATGTCGATGGAGCTTGATCCGGAAACTGGTGTTCTGTATATGACACGCGGTACGCGTATGTATGGCGTTCTTCCGATGTTGCGTGCAGCCGGTGTGTCAGAGGATGCGATCCGAACCGCGTGGGGCGACGAGTTGTATCAGATGAATCTGGGTAAGTACGGCAGACTGATGGATGAGTCTGACGGAAACAAGAGAGCTGTTACAACGATGAATGAGTATCGGGATCTCTGGAACAACGAAATCAGTAAAACATTGCTGGATCCGGAGACAACAAAGAGTACACTGGGTGTGGCCTATGACCGTATTACACCGGATACGCTGCTGCAGACGAGTAAAAAGATCCTGAAGATCGCAAGAGAGGCGGATACGCTGGATCTGGACGACCGTGATGGTTTGCAGTTCCAGAAAGTATTGGGACCGGCGGATTATATTGCAGAGCGTATTGTACGGGATGGTGGGGGTGTTCTTCGAACACTGTTCAATCGTATTTCGCGGAAAGGGACTTTGGATGATGTAGAGCCTGGCGAGTTTCAGCCACACATAGATTCTGTATTCATGGAAGGGAAGCATGCCGGTTATATCGAAGGCAGTTCTCCGATGGAATCTCTCGACTTTAATACCGGCGTATCTCGATTGGGTGAAGGGGGGATCGGAGACACACGAGCTGCACCGGCGGAGAGTCGCGGCGTTCAGGACAGTTTTGCCGGATTTATCGATCCGATTCGCTGTTTTGCTGTAGGGCATACCGTTTTAATTCGGGAACCTGACGGTGTAGAGCGCTGGAAACCGTTGGAAACCGTTACGATGGATGATCTCGTCGGCTGCTGGATCGATGACGTACTGCAATTCCGAAAGCCGCTGGAGATCCATCAGTATCCGTATGACGGAGAACTGATCCTGTTTGACAATGGGACATCTGCCTGCTTTGTAACACCGAATCACCGGATGCATGTCATTTATGCGTCAGAGATGGATCGCGGACTACTGGATCTGGCGACCGAAATCGGCACGGACGATCAAGGTATTGTATCACACTTCGTTGTGCGTGCAGACGAGCTGCTGGATAGCAAGACAGTTGTGCTCGCATCATTGACAGTAGATAATACACTGACTGCATCGTTGTTTCATCAAAGTGAAATTCAACGCGTTCCCTACAACGGGTTCGTGTACTGTCTGTCAGTTCCCGGCGAGCGGTTGTTCGTCAAGTATCAAGAATCATCTAATATTCTTTCTATGAATAGTCCGGAAAGTCTTAAAGTCGGACTTGATGTGTATCTGACGCACGGCGCGTTGAAGGACAGCAAAGGGAATCTCTATACGCGGATGCGTACAAAAGACGGATCTGTCAATTACGTCGATATGACGACCGCTGCAAATGCGATTGTTGCAACGCCTGAATTTTACGATCCGAAAGCAGATCCGAACGAACGGATTCCTGCGTTTTTCCATGGAAAGGGCATTGAGTACGTTCCAAGAAAAGACGTTGACTTCTATCTGGCATCATCTAACAATATGATGAGCACTGGTGCTGGGATGATCCCGTTAATTGGCGGTATTCGAAGCAATCGCACGTTAATGGGCTGCCTGCATCCGGACACGATTCTCTGTATTTACAGAAACGGCGAGCGGCTGCATATATACGCAAAGGAGTATCTGACGCAATCGAAAGCAGGTGATATGGTACTGTCGTTAGACGAACAGATGAATCCTTGTTTCAGACCTGTCCGACAGGTGCTGGACGTGCATCAGGATCTGGATGTGTATGAAGTCAAGACAGCAACTGGTAAAACAATCGTCGTAAACGGAAACCATAAGTGGTTGACGTTTACGAACAAGCATGATCACTGCGAGTTGTTGCCCACGACAGATCTGTGTAAGGATATGTTTATCCCTGCAGAAGATGGGTGGGAACGCATTGTCAGTGTTACACCAGCAGGAACAGCGGAGTATCTCGTAGATCTCGATGTTGATGACAATGTGTACATGCTGGCGAACGGCGTGTTCACACATAATTCCAAGTACCCGCTTCAGGCGCTTCCGTTGAAGCATCGCCAAGCTCCTGGCGTACAGCGGTTGTTAACACTTCCGGATGGTACGCAAACGACAACGGAAAAATACATCGGCAAATACCTGGGGGCGAAATTCGCCCCGGTAAACGGTACGATTCTCAGCGTAGAGCCTGATAGCATTGTGATGCGGGGGACTGACGGAAAGAAGTATGAGATTGACCTATATCACAATTTTCCCGCAAATCAAAAAGGCTATATCACGAATCATCCTGTCGTACAGCCCGGACAGAAGGTGAAAGCCAACGAAATCCTTGCACCTTCAAACTATACGGATGAGAATGGAGTGGCGGCACTCGGTACGAATCTGCGTGTCGCGTTTCGGAACGGCAGGAATGCCGGTACGTTCGAAGATGCGATTCGCATCTCGGATGAAGCAGCCGAGCTTCTCGGATCAGAGCAGATGTATAAAACGCGAGGTGACGTGACATCTGATATTGAATACGGAAAGCAGAAATACCTGTCACTGTTCCGCAGCAATGAGTTTACACGTGAGCAGCTGGATCAGCTGGGAGACGATGGTGTTGTGAAAGTCGGTACCGTATTGAAGAAAGGCGATCCTATTATGATGGGTGTACAGCACAAAGATCAATCTACCCGTGGGATCGCCCGCAACGCGGCGACTCCGTACCTGTCCGTCTGGGAACATGACTATCCGGGAACTGTGATGGATGTCGCGCGCGGTCGTAAGCATCTGACGGTATATACACAGGCGTATACCCCGATGCAGGTCGGGGATAAAATGTGTTATGACGAAGAGACTCAGATTTTTACCGACAGAGGTTGGTTGTATTTCAAGGATCTTCGAGGGGATGACCGTGTTCTGACGTTGAATCCACAGTCCGGAGAGTCGTATCTGATTAACTTTGTCCGTGCGTATCAATACGCATACAAAGGAAAGATGTATTCCTTGCAGACGCCTGATCTGGACATTCTTGTAACACCGAACCATCGACATCTGGTTGCGCGGAACTGTGACTGTACGTACATGCGGTTGATGTTCTCGACCGAGATTTTCGGAAAGTGTGTATATCATTTGACGAATGTCCGCGTAGAGGATGAGAACAGCTATAAATGCTCGAAAGTCGAAGGTGCTGTAGAAGAATGGGTGGATTATGACGGTATGATCTATTGTGTCGAAGTACCGTATACCCATACCGTATTTGTTCGCAGGAACGGTAAGACGGTGTGGAGCGGAAACAGCTCCCGGTATGGATCGAAAGGAACGGTAAGCTGCTACGATGAAGACACGACGGTCTTCACGGACCAGGGATTCAAACCGTTCAGTCAACTTCGAGTTGAGGATAAGGTCGCGGTGTTGGATCCGGTGTCGAACACTTTCCAGTTTGAACATCCAAGTGCCATTCATTCCGGACCATACAAAGGTCTGATGTACGGATATCGGGATCGTAATCTGGACTGGCTTGTGACGCCGACTCACGATATGTGGTGTAAACGCGCACACCGGAATCACAAAGGGGACACTACGTATCAGGAATTCGGACGGGTCAACGTACAGACGGTGCAGGGATACGCATGGTTGCACCCGGTAGCGGCTCCGCATCGTGATCTTGCGCATCAGACAGCGCGCGCTAAAGAATTGCTGGATACGATTCGGCGGGATCCAGTCACAGAAGTACGTAGCGTTGCGGAAGCACGACAGCGCGCGTGCATTCGATATGGATTGCACGCGATCATTGAACAGGAGCAGCAGTATTCCCGTACGCTGTTTCGACTCCGTGTTTCGGATTGTCGTACCGCGCAGTCAAAGCAGCGTGCAAAGGAAGATGGATACTATACAAAAGAATATGACGGATTTGTCTACTGTTGTACCGTATCGACTGGGATTCTGCTGGTTGCCCGGAACGGAAAACCGATGTGGTGCGGGAACTCAATCGTTCCGAAAGAGGAAATGCTGCGGGATTCGCAGGGTCGTCCAGTTCATATTGAACTCAGCCCTCTGGGAACAACAAGCCGGCTGAATACCGCGTTACTGGCAGATGCCAATCTGGGAAAGATCGCGGAGAAAACAGGAAAACCGGTGATTCTTCCGGATTTTCTAACCGACGATACAATTCCGGATTTTGTAGAGAAGGAACTGAAGAAGCACGGTTTGACCGAAAGCGAGGATCTGTTCGATCCTGTGTCCGGTAAAACGGTGAAAGACGTAGCTACCGGTATCGTATTTCACTATAAGCTCAAGCACATGTCGGAATCGAAACAGGGTGCGCGGTCAACTGGGGAGTACACGGCGGAAGACCTTCCGATGAAGGGCGGTAAGACAGGTGCTCGTCGCCTCGGTAATATGGAGGTTTCTGCGCTGGCCGCACACGGCGCAGATCAGGTACTGCGGGATGCCAAGCTGATCCGGGGACAGCGAAATGATGAATTCTGGCGCTCTTTCCGAGACGGGATGACGCCGACACCGCCGTCCTCACCGCTTGTCAACCAGAAATTCTTTGCGCATTTACGCGCTGCCGGCATTTCACTGGAAGAATACCCGGATCGGGTTCATATGTACGGCGCAACGGATCGGGACATTAAGAAGCTGACAGGACAGCGTCGTGGTTCGTTCGCCAATACATTCGACTCCAAGCATCTGCAGCCGGTTCCAGGAGGTCTGTTCGATCCTGCAATCTTCGGAGCGGATGGGGAGCAGTGGGGTTATTATGAACTTCCGGAACCTGTCTTGAATCCGATGATGTTCAAAGCAACGGCAAACGCGCTGGGCTGGAAAGATAAGGAACTGGAGGGTGTGCTGAAAGGCGAGCGCCAGATCAACGGAAAAGTCGGTATTGACGGTCTGCGGGATGCGCTCGAACATCTGGATATCGACAAAGAGCTTCACCTGGCAAAACAAACACTGCGCGCACCACGAGTACCGTTGTCGAAACGGGATCAGGCGCGGAAGAAAATTCGCGCGTTACAGCCGATGGTAGACGCCGGTGTGAAGCCGACCGATTTCCTGCTGACGCGGATTCCAATCCTGCCGCCCCGGTATCGGCCTGTTTCTAAAATGGCGAACGACGTCAATATCGCGGCAGATGTCAATTTTCTGTATAAACGAATGATTGACGCGGCAGAGGATTTGAAAGAAGCGAAGAGCGTACTGCCAGAAGAAGCTCAGATGGATGCGCGTACTTCTCTGTATCAGGCATTGGAGGCGGTCACAGGCCTCGGCGAGACGGATGATCCGAAACTGCAGGCGAAGAACGTATCCGGTGTACTGAAGTGGGCGTTCGGAAAAGGAAGTCCGAAGCTATCTGCTGCACATCGAAAGTTGTTCGGTGTTGCGGTGGACTTGGGCGGGCGCGGTGTAGCTGTTCCGGACAATAGCCTGACCATCGATGAAGTGGGATTGCCGGAAGAAACCGCCTGGAAGATGTTCGAACCGTTTGTACTGCGTAAGCTGCGGCAACGGGGGTATCGGATGCTGGATGCGCTGCGGTATACGACAGATCGGACACCGGAAGCTAGAAAACTGCTGGAAGAATCGATGGCAGAGCGTCCGATTCTGGTAAACCGGGCACCGACGCTGTGGAAGTATGGCATTATGGGATTTTTCCCGAAGCTGCGCGGGAAACCGGGAGAACGTAATACCATCTTCACAAATCCTAATATTAATAAGCCATATGGATTAGACTACGACGGTGATACACTAAATTTACACACCCCGGTATCAAAGCAAGCGGTGCAGAATGTGATTCAAAAAATGCTGCCGTCCCGGAATCTTCTGTCGCCGAAAAACATGAAGGCGCACTATCTTCCGCAGGCAGAATTCCTGCAAGGCTTGTATCTGGGAACGCGCAGCAGACCAGATCAGAAACCGGTGCGGTTTCGATCTGCCGCTGAGATGCTGAAGGCGTTGCGACGCGGTGAGATCACATATGATACACCGGTTGAAATTATGGACTAATTTCGATTTTCTGAGTATAGTAACCCTTGTACAACAGGAAGTATGAACAAGGGTTACTTTTTTATGCCTGCTAAAACTACACAAGTAAAACCAGAGCCGTCGCCAGTATCAGTACCGCCAGAACCTAAAGCACCGCCGTCATCCGTTGCGCGAAAGTATCCAAATCTGCCCAACGGTGTTCAGGGGATGAATCAGTTTATGCAGACGTTGTTTCCGAATAAGTGGATGCAGAAACAACGCGAAGCTCTTATGAATATCAAGAATCCTGTTATACAGATGCCGGATTATTCACTGCATCCGGTTCCTCATACACATATATTGAATGGTGTCTACAGCAATGTGGTGAAACAGCTGGCTCCCAGCTTTCAGTGGAATGGAAATGCAACTACACCGCACGCAACAGTGAGTACGAATGTGCCAGCAGCAGTAGATGCGCAGGCGAATAAACCGGGTTACATGAAAGACAGGTTGGCGGAAATCGATCAAAATCGAAAGAACGAGGATTTGCAAAAGCCATCTACAATGCAAATCTCCATAAAGGATGCACAGCGTTTGTTTAAATCAGATGCGCCACAAATACCGGTTAAGATATATCCAAATGACGGCAATCCCGCGTCGGAAAATCAGAGTGCGACAACAACTTGGACTAGCATGCCAGCATGGTTGCGCAGGCTGACTGGTAAAAATGGCGAGATTAAACTGCAAGATGCGATACCTGTCACTGAGCCTAAAACGGTGACATCATATGGTCCCAGACGTGAGTCGCATACAATATTAAATCCGAGTTACTATATTCCAAATACAGCGAACCGAGAGCTCGCTGGTGCGGGCGGCGCAACTACCGGGTTCAGCGGTGCGGACAGCGTCTTTACCCCCTGGGGGCGTTTAGGGCATACTTATATGCATGAATTGAATCATGCGCTGTCGAATCCGACCGCATTGCAGTTCTATTATCTGACGCCGATGGCACGGTTACAGGAAGAACTAAATCGGTACAACAAAGAAGGTGTTGATTTATTTCGCAAAAACAGCGTGTTACAGAAAGAGAGTCCCATATCTGACTATAGTCTTAATCTGAAAGAGCAGGTGGGTGCACAGCAGTCGTTTCAACGAGAACATGTGGCCTTAAAACAGCTGCTTCAAAAAAATCCCGGTAAATTTAAACAGTGGAACGCAGATACATTGAATGCGTTGCGAGCACTTCCGGAAACAATCAACAATCCGGATGATTATCAAAAAGTAACGCAATTCTATATGAAGAACCCGTCTATGATGTGGGAAGGTGCACGGTATATCAGTCAACTACAAGAAAAGATGAATCGGATTAATGTATTGAAACGGTGGTTGGCTGAGAATCCGAAGTCCATGGATCGCGACGATTGGGAACAACAATTGTTGTTGCTGGCAGAAGATTTGGCGGAGAATGAACGACGCGCACCGTTTATCGTTAACAGAAAAGCCGTGAATACACAGGGTTGGCAACCTGTGTATAAAACCGCATCTAATAACAAAAAGGATACTAATATGTTAACAAAAGCTGCAAGTGCTGTGTATCGCGAAAAGCTCACGAAGAATGCTCCGATGACCAACGCCGTTGTCGGCAACGCGAAAAAGAACAAGCAACAAAAACGCTCGATGAACGGCTTTCTGAAACGGCAGGAGAACGCGAAAGAAAGTGAAGATGCGCTGAACAAAAGCGCTGCTGCTGAATTTGATCCGGACAACCTGAGTGGTTCTAATTATGACGCGTTCAGAAAAGCGTGGGCTGTTATTAAGGGTCTTGGAAAAGGTGCGCTCTATGGCGGACTTGCAGGTGGCGGAGTCGGTCTCCTGACAGATTCAGTTCTGGCCGGCAAAGATCAGCGGAACGCTAAAATTTCAATTTTGACTCCAGCAGGCGCGGCGCTCGGAGCGCTCGCAGGGATTCCTATTGGAATTTCGAGTGGATTGAAAAACGAGCGTATGGAACGTGAGAAAGAACGGCGGTCCGCGTATCAGCAAGCGCTGATGGACAAACTGCTGCGAGGCGCGGTCGATCCTGCTGCAGGTGCAGCAATGTTGGCTGCTACAAAAGAATAATTGATTTGCACAGCAGAGCGCTCCGTTGTACGTTAATGGTGAAGAGATGTACAACGGAGCTTTTTTATGCCTGCATTTGTAAAAGGAAAACAAGGTGAGAAAGTATGGAGTGAGGCGAAGGCTTCTGTCCATCAATCACATCCTGACTTGTCGGAAGACGACGAGCAGTTCTGGAAAATTGTAACGACGATTTATAAAAAGCGCCGTCCGCAGGATATCAAGAAAAAAGCCAGCACGTTGGATGCAGAGATCAACCGTGCGTTGGATCGTTTGCCACCGAGTACCCGTGTTGCGGTGCTGGGAGCGCCACTTGCTGCGGCTGGCGCGCTTGGTCTGTACAGTAGCTATAAGAATGCAGCATATATGAAACACCTCGAAGACGTGCGGAGGCAGTCGGGCGCTACAGAAAAAACGCCATTGTTTACAAAAGCGGTAGACGCGACCGGTCAGGGATTGACGAATTCATACGAGGATGACTTCAGGCGCGCATTTCCTGTGCTGTATCCAGACTCAACTGCGAAGAATCTATATGAAGCTGCACATCAATACGGACATTCACGCGACAAGACGCTGTCGCCGCTGTCTCGTATTTTATTGAGCGCTTCTCCATATATCGCTGCCGCCGGTTCTGGATTATTGGCGAAAAAGCTGACGAATAGCCAGTACAGCGGTGCGCTGACAGGCGCAGGTGTTGGTGGATTGGTTGGATTGTTCGCGAATCATAAGTTGTATGAGGACGAGCGGGACGCGGCGAGGTTGGGTGCACACTATATCGCAAAGTCCCGTGCGTCTGATGTGGAGAAAAAACGAGCGTTTCGTATGCTGCAGGATAATCAGCGCAATATTCTACGTGGTCGGTGGCTGGACATCGCATTGCCGTTGACTGGTGCGTTGGGTACAGTAGGTATGACATACCTGATCGATAAATATCGTCCTCAATTGAAAGCGCTCGCATCACGTTGGATTCCGCAAACAAAGCGTTGACGTTTATTTTCAAATTTGATATATTAAAATCATAAAAACTAACCAGAGGCTACTATGTCCGTTCTTGATCGCGCTCGTGCCATTCGGCTGGCGGCACAACAATTTCACGGGCTGGCGAAGCAGGCATTTGTGCCGTTTACGCCAGCGGCACAGGAAGCAGCAATGAATCCGCAAATGGCGGGAGCACCGATGCCTGCGGCGGGTGGTATGCCAATGGGTCCCACGGATCCAGGCGCTGCTGGTACTGGTGGTATGCCTCCTATGCCGGTGGATATGTCCGGTGGTGCGTCAATGCCGCAAGGTGGTATGCCGCAGGGGAACGGTGGTATGCAGATCCAGATGGTTCCGGGACCGAACGGAGAGCCGATTGACGCGGAAACTGGTATGATCGTGTTGGATCCGCAACAAGGTATCGAAGTCGATCCGAACACTGGCATCAGTCTGAATCGATCGACGGGTGAGTTCGTCGGTCCTGATGGACAGCCGCTTCCTCCGGAACAGGCGATGCAGCTGATTGCGCAAGCAGCACAGCCTGCCGCACCGGTAGCGGGTGGCATGCCTCAAGGTGGTGGTAGTATGCCACCTATGGATATGATGAATGTTGGTCAATCTGTGATGCAGCAGACGCCTATGCCGGACGCTGCGGGTGGCGCGGTTCCGATGCAACAGATGGCGGCTGATGATCCTATGGCGAATCCTGCGGACATGCTCGGTGCTCCTATTGCAGCAGGTGCGCAGCCTCCGATGCCTGCAGGACAGGTGGATCCGGCGCTTGGCATGATGGTAGATCCGAATACCGGTATGCCGATTGATCCTGCAACAGGCAATCTGATCGATCCGACAACTGGTCAGATGGTAAGTCCTGCGACAGGTCAGCCTGCGGCGCCGGCTTCGACGGCAGCCGGACAAGACAGCGAAGCCAATGATGAATTGGCAGAACTGCTGAAAGACACGGATCGTGCATTGGAGACGCAGGATAAGAACATGCATCGCGTGACCCAGGAGGTTGCAGGTATGCGGGCCGATATTCAAGGTTTGCGCAGACAGATTCAACAGGAGTCGGATGATAAGGAAACCCTGCTGGCTCGTATTGATAACCTGGTGAATATTGCAGAGACCGTGTTGAACGGCAGACCTGGTGTTCAGCCGATTGCAGTGGATCCAGCCTCTGCGAAGTAGGAGGGTACTATGATGTTTTTGCAGAAGCAGTCGGCAGATGAGGAGACGCCAAATCAACGGCGTGCGCATCAGGTTGCGACAGCGTCTCCGGCAACCGGCAAGCAATCTTCCGGAACTCCGAATTGGATGAAAACTGAGTTCAACAATCTCGGCAATAATCTTGCTGCCGGTTGGAATATGTGGCAGAAGTCTCCGGCGAGCAATTGGCTGAGTAAAACGTTCAAAGAATCGCCGGCTTTGACTGCTGCCGGACTTGGTCTGGGTATCGCGGGCACCGGGTATGCGGTGCAGCGTATGATGCGGGCAGCGCAGCCGTATCCACAGATGTCTCGTGCATTTCAGCAATATCAACAACCGCAGCTTATGCAGCAACAATCACAGGGTATGGGATCTATACTGCCGTGGCTGGGTGTTGCTGGATTGGTAGGGGGTGGCGCATATCTTTGGAATCGGTATGGGGATCGATTGAAGACGATGTACAATCAGGCAAAGACTTTGAGCGAGATTTCCCCGGATCTGGAAGTGGTTGGTGACTTGGCGCACAAAGCCAATGGCAGTAAACTGCGGTTGTTGTGGGAATACATGAAGATGCCTGCAGAGAAGAGAGCGCAGATTTCTAATGCGATGAGCGGGCTGGAGCGATTGCGTCCGCAGGCACAGACAGCCGCTGCCCAGTCCGTTCCCCCGAAGACACCACCTGCACCCAATCCGGTCGTGTCGCCTCCGACGAAGCAGGATATCCCCGACCCGGAACAGCGGAAGCGAGCATTGAACGACTGGTATTGGCAACAGCAGATGATACGTGGATAATGATAACAAGAAGGGCGTACAGATATGAATACACTGGCAACGATTATCGATAAAGAGCAACTGGACGCGGAACGTCCTCAGCAATTCCGCTATCTGCACAAAGAAGCGGCGGTTGACTGGAACACTGTCGGAAGATATGCGTTGGAAGCGCTTCCAGGAGCAGGTCTCGGTATTCTGCTCAACCGTGGTATTTTGCGGAACAAGTCGCTGGGTTCCAATGCGCTTGCGGCAATCCTCGGAGGAACTGCGTCAACAGGACTCGTGGAAGCAATTCGATCTGTCGATGCAAAAGCAGCAGAAGCGCAAAAACAAGATCCGCTGAAATATACGGTATCCAACTTCCGGCAACGGAATGCGGCCAGCCAGTATGTGGATCAGTTGAACGAAGCGTTCAAACAGGAGCACGGACGCGATATGACAGAAAGCGAGCGGGCTCCATTGATGCACAGAGCGCTGGAAGAACTGCGGAAAATGGAGGCAATTCCAGGCACTACGTTGGGTGCGGGGGTCGATCTCTCGCGTATGCTGTTACGTGCGGTAGGTAAGCGGTCCGGCGGCCCCGGAGCATTTTTTCTGAATGAACCGGAAACGATGTATGCGCAGCAGTTTTCTGGAAATAACGATCTCAAGATCGGTTCTGACGTTTGGAACCAGCGCATGGAGGCATATCGGACGAGCGGACTCACGTCTGGCGGCGCTCCGACAGTGCGTGAATATGTGAAATCGCTTCGAAGCACCTTGGATGATGCGAATAAGACCCGCACTGAGGCGAACATGGCACGTGCGATTGCTGCCGGGACGATGCAGAACGCAGAAAGTCCGCAACAGAGAAAATGGCTTAAACAGCTGGATGATACGTATAGGCGCGAAGCGCGCGCAGCTGACCGTATTGCGGCCCGTACACAAAACCGGTTAAATCATTATTCCGGATCTCAAGATCTGCTCGAAACGCAGGCTGTCGCGAATCGGTACGTTCGACATTCGCCGATTCCAGTTGTGAATAACATTCTGCGTCGTGCCGCACATCCGATTCCAACAAAAGGGCGCACAGCAGCCAGGTTATTCCGAGGTCTCTGGGTTGCTCCGACCACTCTGGCGGGGATCGGACTGGATGCGCTGAGTACACTGGTTAACAGGAGAAAGGCGGATCCGGAGTTGAAGGCTGTCTATGATAGCAGTACGAATACTCCTCCGGCGGTGTATAACGACTAAAGGATGCCACTATGCGGACAACTCCAGGCAGATATTTGATACAGCAAGCGCTTCCGGATCGGTTTAAGCAGTTCGACGGGGCGCTGGATGCGAAAGCCGCCAGCGCACTGTTTACTCAGATGGCGAAGGAACTGAGTCCGGAAGAGTATACGCAGGTAACATATCGGCTGAACAACCTGGGTAATACAATTGCATCTGAATACGGTGGTGTCGCGTCAATTCATCTTAGAGATCTGCGGCTGCCGGACAATTTGCGAGCGATGAGAGACGCACTACAGAAAAAAGTATATGCGATTTCACAGGATCCACGACTGTCTTCACAGGAGCGGAAGCGCGCAATTATCCGCACGGTGCAGGAAGCGACTCCCGCAATCGATAAGGCGGTGCTGGAGACGCTGGGCAGTACGGACAACTCGTTCGGGTTACAGGTAAAAACCGGGGTACGGGGAAAACCGCAACAATTGCGACAGCTGGTGTTCGGCGATTTACTCAGTGTGGATTCCAAACATCGGGATATTCCGGTTCCGACATTTCGATCGTATGGGGAGGGCATCACACCCCTTCAATACTGGGTTGCATCTCATGGAGGGCGGCAGGGATATATCGGTGTGCAGAAAGCAACAGCTGATGCCGGTTACTTCTCCAAAATGATTCGGCAAGCCGCACATAAGCAGGTTGTGACAGCAGATGACTGCGGTCATCCGAAACCGTTTACAGTAGATACGGATGATGAAGACAATATTGGCTCTTTGTTATACCGTGATGTGAAAGGAAAGTCCGGTCGTGTTTACCGTGCCAATACGCCAATTACCGCAGATATGCTGGACGATCTTCCAGATCGTATTCAAATTCGCAGCGCTGCCGGGTGCACCTTGGGGGAAGGTGTCTGCGCGTATTGTGCCGGAATCCGGGAAGGGAATAAGTTGCCGGACATCGGGGATCGAATCGGTTTGAACGCCGTTAACTCGTTTCTGGAGAGCCTGACGCAAGGTGGCCTATGCTTGCTGAAAGGCACATTGGTCAGAATGAGCGACGGCACTGTAAAAGCGATTGAAGATATCCAGCCTGGCGATTGCGTAATTGCTGCGGATCGGCACGGGAAACCGTTCTCAGCCCCCGTAGCAATGCTGCATCACAACGGCTTTCAAGATGTATATTATACCACGCTAAGGCGCGGGAACGAGATGCAGATGATTCAGTCGACTAAGGATCACAAGGTGGCTGTGTTCAATGTTCGAACTGCCAAGTATTCCGTACTCCCGCTGGATCAGGTCGCGGATCCGTTTGTTGTACTTCCTGTATCAGCGGATACAGATGCCAAGTTCAGAGTGGAGTTGGGCTATCGGGTAGAGTCGCAGATTTATTACGGACGGGCGCACACGTATGACATTGAGTTGCGTACAGAGGACCATCTGTTTGTCCTGGCGAATGGGCTTATTGTGTCCAACTCGTCAAAACATGGTGGCGGAGAGTCGGTCGGCGCGAAACGGATCAAACGAGGTTTGGAGGCCGTCGATCAATTCATCAACATGCCGGACAACTTCGTGGGAGGCGCGGTGATTGCCGACGCGGACGGTGTTGTGGGCACTGCGCGGACAGCTCCGCAGGGCGGACAGCTTCTTACGGTCGGAGATCGTGAGTACCACATCCCGGTCGGCCAACAAATTACAGCAAAACGCGGTGATCAAGTAGAAGCGGGTGACCTGCTGACAGACGGTATGCCGAATATGCGAAAGATCGTAGAATACAAAGGCATCGGGGAAGGCCGTCGTGAATTCGTCCGTGCACTGACGGATTTGCTTCGGCAGAACGGGGCAGGTACGTTGCGCAGAAATATCGAAGCGTTTGCGCGCGGATATGTCAACAAAGTGGAAGTGACGGATCCGGACGGATTGCAGGGATGGCTTGTCGGAGACATTGCCGACTATAATTTGTTGGAGTCCCGCTGGAAGCCAAGAGAAGGTACTGAAGATCGAGAACCATCCGCTGCTGTCGGCACCTATCTGGAACGCCCGGCATTGCACTATTCGATCGGAACACGAGTGACACCATCTACTGTAAAGACATTGCAGGATGCGGGTGTCTCCACAATTTCTGTCAATCAAAAAGAACCTCCGTTTCGCTCGTTGATGGTTCCTGCTCGTACATTTTCTACGACAGATGACGACTGGTTGGTAGCGCTATCTGGAGAAAATCTGATGCGTTCTATTCAGCAGCATGTACAGCATGGATCTGACACAAAGAAGGACAGTATCTCATATTATCCGCGATTGGCATTTATGCAGGGAACGAAGCCAGACCTTCTTCAGGTAGATTAATGTGAAAATTGCTTTATATTAAAGAACAAAAACTTAACGCAGGAATGTCAAAATGGCGATTGAAGACACAATGGCACAGCTGGCGAACAGCCAAGTTACTCAAAGCATGCCGTCACTCCGCGACTATATCGAGGGATTTCAACTGATTACCAGCAACGAGGAAAACAATGCTGCAATTGGCGTTGAGATCGGCATGCTGGGTAATACGTGCATCTATATCCCTGCGATTTACCGGAATGGTAAGATTTACGACATGGACATTATGTATATTCCGGAGATGGATCAATGGGTTCCGTCTCAGGATAACTGGGTGTCTATGCTGAAATCAAAAAAGCCGGATATGTTGGCAGCGTTGAAAGGGCGTAAGACGATGCCGTCAATGGGCGGTGGAAGCTCCGGCGGTGTGAAGTTGGATCTGCCGTTCAATATGATTTCCAAGCTGGCATCGGAAACCGGTGGGTTCCGAAAACTGGTGGAGCGCGAGGGCAATCAGCGCCTGCTGAAGTCTGCAGGGGATACGATGCTGGAGGTGCTTTTGCGGGATGACGTTCCAGATTCGCTCGGTGTACCGGAAGCGACCGAGTTTTTGCCGAACCTTGCAAAACAGGCCAGTGCAAAGCTGCTGACCGCGTTGAAGGACGAACCGACTGTGTACAACGCGTTTGCTCGGTATTATTCGGACGAAGAGCTGAATGCACTGATTGATAAGCTGGAAGCAAAAACGAAATTCCCAACCGCGCAGACACCGGTGGAAGAACCGCAAGGTACCGTTAAGATTTTGACTTCCGCATCGACAGAAGCGCGTGATTTGGACGATGTGGCGAAAGCCAAGATTCTGCGCGATGGCGCGGTGATTCAGGATACACGTGGTTTGATTCCGACTAAGGTATATAAAGCAAAGCAGAATAACGAGTGGACGACTGTGTCCTCGAATGGTCTGTATGAGCTGTTGAATGTCGATGGTACGACAATGACTGCGTATGTCGTGCTAAATACCGAGTCAAACGGTAACAATATGTTGTCCCTCAAATTCGTAATTCCGGTGGATGACGGAAAAAGACGCGCTGCATACCGCTGTGACGCAGCAATCGTCGGGCAACCATATCCATTCAGTGACCTGGATTTGCCTGGCGGTTATACGATCGACCAAATTAAAACAATGCCCAGCGCTGAGGGTAATACAGATTCGCCCGCTTCTTACGTGGATGCGCTTATTCTCGATGTGAACGGATCTGGCTTTAAACTGAGCGGACGTGTCAGCAATGCTCAGTGGGTACGTGGTGGCGATTCAGATGTACTGAGCGGTTGTAATCTGCTGGCAAAGGATATCAGCCATGCGGCATTTCGGGATATAGATTGTTGTGTGTGCCGCGCAGATAACAATACGATCACGACAATTGTAAAGTTGCCGCATTCGGCAGAGCTTCGTGTACATAAAAATACACTGTATGTTCCGGACGGATGCAAACTGTATCCGATTGCGCAGAACATGAAATCGAATATTCTGAAGCTCGTTGATCTGGCGAATGCGCCGGATGCGATTGGGCGGCGAGCAAAGCTGCTCGGTGTGAAAGTGTTCAATGCGGATGGCGTGCATACAATTTCCGACAACAGCGGACGTGAATTCAAAGACCTGAATAAGACTGCAGCCGAATATACGCTGGTGAAAGAGTACGCGATCGAACCCGCAATCGCAGAGGCGATGGTGAAAGAAGCCAGCGCAAAACGCGTACATTCAGAGCGGTACCTGCTGAAGATTGCGGAAGACACGGAATTTTCGATGGCGTTCGCAGGTCAGAATCCGATTCAGTGGGAAGTGGATGTGGCGGATATGGGTGCGGTTATGCCGCCTGATGTACAGCAGACCATCGAACGCGCATCCGATGCCGGTGTAAAGGACATCTTCGACGTATCGTTGCTGAAGATGCTGGCGGAAGATTCGACGACGGTAAGACTTGTTCAGGAGTACATTCCTACGTTGTATCAGGCTATGGACCGCGTTGCCCGCTTGCTGTATTTGACGCGAGCAGGAGACTCGATGGCCGGCGCGTACGGAGAAGGGAAGATCGATGTTCTGGAGCAGAAGTTGAAGAAACTTGTGACGGACATCGGAGATCTGATCATCTATCTGCAACAGGGACGCATCGACGACGTACACGATCTGTTGGAAGGTCCGCTGGCAAACACGTTGGGTTGATTGAAAGCATTCTATGTCTTCTTATACGTCTGCCATACAATTTGACGGTCCCTATGGTCGGTATCATAGGGCCGTCTTTGAGTTGGAACATCCGGAATACAGCCGTTCCTCTGATATATGGGTACGAAAACTGGTCAATATGCTGGAGCACCGCAACCAGTATACAGATCGATACCGGTATCAGGACGAATGGCCATTGTTTGCAAGGTTGTTTGACGTGTTTGAAAACGATGCTGTAAATTCAATCCGGTGGATGATTGAAGCGCTGTTGCTTACGGAAGCGGATTATGCGCAGCTGGAGCAGGTGCTAGGAAACGACGTACGGTTCAATCGTGTATTCCTGGCCCTGTATCATGAGTTGTTTTATCACATTCGTCCGTACCAGCACAACTCAGCTGCGATGAATCGATTCGTAATGCTGCCGATTATGCAGTATAATGGCGCGAAATTGGCGATCGGGCATATTTGGAAACTACTTGCGCACGCAGGTGGTTTGAATACGCTTGTGCGGAAAGGATTCGGAAATGAACCGTTCACTGCGGAGGATTTGGATTATATGATCCATCTTGGGTGTATGCGCAACTGTACGATGATGCTGAATTATACCGCATCCGGTTCTGCGTTTCTGGAAGATAGTCCTGCGACAACAGCAATGCTGGAAAAGATTACAGAGTTTGAAAGCAGCCGCAATCCGAATCGTCAGCAGAACGGCTTCAAAGAGATCGAAGAAAAAACGGAAACCGCATACGGAACGCTGTTGGACGGTTTGGTGACATTGATTAAAAAACCGCGTCAGCTATCAGAGGCGTTGGTCAGTACCAACGGCAGTTTTATGCCGGAGCTTCCGGAAGCGGTTGAAAAATGCACGCCGACTACATATACTATCAATGAGTGAACGATAACGCAGGTGCAAACATGGCAAGACTTTCTGATTACGACAGACAACGGGGTGAACAGGCGCTGAAGTCCTGTATCGAAAAAACCAATCACATTACTGACGCGGCGCAACTGAATAAAGTCGCATCTGATATCCTGATTCAGTCGTTGGGGGATAATCCGGAGTTGTTGCGTCGTGCCTGCGAGACATACAATCATACAAAGTCTTTGTACAAGTTGAGTCACAGTGACGACAATACACGTGGTGACAGCTTTGCAATCCTGAATACACCGGAGATTTATGAACAGGCAGTCGAACGTCTTCGTACGAATACTCTGATGAAAGCTGCGTCTGCGACGCCGCGATTCAAACCTCGGTTTACACGGGAGGAGCAGGATACCGCTCCGATGCGGAAGGCGGCTTCTGCTCCTGTACAAAAACAAGCGTCTGTTGTCGAAGACAATCGTCCGGAGTGGCAATTGCGCGCGGAACTTGATTCTGAACTGCGTAAGTGGGGCGACTTGCTGATTAAGCTGGCGTCAAAAGAAGCGAATGCCGGTACTGCGTTGTCGCGTGCGCTGGATCGATATCAAAGTGTGATGACTGTGCAGCCGGCAGCGTTTCGAAAAGAGGCCGCTGCTGTGATCTCAACCGCATATGGTGCGTTCGGTGATTCGCTGATTGCACGGTTTAACGAGGCGCGTCCGATGTTTAAGGTGGCTTCTTACAAAAAGCTGCCGCACAAGGGATCTATTAAAGTTCCCCGACATGAAGTGTACGAACATGTTGCACTGGTGAAGCAGGCGAATTCACAGATGCTCCGCGCTACGAGCATCAAAGAACGCGCGTTGCAGGACGTCCTCGGCTGTCTGAAATCTATGAATTTCGACGTGCTACGAAAGCAGGCGGGAGCTGGTGGTATTCTCGCAAGCTCTATGATGTTGAATACACTGGGAAATCAAATGCCGGACGCGTTTGGTGTTCGTGACGGCGATAACGAAAAAGTTCGGGAAAATTTGAAATCGGCGCAACTTCGTAACAATTTACGTGAGTTAGAGACAAAGCGTGTATTTTATGATGCTCTGGAAGACGATTATATCTCCAGCTTTCCGCTGGAAGACATCGTGAAAGCGTACAACGCCAGTCTGCAATCGTTGCCACCAACGGAGCAGCAGCGTCCGGGTTGGAACAAACAGTTGCTTGTCAGTCGTATGACTGAGCGTCTCGGAAGAGGAAATATTCCCTCTGCGGCGGATGAAGAAAAGATTTTGCGCGCTGCAGAAGCGTTGTCTCGCCAGCAACGGTACACAGATGACCAGGTGGATTCTGTTAATAAATAACGCAACGGAGGCGTTCCATGATTCAAAAAGTTTTGATGTCAGGATATGACGATCGGAGTGAATTCCCGTCGTCTGTATTGCTTCCGACGTTTTCGAAGGGATTCGATCCCGTCGTACTGCGTAAGCAGGCTTCTATCTTTGAAAAAGAATACGACGCGTTTGAACGTAAACCAGGGCATAGCTACATCCATTTGATCTCGGTTGCCGCCGGTGATTATTATGGTCCAAATTCCCGCGCGGACTTCTACAACGGTTGCAGTTATCGGCACAAGTTCCCGCATCCGGAAAAGAATGCGACGGCTTATATAGATCTGGACGGCGGTATCGGAAAGTATCATAATCCAACGTTTATGAAACATGGTGGTGTATATACGGAGCATTTCTCTTCGCGTGATGGTGCATCACCGCAGGGTTACATCGTCGCAGCGAAAGTGAATCCGGATATGCATCGCGGAGAACTGATCATTGGTGTGAAGACGGATCTTTGGCGGGATGATATTGAACATTTGTCCAAAGGTCATCCTATGAAGTTTTCCATCGGGTGTGATGCAGCGCATGATATCTGCAGCTACTGCGGACGAGTTGCACACACGGAAGGTGAGCACTGCGATCACTATAAATATCAGCGCGGACAAATCAACGATGAAGGTGCGCAGTATTACGTTATTTCAGATAAGACGCTGTATCACGACATCAGCCGTGTCGCCTCTCCTGCGGAAAAGATCGCGTTTTCCATTAAGAAAGTTGCCTCCGCAACTGATTTCGCACAATGGAAGCCGCATCCGATCCATCCCGCGTCTGCCTCGCTGATTCTGAAAACTGCGCACGGGCAGGAACGGTTGGATACGTTGCAAAAGCTGTCGAAGATCGAAAAAGAGATCATTGCGACTGCGGAAAAGGGTTCGCTGGATCGGAATATTGTCCGATTCTTCAAACAGCATAAAAATGCGTCGAGCATGAACAGTGCTGCAGAATTGAAAAAGTTCCTTCAATATAGCAGAGAGAATCAGTTCCTCGGTGCATTGGAGGATCGAAAGTGCGTGCTGTCTCCGGAAGATTTTCTGGAGTTGTTTTTGCCGGGACAGTGCGGATGCACCGAGGGCGCTGACGCAGAATCTCTGCGGAAGCACTTACCCGGTGTATTTGGCGAGTTGCTCTCGTCTCCTGATGTAGATGCGTTCTGCGAAGACATGACGTTCCAACCAAAACCCTATAAGGATTGGAATCTGACGGCAGCGGTTGATCGGTATAAAGAACAAAAAGGGATGGATCCTTCACATTTTGTATCTGGTATGTTGGAGAATGTGATGGATTCCGTTGATTTGAAAACAAATCCAAAAACTATTATTGTATGCTGTAGGCGGGCAGATACTGTGCCGGATGTTCTTGCGAAAGAGTATGCGAACTATTTGGTGTCCGCAACTCGCCGGTTTTCGCCGCTTGAGTTGACAATGACGTTGTTGCAGCAGATGCTGTGACGGAACATTAAATAAAAGGAACCACAAAGATGGCCAATACGCTGACTGAAAAGCTGCTGCAGAAAGTCTCCGTCGCCGCAGCCCTGCAGAAAAAGGCAGGGCTTGAGGATCAGACAGAGCCTGGCGTGAAGCAAACAGACGCGAAAGATCCGGCGTCTGCCCAGAAAGGCGTTATCTCCGATGTCACTACTGATGTGAACTCGAATGAGAAGCACGACCTTCCGGGCAGCAAGAGCGATGCCGCGACATCGGCACCGGACACCGGTGATAAAACCGGTATCGACATCAAGATCCCGACTAACGAGGATCCCGAAAATCAGGAAGTGAAAGATATTGAGAACTCTCGCACCGTGGTGCAGAAGCAGGCCGCCGCCCTGCTGGTGACTGCGGAGAGAATCGCCGGTATGAACGAACAGCAGACCGGCGCACTGATGCAGAAATTTGCATCTGCCGAGAGTGACCCACAGGCCATGACTGGCCTGCTGGAAGATTTCATCGCCAAGCGCGCCGATGCCGGTGATCCGTCCTGTCAAGCGCTGATTGACTGGATGTGTTCCTATTATGCGGGCATGGATGCAAAAGCTGCAGATATCGATGGTCTGACTAAGCGCGCGTCTGCGGAAGGACAACAAGTGACGTCCGAGCAACTGTGCCAGTGGCTGGATGAACAGGTGTTGCGTGATCCGACTTGCCTGTTCAAATCTGCGAATGACGATGAAGATGAAGATGAAGATGACGACGATGAAACTGGAGAAGGTGCAGCACCGAATGATGGCGCTGCTCCTGTAACGACTCCAGCAACCGGTGAAGAGGCTGCGCTCGCTGCCACTGCTGCAGATGACGCGGCAGCTGCCGACGCTGCTGCAAGTGATGCTGCTGCCGCAGCCGCTACCGCTGATGCCGGCGTCGATCCTGCCGCCGATGCAGCTGCCGTGGAAAGCGCGGCAATCGAAGGTCAGGTTGCCGAGCTGATCGGTCAGCTCACCGAAGCGATCAAAGCGCAGGCTCCCGGCATCAGTGATGAAGAAGCCGCACAGGTCGCGATCGCTGCAATTCAGGACGCCAGTGCGACTGCAGACGCACAGCAGGCGCTGAGTGCGACTGACGACAGCGGCGCATTCGTGGTCCCTGATGAGCAGGCTGCTGCGGTGATGGACAAAATGGCGAGCACCGCATCGGATTTCCCGCTGCGTGGACCTGCCACCGCAATGCTGAATCAGGCGTTTAACCTCGATCCGTCTGTCTTTGCATCTCGTGCAAAGGCGCTCGGTAAATGTTAAGGAGCAACGAAATGAATCAGGATTTCAAAGTGATTACACAGAACGCTGCGGATACCGTGGCTTACGTCAAGGCCAGCGGCGAGCTGATTCAAAAGCAGGCTTCGCTGATCGACCGCCAACGTGGTGCGATTGATACACTGACTCAGCAACTGGCAACTGCCAAAAAGGACGCGGAAGCGCTGTCCAAACAGGCATCTGCTTCCGGTGCTCCGATGCTGGATGAAAAGCTGCTGAAACAGGCGTCTGAGAAGATTTGCCAGATGTATGGAAACACCAAGTACACTCCGGATGACCTGGTCAGCGCATTTCAGCAGAACCCGAACAAGCTGCTGAGTGTGATGTCCAAGATGGCGAGTGACTATATCGACAATGTCGTTTCCGGCGCACAGGTCGGACAGGTGGTCGCGAAGACTGCCTCGAACGAATCTGCTGCCGCCGCGCAAGGACCTGCCGATACGGCTCCGAGCTATCGAAGGTCTTTCGTGCAGGTGTGGCGTGGAGCTTCGAACAACTAACACAAACAAAGGATTGTGATCATCATGAACGGTCAAACAGTCTCCAACAAAAATTATCCGCTCGGCAATACCGCAAACATGCCGCCCGCATGGAAGCGGAAGAATTACAATGTGGTGTATCAGGGCGATGTATCGACCGATACCCGCATGTACAATTCGGTCACGTTCGCCGCAGGCGGTTGGTTCCCGACCGGCTCGGTCTGCTCGATCGACAAGAACAACGTCGCGAAGACCGGCGTCGCAAAAGGCACTGCGGGCAATCACCCGATGGCCTATGTCGTCGCAGTCGGTAACGATCGGATGGAAGTGCAGAGCGAACGTGGCAACGCTGCCGGCGGTCTTCTGACCCTGCTGCCGTGTGCGGGTTATTACCGTGTCCGTACTACCGTGTTCGACGCGGACTCTTCCCTGACCTACGAAATCGGCGACCTCCTGTCTGTCGGCGAAATCGAGCATCAGGGTAAGACCTGCTCGGCGGTCACCAAGAAGAACAACAAGCCGTACGAGAACGTCATTGTCGGTTCCGTCGATGCCCCGGTGGATCTGAACAAAGAAGGTCTTCCCGCTCTGTCGTTCACCTGCTACTGGCTGCCCGCCCAGGAAGCCTAATTCACAAAACGTGAGGAACAATAACGATGGAAAATACAAGACTTTCCGCCGCAGCGCAACGCGCTGAGAATCAGGAGATCATCGATCAGCTGTTTGATGCTGACGTTTCGATTCAGAAAAAAGCCAGCGATCGCCTCTCCGAGTGGCTGCGCACCTACCAACGGCAGGACGGTATCTTCCGCAAGATCATGCCGCCCACCCCGGTGACTGATGCGGATTTCGACGTGGCTGTCGACACCAACGCACCGTTCATCATTCGTCAGATGGTCCCGAAATCGGCCGGCGCGATCAGCGTCAACTACGATACCGGCACCTTCGCGGAAGAGATGGACGCACCGCGTTACCGGATCTTCATGCAGCGGATTTGGACCCCGAAGTATCGGGCGGACAAAATCTACCTCGTGTCCTTCCGTGGATCGCTCGTGGATGTGTTCCACGACCTGATGCTGCAGGACATCCTGGCTCAAGAAGACCAGATGGGTGTCGGCCTCTGCAATTATGCAGTGGGTGAAAAGGGCGTGGTCAATCCGGAAATCGGTTGCCGTCAGTACATCAACGTTGGTGCATCTGTCACCACGCAGAGTGTGCAGTATGCTGTGAAGGGTATGGTGCTCGGCACCAACAACCTGAACCCGTCGCAGGCTCTGGTTCACCGGTCGTTCTGGTTTGACCTGATCGCTACATTCCGTGCCGATACCCAGGGTCGTACTTTCACCGAGCCGACTCTGTTCGGGCGGATTGGCGCACTTGAGGAAAGTCTCGCCGGCATCAGCTGGAAGACTGCGCTGGACCGTGGTCTGATCCCGATGAAGGCGATGTACATCTTCGCGGAACCGCAGTATTGCGGTGATTTCGTCACCTACGGCGAAGCCTCGATCTTCACCAATACCATCGATGATACCTGGATTGAAATGCATGCGCATGAAACCATCGGTATGTCGATCCCGAATGCGGCAGCCGTCTTCCGCGCCGACTTCAAGGGCAGTTCGCAGGACAACTGGCTGGATGAAGACGATGAAGAGGAAGAGACCTCCAGTGCCAGCGCGTAATACGAACTGACACTGTTATGAAGGCAGGTAAACGGGTGGATTGCCTGTTTACCTGCCTTCTCACAAATAGAAAGGATAGAGTATGATTTCCCCAATTAAAACCGTTGTTGAAAACTGCACGGAGCGCGCTGTCAACTATCGTTTCAGCTGCGTTCAGATTTTTCTGGGACCTGCCGGAACAACCGGATCCAAGTATGTGTGCAGCGGTGATCTGTTTACCCGGATGGAAAACAACGTGGAGTCAGAACTGCTGGTTGTGGATGCGTTGAATGGTCGGATCTCGATTTCGTATGAATGCGACGACCGCTTTACCGTGAAAGAGGCGGATCGGTCTCCCCTCGTGCTGTCGATGAGTGCCCGGAATAAAATCAAGGGTGCACAGAAAGTCGTTCCGCTGGCTCCAGCCAAATCTGCGCAGCTGATTCCAGATGCTCAGAAAAAGGAGGCGGCGATTCCGACCGTACAGGAAGAGTCATTCAGTGAGGTCGGTACTATCCCGTCTGCAGACGAGAACAAGAATGCGGCACCGCAGGAATCCAAGCCGGAGGCTATGACAATCAGCAATGTACAAGCGCCGGAGGATCTGCCGATGGGAAATCCAACAGATCGCGCATATGCTGGAATGTTCGAGCAGACAAAAACCCCGGTTACCGAAATGAAGACAGTGAATGTAGCCGGCAGCAAAAAGTCCGCAGACAGCCCGCTGGATGCGATGGCTGGTCATCCGGATACGCTGAAAGTCGTGGAAATCGGAGCAGATAAACCGAAGCGCGGTCGGCGTCAGGTGAAATAGTCCGAGTGGAGGCAGAAGATGGATCGAGTCACACTGTTTAAATCGTTAGAACGTCCGGTAAAGTGGCGACAGGGAATGCCGGGACTTGTCCTGACATCCGGAATGTTGAACAAATTTACAGTTGAACTGAAAGATTCGCCGTCTTCTGCATCCCATCGGAAGATTTCAGCTGTGGATATGATCTTGACAATTCGAGATCTTCCTGCGTTGCACATTGTGCGGTTAAAGGCAGATCCTGTTGTCATTCCGCCAGACTCTACGTGCGTTGATGTCGGATTGTCGGTTCCAGGTTGCATGCCACGTGGTTATTATCAGCTGCACTGTGTATTTCGGGATGAAGCGCAGCAGCCTGTGAATGTATATCAGGGCTGGTTGTGTGTCGATAAAGCGGTAGATCCTAAACCTGATCACTATATGACGTTGGATTCTGTTCGTATGCAGTTTGCTGACATCTGTGAAGACGACAACAAGCTGCTGGAAAGCGTTGAAATCGGTACTGGCGATATTATTGAAGCAGTGAATCGCGCGATTCAGCAGTGGAACAATCGTGGTCCGGTGTTGAATAATTACACCGGCGCGTCATTTCCGTATCCGGAAGTGTTGCGGTGTGGTACGATTTTTATGCTGATGCAGTCGCTCTGGACTTTTTTGGAGCGGAATCGTATGACATATCAGTCGGGTGGTGTTACTGTAGACTTAGAGAGACGTGCCGATGCAGTTAAGCAATTGATCGCTGTTTATCAACGGCAATGGATTGATGGAATGTCTCAAATGAAAAACGAAGAAAATCTGCGTGGATTCCAAGGATTGAATTACTACGTATAGGGAGAAGGCTTTATGACAGGTGCGGGAAACAATGTACTGCGTAAAATCGCAGGCGCGCGTAAAGGGGAACGATCGTTCCGCAACGGAACAGAGATTCCGACGCAGGTGAAGCACTCGTATGATTTGTCGAACCCGGATGTTCGAAATCATTTTCAAAAACCGATTTCGTTTGCGATTAAAGGACCGAAAGCGTCTATGGATGCATTGGGCCTGTATCCGGAAGGGTTCCTGGACCTGGAGGTCGGCGTAAAACGATGAGACACGAGTTGTTTCAGTTCATCAACTGCCGTGAGGTATTGAACGGAGACCTTGTATTTTGGGGTCTTCGTGACGGTTATATACCGATGCGGTTTGATGTGTATGGAACAACGACCGGAAAGGAGTGGACTCCTGTAAAACTGGGCGTCACGACAGACCAGGTCATGATTAAGCGGTACAATGACGGACTTACAACTGCGTATAAAGTGATTGCCACATGCACAGACGGAGAACAAGACGAAAGTCCGATGGTGCAACCGCTGGTATTGGGAAGACAGGCGCGAATTCTGATTAAAGAGGTTAAGCGTCGGGAAGAAATCCTGATGCGGGCGCATCCGTATGGAGCGCCATTGGTATACATTCTGATGCGGCGTAAAGCTGGCGAGAGCTGTCCGTTGTGCGGGAACGGTATTTGCAGCGGGGGTGGCGGCACTGCTTTGAATCCGGCCTGCCCGATTTGTTTTGGTACGGGAATTAAGGACGGCTATTATCTGTGGCCGCGCAGAGAACGAATGCTGCTGGTGCCTCCAAAGGATGATAAAAAAGAAGCGCCGCAGGAGATTCAGCGAAATATCGTGTTCAATGCGTTTCGTACTGTGTTCGACGGACGGTTGCGCGAATACGATCTGATTGTAGTCGGCAACGAGATTTACGATATTGTAGATCAAACTGTCGCGGCGTCGATTGCGAACGCACCGGCAGCGTATACACTGACAACAAAACAACTGGCACCGGAAGAGCCTCGGTACCGTCCGTTGATTCAGTATATTCGGCAGCAGATTGGAGACATGACAGATGACTGCGACGACTAACTGCGATCCGATGCACGGATATTGTGTACTGGTCTCCGCGATTCAAACGCATTTGAGTCGGAGGGATTTTATTAATCCCAATCTGACGAACGAACTGCTGCCAGAATCCCGCGAGATCGTCTTTCAGGATGCAACAACGGCGCTTCCGACCGAATCCGCGAATCCGATTGTCGCATTTAACCGCGAAACGCTGTTGTTTAAACCGTTTCATCCGAATAGCCAAGTACACGGATCGTTTATGAGCACCGCGTGTTCTGTTACGATTTCGACGTATGCGGATGCGTTGACGAATGAATTGGGATATGAAGTGTGTTATTACACATCCGCGCTGATACAGGAGCTGAGATCTGAGGGCGCGTTTGTTCAGGACATCCAGTTTTCTTCAATTACACATGATCATATTCAGCATCCAAACTTTTACATCGGCAAGGTGTCAATCGGGTTACAGCTCCCGATTCCTATTTGGAAAACGACAGGCATACAAGATATATTAAGGCAGGTAAGTATTATCAACACTCCTGTTTAAGTGTTAAACAATGAAACAAAGGTGGTAACATGGCTTCAAATGCTCGGCCAAGAACAAGAATCACCCAGACGTACGGACCCATCGGTACAATTGCTGATCGCCGTGCATTGAGTCCAGTGCTGATTGCGCCGCGTTACGCGGTGCACGGCGTCGGTGACGGGTATGCGGATGGTTCGATCGGGACATACGATGTAACCAACAATGAATTGAAGAATATTCCGTGGCCTGCAAACGCAGGGAATTCGCTGATCGACGTGGACAGCGCGACGCTGTATGTGTCGAATGCGCTGTTGAGGGTAAATAAGACACCGTTGACAGCATCCAGCACTGAGGATGCGTCGAACAAACTGACGTTCGAGCAGGCAGTTCAAACGGAAAACGGTGTTACACGTGCTCCGGAACTCGGTGGATATGACGTGCGGGAAGGCGACACGCTGTACATTGCAAAAACCGGCAGTGATACCGTAACGGCTACCGTCGTTGATGTGCAAGCGCAGCGAAAAGCTGCGACAGTGTCTGCAGATAAATATAGCACGGAAAATACAGGTACTGGCAATGCCCCCGCAACGACCGGGTCTGTGTTCACCGGATCAAACGATATCACATATCTGTTGGAAGTTGTCACTGTGAACGGTGGCACAGGGTCGTCCAGTTCCGGCTCAGCGGGTGGCACACTGACTGCCCGTGTGATTGCGTTGGCAGGCGCAACGTATCAGGCGACAGTCACATTCGTTGCCGGTGAGGCAACTGCGATTGATGCATACGGTGTGAAGTTGACATTCGCATCAATCACGTCGACCGCATATAAAGCGAATGACCGGTTCCAGATTTCCTGTACGGCAGCGACAGATGGCAAGGTCAATATCGTGATGATCAATAAGACACTGCCCAGTACGCACTTGACCGGAGATCTGGAGATCTCTGTTTGCAGTCGCAATGTCGCGGTCGATGACGTGTCTGTGGGCGAATCGATGTGGCACGCAACAACCAGCAACATTACAATCGAAGATTCTGTCTACGTGTCTGTGGGCGAATCGCGATATATGTTGATGGAAGGTGATATGTACGTTGCCTATCGTGAGCAGTTGCTGGATGAGTCACTGGAAGTGATCGACGCCCGCAGCGAATATGCCGCTGAATTCGCCGGACTGGCAGTTCCGGAGAATCCGATGGGCATGTGGTATCGGCTGGCATTGACAGCCGGCGGTACTGCGTTCTATATGATGTCGGTTGCAGAGGATACCGATGCCGGTTATGAACGTGCGGTTGCGCTGGCCGGTAAATACGAGGAACTGTATGCAATTGTCTGCTTCCGGCAGACTGCTGCGGTGCAGGCGGCTGTCAGTGCAGTCATTGACAAATATGCTGCGCCGGAAATTGCACAGTTCAAGCGTGGCTGGTTCACACCGCTGACAACGCAGGTGAGCACCTATTATGAAAAAAATGATAACGGCAGTATCATCCTGGGTACGATCCACGATAGCGAACTTACCCTGGAAGCGCCTGGTAACGCTGTTAGCGGCGGAGTTCGTGCCGGTGATACAGTCACGGTTGTTAACAGCTTTAACGCGGTTACTGACTCCTATGAAACAAAGAGCTATACAGTGGCTCGTGTCGTGGATAGCTCGACTGTGGCGCTGACAAATGCAGCAGACGTCGATATGATGTCGCAGATTGTGTTCAGCCGGCAGATGACAAATGCGCAGTATGCCAATGCGATGGCAGCAGAAGCACGGTCTTGGAACAACTATCGGATCAATCTGGTGTGGGCCAGCTCGATCAATGCGCTCGGATACACCGACATCGATCTGGCGTATCTTCCCGGTATTCTGGCAGCGTTGCGGGCCGCATCGGCACCGCATGCACCGCTGTCCGACGTCACAGTTCCCGGTATTACCGTTACCGATGCGGAGAAGTTCACAGATTCGGAATACGAAGCGATGAACGATGGTGGTGTGTGGATCGTTGCAAACGACTCGTTCGGCAATGCAATCACGTATCACCAGATCACGACACGTACGGATGGTACGATCGCAGAGGAAGATTCCGTTGTGTCGAATGCCGACAGCATCGTCCGGGAATTTCGGTTCGGGCTGCATGAATTTCGCGGAAATGCGAACGTGACCGATGCGCTTCTCGCACAGATGCGAGCAAATATTTATGCGATCGCAGATCAGATCATGGGACGGACGTATGCAGCACAGTACGGTCCGCAGATGACCGCGTTTGAAATTGTCAGCCTGGAAGAAGATCCGGCGAACAACACCGGTATCATCGGAACATTCAGACCGACGTTGCCAAAGCCGTTCCTGAACGGTGATTTCACATTCAACCTGGTGTAAGGAGGTAACATAACATGGCCCAAGTGTTTGACACAGGCGGTACAATCGATGCAATCTACGGTACTTCAGGTGGGAATACAATCACCTTCAGTAACCTGCAGAATGGCACCAGCAGTTACACGCTGCAGAACGGATACCTGATCGATGGTTATTCGATCGGTTGGCAGCGCTCGATTCAGTTGAAACGCGTGTTCAATCGAAACAACCGCGTCGCGATTGTCGGATACGGACAAGGACAGCTGAGTCTGAGCGGTCTGATCGGTCGCGCAGACGACTTCGAGCAACTGATGTCCGCTACCTCCGGTGAGGACGTTTGTAATCTTCCTGTTTGCACAATCGAAGCGAACAGCGGATTCAAGACATGCTCCAGTGACGGTTCGTCCAACGACAGTGGTGCATCCGTGATCAAAGTATCCGGACTGCTTCATGCGCAGATCCAGATTACAGGACAGATTCAGGACAATGGCATTCTGCTGCAGACCTGCAATATGACCTTTGCGATCAGCGGTGTGGAGATCAACTCGAAAGATTCCAGTGGATCTGCGAGTACAAGCACTGGCGGCGGGTATACCGGCAACTATGTGGGAGGCCTTGCAGGTACCGGGATTCAAACCACCGCGTAACAGGAAAGTGAGTGCGTATGTGGCCGTTTCCGCAAACTTACGCACCGGCGCTCAGTCTTGATACCGGTATCGTCGTTCTGGCGAATCCGGTATTGAACTGGTATCAGATTCGACCCTCCATAACACTGGAAGAGTATCCGCAGTTTATCGATGCTACAGTGTTGGGAGGGCAATCTTTTTCCGTAGCCGGTGTACAGCAGCAACCGACCTATCAGGTCGGAGAACGTGTGCTGTACGTGTGGCTGACCGACACGCTGCAGCAACAGTGTATTGCGCAGGCAGTCATTCTCGGTAAGCTGGATGTTGCACAGGCGTTTCGATCCAATACACTGCAGTCCATGTTCCATAACGGACTGAATTACCGGAATACCGAGTTCTACGATACGCATCGAATTCAATACGATCGAGCGTCGTATATCCGAGATTTCTCGAATTCTGGACCGATCGATATCTGGTCTGGCGACTGGTCTGTGCATGGAAAACAGACCGGCTTGTTGTTGAGTGACGATTATACGGGACTGCGTGCAGGACAAGTCGCGATTTTGTTGAACGGCCTGGATCGCCGACTGGAAGAAACGTCATTGTTACGTACTGTTAATACGATCGGCAGTATAGAAGACTTATGCATTGTAAACAAGTCTTTGATCTATGTGTCGAAACGTGCTGGAAATCCACTGGACGCCTACGGGAACGGATTCGCTGAAAGCGATGTCGAAGTAAAGCCGAAAGATACTGCATGGATGCCGTTGTATCGCAGTCTGGAGCAGGAAGGCGATATTCTGTACGGGCAGGAACTCGTTATGCGGGCTCCTGATGGAAAAACACCGGTTAGTGTTGTACGTCGCGGTTATGATGGCAGCTTGCGACATACGACTGCGTTCGCAATCAGTTTGGAAAAGCGCGTCGACACGCATGTGTTCGAATACAAAGGATCTCGGCTGGAGCGTGACGATGCGTTGCAGAATGCGGAACGAAATGCAGAAGAACCGACCGCCTATCTTCAGCAATCTCCTGATTTATGGGAGGATGGCTGTATCCGGGATACATGGGAGGAAGTGTATGCGTTCGTGGATGAAAATAGCGCGCAGGCGTCCGAAGAACTGATCGATGTATTCGAAGATGAGTTCGGAGTACATAAAACTGCTGCGAACAAGTCTGTAATTCGGCAGTTACCGGATGGCAGTATCATACTACGGGACGCGTGGGGTTCGGAAATCAGGATGAGTCATGGTAATATCCAGCTGTCTTCTGCAAATAATTTAACTACGATCGCGGGACGCGATCGGCTTGAAATCGTATCCGGTGTTCAATCTATTGCAGCAGGCCGTGGCATTGAATTCGGTACGGCAGAAGGCGATGTGTTGATCAAAGGACATCACGATGTCAAAATTGCCGGAGGATTTGATGGTGATGGCTCGACGACCATCGAAAGCAAGGGTACGTCCGGTGTTCTGCTAAATGGGAATTCCGCCGTTTACCTCAGCGGCAAGGATATTACGCTGATTTCCAAAGATCCATCGTCATCCGATTATATGGGTGGTGGCTCTATTCAGCTTCTGAATGGGTCAGGCCCAGTTGTGCTCGCCGGATCTCAAGTACAGGCATACGGAACGACTGGTGTGCAACTAGTTTCGGATAGTGCAGCACTCATGATATCTGGTGGACAGATCATCGCCGGCTGCAGCATGTTTCAATCCACCGGCAACATAACGGTCTGTAGTGGTGATGTAACAGCTGTTGTACCAAACCTGAATCGTGGTACAACAGCTACGATTACCGCTGCGAAGAGTTATAGCCCGTCCGTTGTCGTAGAAGGCGGTGTTACGGCGCAAACTGTGATTCAATGCAATGGACCGATTATGACCAGCGATGCTCTGATGGGTGATAATGTGTATGCACGGCATCCTAACGATGAAAAAACACTGGTAAAACTGCGGTCGAATATCCAGCAGGCGAATCGTCCGACATCGCAGAGCGAGCGCATCAGTAACGCACTCAGCCGGATATCAACACAACTTAGCACCGCGCTTAGCACAATTGACATCAAATCATTTCTTTCCAGATTGTTCGCATTCACGCATACAAGCAAAGCATATGAGATCCAGGAGCCTGTGTTCAGTGCAAAAGGATCCGGTGGCACTGCATTCACAGGCGTCACAGCCATTGACAACCGTTCCAACCTTACCTATATTTATCCAGGAGAAGCGTTCTGGACAAGTTCTGGGATGACTGCTTGGACAGAAGACTGGTTGGTTGGAGAACCGCCGGAACAGACAGTAAAAGCGGTAAACGGCATCAAGCTGAATACCCCAAACATAACATAGAAAGACCGTACAATGACAGTAAAAGAGTTGACCAAGGAGTTGAATGAGCTGCGGGCGGAGTACCAGAAGAAATCGGAAGAAGTGGAGCAGCTTCGTGCAAAACTGGATCAGCCGATTCCCTGTAAACGGTGTGGGCGGGATGCTGCAACAGCGCCGCTGAAAATTGATGAAGAAATCAAGAAGGAGTATTTTCGCTCGATTCTCGGTCAGAGACCGTTTTCGCATACGTATCGTCTGTATGATAATCAACTGCTGATCACGTATGAGACGATGAAAGGCGATACGTTGGTCAATTACGGTCTGAGTATGAAGCAGACAGACGCAGATCTGCTGCCGTTGGCAAATCTGATCTTGATCGGATCACTGGTACGCGTCGCAGTGATTGATGAATCTATGCAGGAGAAGGTATTATACGAAGCATCTGCGGAGGATAGAGCATCCGCAGTAAAAGATATCAGCGCTTCTATGAACCGACTGGCGACCTGTATGGACCAGATGCTGATTATGACATTGCGGAATACTTGCACTATGTTCAATGCCCTGTGCGCCGGTTTGGTAGAAGTGGGGCAAGACGAAAATTTTTACAAGGGCGCTGGGCTGTATTAAGCGTAGAAGCAAAGTGCGCCGGTGCAATCGATTATTCAAAACCGGTGCACCCGCTGCTTGAAACCGTCGTTCAGCGCCGATTGGAAGCTAGACTGGAACAGGAATCGTATCTGACCGCACCGTCGGTAGAAGGTTCAGATCTTTTGTATACAACCAATCAATATGTATCACATGTTCGAAACTTATTGATGCCATGGAAAGAACGGGATCGAGCACTTCGGCAGAAACAGCGATATGCTGAGTGGTATCGCAGATTTGGTGCGGAAGTAAAACGAGAACAGCAAGAACAACGGAAACAGTAACTATGCTCGATGCGGCAACTCAACAATTAAACGGTGTACTCCCTCCTCAGCTGACTACGTTGCTGCAGCCGGTGATTTCATATTTGGTAGACTCCGCGCTGACAGGGAACAGCTCGTTGCTGCGGTTTTCAAACATGAATCCGAACTTATCGTTCGAGATGAATTATCAAACCGCGTATAACCAGCAGCAGTATAAAGCGTTGTTTGACAATGTACGGAAAGAACAAAGCCGTAGACTGTCCCGTACTGTAGTGGAGGGGCTCTATCGGTCTCTCGGATATGATGACATCTCCGCGCAATATCGTGCGAACACGACAGGAGGGAATCTGCTTGGATGGGGTGTTGACGCATTCCTGTCAAATTCATGGAATACAGGTCTCAGCACCATTTATGAAGCGGCGTTTCAGCGCCGTTACATCGAAAGCCCGAACGGACGATCCGCATCGTATGCTGCACGGTATCAGCAGTTGGGCGATACATTGCTCCGTATGCAATTTCAAGAAGGCGCATTCGGTAACGCCAACTTCGCGGATGTGGGACAACTGACATCCGCACTGATTTCATCCGGACGTTACGATTCCATTGGAACAGGTGCGGATGAAACACCGGGTCAAATCGCTGCAAAGACGCGTCAGATCGCGCGCGACACACGGGAATATACCAAAGCGCTGAATTCCCTGCGAGATGTACTCGGCGGTGATTTCCAGCAGATGCTCGGTGTGCTGGATAGCTTGTTCGGCGGTGGTGCTGTTAATATGAGTCCTACCCGGCTGCAGAACATGGCGAACAATCTGCGCCATGCGATGACAGTATCCGGAATGGATATTCAGAATATGGCGACGTTGAGTGCGATCGGGTTCAGCTATATCGCACCATTCGGCGGTACGGAGACACAGGGACAGTCGATCGCCAATGCATCTGCTTATTACATGGGGGCCGGCATCAGTGTAGAGGGCGTAAAATCCGATGTATATGGATCCAGTCTCGCAATGGCGCAGGCGAATCGTGTCATCGCAGGTGATGCCCGGTATATGTCGGCAGCATTCGTCGCATATGTGGATGCGGAAAACCAACGTAGACGGGCTGCCGGACAATCGCTTTTGGATACCGGAAATGCGGAAGCGTATCGGGAATTTACAGCGACATTGCGACAGGAGAATGTCGCATTAAACGCCAGTTCTCTCGGAGATTGGCTGTCGCGCCGATATGGAACAAATCCTCAGTATTTGAATGCGATTTTAAACTCCGACATGGTGACGAAGTTGAGCGAAGAGCACAACATGACATTGGATATGATCGGACAAAGCGCTCGCACTGCAAATGAACTGAGGGCACAGCAGTATGGGGCATTGGTGGGACCGAACGGTGAATACCGACAGTTTGGATCCGTCCGTGAACTGCTTGGCGGTGACTATACCAATATGCGGGCAAATGACATCTACCAGAATGTATTGGCGAATGCCCGTAGTCGAGGAATGACGGAGCAGGATGCTCGTGTATTGGCAGAGCGGGTTCGCGACATTCAAATTCAAACGGCGTGGAACCTGTTTCCAGAGATGACGCAGCAGGAGGCGGAACAAACTGTTTTGAATGCGCCCCGTGCGGAGCGTCTGAGGAATGCGCGTATCTACAGAGATCAGATGATCGATCAATACGGAGAAGCGATTTCTATTCTGGATGAAAGCGGCCGAGCAGGCGGATTTGAAGGAATTCTGCAGCATATCATCAGTCGTACACGTGCAGGCAGCGAGGAGCGTTCCACATTGTCCGATATGTTGCTGGGAGCGGTGGGGCTGTCTTCGGACACTGTGCGCATGATCAATAACGCCAGCGAGCTGAACAGTATGACGCTACGCAATCTGTCAGATCGAGATCGCGCACGAATTCAGGAACGTTATACAGCAATTACCGGCGATCAAAAAGAGACCGACCCCACAAAACAGTTGCGGACGATTTACAGTCGTCTGATTCAAAACGCGCATTTGACTGGAGATATCGTCGCCGGCGCGAAACGTACAGATTCTACGTTGACTGATACGGAGTACGAACAAACGCAGAATGCTGCGCGGGTTGCGTTGCTGACGCTGCAGCAGAATCCGGAAGATCGTGAAGGGCGCGAAGCACTACGGCAATGGGCAGCCAATACCGAAAATGAAACGTCCGGAAACCTTGTTCAAATGGCGCTCGACACAAATCAGATTAAAGATTTGTATACGAGCGCAGGAAGAGAGCGTTTGCAACGTGCGGTAGATCGCAGATCACGAGTAAATCAGTATGTAAATGAGCAACTGTTCCTGGGCGATTCTTCGATCACAGATGAACAGAAAAAAGAATGGTTGGATGTTGCGACACGCGTTTATACTGCGTCAGAGCATCTGACGAACGCACAACGTTCACAGCTGCGGAAGCATGTTCGAATTGAAAACGATAAAGTCGTTGTTTCCGGCGTGTCTGGTGGCAAACTGACAGCAGAAGCGCGTCGTGAATTGCGTGCGCGTGGCTTTGACGACGAAGCCCTGGCGCACGCGGAAACCATGCTTTCCAGCGCCGCTCAAACCGTCAGCAAAGTATCCGCAAAAGAAACCAGTCTGGAGACAAAGCAGGCAATGGTATTGGATCTGATGCGACTGGCGGATTCCAATGATCCGGTTCAGGGTATTTTTGAATTTTTGCAAAATGATTTGCCGATTCTATTGCAGAATCTGCGCAGGGGGTAATCCATGCCGTCATCGCTTTTTTTAAATCCTCGGATTATACAGCAATCGCTGCCTACTACCGCAGTGCAGGCGTCTGTCAGTTTGCGGATCGGAGGAACACTGACGTCGTTTAATATGGTGAACGTGTCTCAAGGACAGCAGCGCGCGCGGCTGCAGGTGGACGCGACTGCGGACGGCGCGCTGTATGCAATCGGCTGCAAGGGAGGAATCGGTATCTACGAGGCAGAGTTTCTGGAAGGTCCGTATACGCGGTGTACTGATAGTGGTTCAGACGGAGACATTCCGGATTCTCTGATGCGTACTTATATCAATCTTCAGACGATGTCGGAACGGAAAGCAGAAGTCACGTTTTTCCGGGAAGGAATCGGCACCAGCGGTGGAAGCTCTCAATCGATCGGACGGTTCGTCGGCATTCTGAACAATATGGTGGTTCGACTGGTAGACGATCAAGGTATGGTCTATCTTTCAGTCGCAGTAAACATTCTGGGGTCCTGGCAACCATGAGCAATGACATCAATAAAATCTATGGGATTCTGGTGGACGGCGTTCCTGAAGTTGGGCCGTACTATCGATATACGACAGTCAGCCGGCGCATACTGTCCGTAAATCGCGCAGTATATCTGGAACGCTTAATCTCTGCGAAAGCACCGTCTCTGCAGCGAAAAGCGATGGCGGAATTCTGCATTCGCTTGATGCAGAGCTCTGAGCAATGGGTTTCGCTGGTCACGGAGTTTGATCCGTATAACACGTATGCATACGAAACACAGGAATCGGACGAACCTGTCATACTACCGCTGTTTCGAGATGTTGTTCAGTGGGCGTCCGTATGTCCATTCGGAATCGGCAGCACGGTGCAGTTTGCCGGTGACACGGATGTAGACCGCGTTATAAAAGCGCTTTGCGCGACGGTGCGGTATGAGTGATACATTCAACAGCTCGTATATGATTGAAAAGCTGGAGTTGCACATGGGAGACAGTGTGTATCCAGTTGTGCAGATTCAGATTCAGGCACAGATTGGGGGATTTCCGGAATGCCGGGTCATGGTGGCTCAGGGAATCGAACTGCTGAGTGCTGAAGAACAGGGTTCCGCGTTGCCGGAAATTGAGTATGGATCAGAAGCGTCGGTTGTATTGACGCTGTCGTCAGAAGAAGGTGAATCCACCGACTATGTGCTGATCTACGGGAAAATTTTATTGACCGCTACGGATCTGGCATTGACCGGTGAAAGCATGGCGATGCACCGAACCTTGAAGATCGCATGCGCTGCGGAGTTTGCAGACGCGCTTTCTCCGGGTACGCTCTATTTTGCTGCAGAAGCTCCCGGCAGCGTCAGCACGATTACAAAGAGCGCCTTTAACCGTGTTGGCAGCTTGTCGGGACAGCTTGCTATCGATCAGAATATCGCGCAGAAAAATGGGATGCCAGAAGCAAATCTGGCGGAGTATACCGCAAAGATGCTGGATTATATCGGAACGGATAAGCAAGCAGTTCCGTCTAAAGTAAAGCTCATGGACGTTGTAAACACCAATACATGTCCGTCCATGCGATTGTCCACCAGTAAACTCCGCCCGCTGACCGATTGGCTGGAATCTCAGATTTTACGTGGAATTCAGAGCAATACGTTTTACCAGACATTCACATCAATCATTTCCCAGTTTTATCTATCGGTGATTCCGGATTTCCTATCGACCAGCATGCCGGGGCTGAAGATGAATGTGATACCGCTGATGGCGTGGGACAAGGAGATTTCACATGCATTTACGTTGGGCGAGATTATCAACCCGAAGCATACGATTCAAAGTAAAGGCCGGAATGAGGTTGACGGCGTTGCTGTAAAGTACACACCGTATGTACCGCAACCGCAGACACAGGGTATGGTGAGTTTGAATCAAACTGTTGTCTGTATGGAGAGTGTTGTCGATGGAAAGCCGAAACTGATCGAAGGCGATTATTCTGAGTTACGGCAGGCTGGCACAACTCGTTCGATTGTCATGATTACATTGCCGTTCTGGCTGTCGTTCGGGATGCGCGACGCTTATGAGTCGGTTCCGATCACTGCGAATAAAACGCCGGTTACCAGTGCTGGAACTCCTGCTACAGAAAATGCTGCGACAACGACACAGACAATTCAATATATGAACAACTGGGCACGTGAGTGGGCAGTTTTGCTGGCAAAGTCTTCGTATGCGGCGCTGAACCGTGCGACGTCGACTGCCGTGTTGAATGTACCGCTGATCGTATTACTGAATACCAGAAGCCATCTGGGGCATGTTGTCAGCGCTGTAATTCCAAGCACTGTGAGTACGAGCGGTATTGTCGACGACAGTGATCCAGAGCGAGATACGGTCGTTGGATTATTCCAATCCTGGAGCTTGTCGATTACATTGACAAACAGTACATTAAACGTAAGCGCTGGAATCAGTTTGACGCATGTGCGGAATCTGGAGGAGAATGAAGCGCTAGGTGTAGATTCTACAATTTATAGATAAAGGAGACAGCCATGCCGGAACCAGGATTTCATACCAATCCGGGCAGCGCCGATATTAAACAACCGCAAAATGCGCTGTTCAACCGTCAGCGAACACCCCGTAACTTAGATCCCGGGTCTGACGGCGATAATCCTGCCAATCAGGTATTCTCCACCGTGTATCAGGCGCGAGACACAGCTTCTAATGTCGAAACAGATTCGGATCCCGTTAACGAACTGCTGTCTACCGCGCCGTTGACGAAACGTCCAGATTATGCGGTGAACACGCGAGTTCCTACGTGGAAGAGGTATCAACAAGGGGATCAGACGGTTGCCGGTGCATTGCTGCAAGAATTGACTCCTACGATCGATCGTGCGATTCATACATTCGCGAACGATGATCCCAGCTATAAAACGCAGGCTCGGATTTTGTCGTTGAATGCAGTGAAATCCTACGATCCTTCGAAGAAGACACAATTGTCTTCTCATGTATTCAACCATCTGCAGCGGTTGCAGCGGCTGTCGGCACAGCGCGGCAACTTGATCTACGTTCCGGAGAATGCAGCACTTCAACGCAGAGCAATTGAAAAAGCGCGGGACGAGTATGAATTGGAGCACGGAGAGGAACCCACGGTCGAAGAGCTGTCTGATCTGATGGGAATCAGTATTAAGAAGATCAACAAGCTGATGAGTTATGGCGGAACGACTTCGGAAAGCGCTACGCAGGATGAGCATGGGGACTCGCTGGCCGGTTCTTCTGTGGAGCATGCGTTAGATCTGTACGATCGATACATTTACGAAGAGCTGGACCGCATAGACAAAAAAATTTACGAATGGTCTACCGGGTTCGGTGGAGCGAAACGGCTGAACCGCGCCGAAATGGCGAAACGGCTGGGGATCTCGGAATCTGCTGTCAGTCAACGCGCGTCCTCAATCGCTCGAAAGTTCAATGAAGACCGCGAGATGATTCGGAGAGCATTTTATGCCAACAACTAGTTTGAATACCGTCAATCAGATCAAAATGCAGCTGAATACGTACTTTCAGCAGCTTGCGGAAGCTGACGCACCTCCTGTAGATGGGTTGAATACGCTTCCGGAGCTGTCTGATATGTCTTCCATGCTGACTTCTGAGATGCGGGAAACGTTGTTGAAAGAAGATGCTCCCGAATATCAGGTAATTCAGGTGCTGCAGTCACTGAATGAAGCTGCAAAGACGTATAACGCATTGTTGATGGCACGCAGCACCAGAGAAGACGCACTGACGACGTTTAAGAACTCAGCAGTGGAGATCACAGAAGATGGCGAATGATTTTTTATTGGATTTACCTGTGGATCAAGCGGTCGATACCCTGAACGTCGTAGTACAGCGGCAGCATACGGTAGACCCGCTGATTCAACGTGCGATGGTTCTGGCATTGCTGCGAAATGACCCGCAACTCCGTATTTTTGACGGAGAGGGGATCTATCAATCGCTGACGAAAGTGACAACCGGTGCAACATCTGCGCTGCAGAGTGAACTTAACAACTGTCAGACATATTTAAAACAGCTGTTGAATACGCCGACCGTTCAGATCTCAGATTTATATTTTACGATCGACACGTCCGGAACATCGATTCAAGTGACATTGCATATGGTGAAAACAACAGGAGACACGGTATCCGCCGTGGTGATACAGTAGTATGGCAGAATCATTGAGCACCATTATCTTTCAGGAGCTGCGCGCTGCCTATCCTTCGGTGGACTGGACAGTCGGCAGCGTTGTACGCGAATTAATCGCGGAACCGGTGGCGACACTGGGTTCCCTGACCGATCAATATATACAGGACGCAGAACAGCAATTAAATCTGGCTGCAATTCTCAGAAACCCAGCGCAGTATTCCGCTGAATTGAATCTGTGGATGGAACGCCTCGGTCTGGATTCGACAAGAAATCGCGCGGCAGCTGGAACTGCGCGGATCATGATGACAAAATTGTCTACTCCCGTATCGATCATGGAAGGTACGATCCTAACATGGAATAACGTTCAGTTGACTGTGTCCGAAACTACGACATGGTTTATATCCTCGGTGGACGGGGCCAACGTGCTGACATATCGAGGACCTAACGCCTATGAAGCGGTAATTCCAGTGACTGCCTATGACCAATCCAACATCGCGTTGTCGGAAGGGTCTCCGTTGAACTGGTCGGACGCGCCGAATACGGTGTATGACGTCTGCGTTGGTTCTGCGATTACCGGAGGACGCGTTGAAATGACGGATGCAGAGAAAGCTGCCGCGATTCAGGATGTTCTGTTCCCGGCGGCATTCTCCGGTGAGTACAGTATGAATGCAGCGCTTCGTCGCAGACTGCCGCTGGTTGTGAATTCCGTAAAACCGGGAAGGAAACAGGACAGTGCGGTCGGACAGGTTCCTGTCTATGTAAAAACAGTGAATGCACCGGAAGTCTGGGATATCGATGCTGTCTGCCGTTCAACAAACGGACAGATTGTATGTGAAATCGACGGCACCGGTGTATATGAAGTGGTGGAGGTAGCCAATCAATACGGGATTACCTACAACTTTCAATATGATCAATCACAAGCGACAGGGGACGCGAATAGCACGGTGCGCATCACCGTAGACGGCGTTCGAGACCAAACCCCGGTCATTGTAAGGGTTCGTGGTTTGAAGACCTTGAGCGCTGTACAAACCGTGTTTGCGGGAGAAGAACCGAGTACGCCTTATACATTTCTATCGAAACTCCCGGTCATTGTACAGATTGATCTGGAGTTGCACGTAGCTGCCGGCGACACGGTCACAGATGAGGTGCTGAATGAACTGCAGACCTACATTTCCAGTCTTCCGCTCGGCACGGACGCTTTGAATGACAGTACGATCACCGTATTTTTGCGCGAACGCGGTATTACATTGACGACTGCGACCTTCTACACAGCTCGTATTTTGTATGGGGACGCGCCGAGGATTGTGACGACGACCGGCGGCTTGAGTCTCGACAGTTTGTTGACATCAACAGCGCGTCCGATCGCTGTTTACTGTTTCAATGACGGGATTGCTGTGAATTATGCTGGATAATCTTACAACACTGTTGACACCGGAATGGTGGAAGCTGATTAAACCGAAGCAATTGCCTGTATATGCGATGCGTGCGCTCCGTATCGCAACTGACCGCCTATCCAATGCAGAGCAGGTATTCAGCACGATGTCGGAGCACCCTGCAACCAGGGCCCGGTATACGGTATTGGACATCCCGCTGGAGCGGATCGTGCAAAATCAATATCGAGCCGGCGATGATGTCAATGTACTGACTGTCGCAGGTTCTCAGAAAAACTCCGAGTGGACGTATTATATTGATGCGCTCCCAACCGGATTGACACTGATCGGATCCACAACAGCGGATCAATTCTTAATGCGCGGCGTGGATTTCAAAGAGTGTGATACTGGTTACTTATTTCGAGATAATCCTGCGGAGCACGGCACGATCATTCACCGTGGAAAAGGAGTACGGTGCGTATTTCTGGCAGTAGGTGGACAGACGCGGATTACCCACAGACCGCAGGATGCGATCTACTACAGCACTGCGACAGATCCGATTGCGATCAAGGCAATCGGCAACGCGCTGACCGACGCGCAGGTTACCTGCGGCATCAGTGGTACTACGGGCAACGCTGCGCGATCTGTCGGCGTTCCGATGCATGCAGATCTCGTATATCGAGTGTGGACAGAGGGATCGTATAACTTTCTGCAGCTGAGCAGCGGTGATGTCTGTGCATCCCGTTGCGCTCGTAAAAACGACATACAGCCACAATCCTCGCTACAAAAAGGCGCTCAATGGACTACAGCAGACCAACAAGAGCCGACAATGTTTTATTTTCCGCTGTCTGGATCGTATGCTGCAGGAATCATGGGCGATATGCAGGTAGCAGATTTCCCGAACATCCGGGAAGAATATCCAGCGCTATCGGTCATTTCCGGTGTTTTTCAAGGCGCAGAGCTGATCGAACTCCTGAAAACGCGTGGTTGTAACCTATTGAATGTGTGGTATGGTATACCTGATAGTGGGACGCAGCGAGCGCTTGGTCGATACCTGGTACAGGACGGTATGCAGTTAACACAGCAATGTATTACTGCAGAAATTACAATGTCTGAATGTTCGCTAATAGACAGCGGCGCTGCTGGTAGTTCCGTGGAGTCTGCTGCGGAAACGATATCAATCACAGATTCAGCGAAAGTTCAATTTATTGTGTGAGGATTTTTTATGTTGCTTCAAAGTACCGAAGTTCTGTATCAGGCTCTGAGTGGCAGTCGTCACATTGACGGCATGTATTTGTTCCACAACACGACAGGTACCGCTCCCAGTGTCCCCAGCAATGCCACGGCATCTTATTTCTTTTCCAATGCATCGACGTTCGGCGGTATTCTGAGAACCGCGCAGGTGACACCTGCTGGAAGCGACCAGAATACAATGTCGTTTATTTCTTCATCGGCAGGTGCGGAATCATACGGAGCGTCGTTTACGGACGGTCGTAAGGTGTACGCGATTGCGCTGGTGATGCGGGGATTGACCAAGGAAGAGGATCTAGTGTTGACATATACGACGATTGATGCAGTGACAAAGGCTGCGAACGCCGAAATTACCGCGAAAGGAGTGCTGACAGTATGAGTGTGAATTGGCCTTCTACCATTCCCCAGATCACAGATGGTGTGACACGATTCGCGGAAGCGGATTTGAATCCAATCATTCAGTCGCTGACGGACAGAACTGATTTTTTGTATAATGCGACAGCAACATCGACAGAGAGCGGCGGCTATATCACAATGGACATCGGATTTACGTCTGACTGTCAGAAGGGGATGCTGATCGCATACGACGACACAACCGGTCGCTATATTCCTGCCGCTGCACAGTGGACTTCAGAACCTGCTGCAGACGGGAGCATGGTTCCTGCTGCAAGTGCTTATGTGGCCGGTGTACTATTGACCGATGTTGGAGAAAACACAAACGGAACATTGCTTCGTCGCGGTGTGATCAGCGATCCGGATTTGATCCAACGGATGGTCCCGAATAAAGTTGCAGGGCGCTATTTTCTAACAACAAATGGAAAAGCATCTAACAGCAATTCTTTTACCGCAAACCTGCCGGTGTTCTGCTTCACATACACGACATCCGGAAAACTCTTACTGGATCCGGGATTGCCAGAAACGCGAGGACATTCGCATACCGCACTGACATTGAACAGCGCGAATTGGCGATCCGTCACATCAGGTAGCGGCGGTTTTCCCGCCGGAGCCAAGTTTTATTATCTGGATACTAACGATGCGCCGGTTCATGCGTTGCTCCAATCGAATACAACTGGGCTTTCCTTTACGTACAAAGGAGCGGAGCAGCCGGATAGCATGTGGGGTGTGTATAACAACACATTGTATGTCAATTTTACAATCAGTACGTCAGACGTATGTATGCTTCACGGAATTACTCCCTACATGGGCACTGATCCGGAAGTACGTGCGATTGCAGTCGAAGACGGCAATGCGCTGCTGACTGCAAATAAAGTTGCCGGCACCGTCATTCTCGGCATGGATTTCTCCGTTTCAGAGGAAAATGATTACACGGGAATCGGAGTTACATCATTTAACAAATCCGGTGTAAAAACAGGTCCAATCGTACAGGAACTGTATGCAGGTGCAGGGATTGCGATCAATCCAAGAACCAACGCATCTGGAGAGACCATACCGGGATGCCTGGAAATCAGCTCCTCCACCAGCACGCAATCACTGATCGACATGATGCTGGTCAACGCGGACGGTGCGATGCTCGGTGGAGCTCCGAGTAACGTCTGTTACGTACTTCCCGCCGGAATCAATAGCTCGATCTCCGGGACTGTACGCATTCCGTACCATGAATCCAGCAATCAGCAAGGGAAAGTTGTCCTGTGGCTGAAGGGGAACGGAAGCGCGATTAACGGCATTCGCGGTTCAGTCACTATCCAACGACCACCCGCCGCAGGCAATCCGGTCAGTATCGCAGCGGAAACCGAATTCATCTTCAGCAATATCAGCTCCAGCAGTCCGCAAAGCCTGTATTATCTGGAGAGCGACGCACTGTCCAATCTTCCAAGCAACGGATTATTGGTGTTGAAGATTGCGGCGGCGAATCCGACCGCTAACATCTCGATTATGACAGTCGGTCTACAGCTGGTATAAGGAGGGTTTATGGGAAGATTGTTGCGAGAGTGGTTGGATGAAAACTATCATAGGGCATATCCACTGGATCCGTCTACAGCATCGGTAGCTGGTACGCTGCCTCCGTCTATTCTACTGGATATGACTTTGCAGGTCGGTGGACAAATCGATCCGAATCAGACCTGGATCAGTTCTGTGATTATGGACGGCGTGTCTGCGCAGTTCGGTCTTTCCACCAGAGTGAACGGTACCACCATCAATCTCGGCACCATCTGCACGGTTGCATTGGACACACCACCGGGAACGGAGGTAGAAGTTCAAGCGCATCTTCCGCGAAGCGGTCATATCATCAACGGATACATCGTCGTAGGCACATTAACCGCTATGTTGGATACGATGTCCGTCGCAACAAGTCTGACACTGGAGCAGGGTAAAATCGCTCCCGGCTGTATTCTGGAAGTAACGGATTGGCTGGCTGGGCTGGTCGTAAACAACGAGTTGTTCGGCGGCGTCGTAAATATACAGGCAGGTACGGGAATTACATTCGATGCGAAAGTCGAAACAGTAGACGGTGTGCAGACGCCAACCGTTACGATCTCCTGCAGCGACTTTCAGATGACAGATTCCAACGGTCAGATCATGAGCGATACCGATCTCGCGGATTACATCTATGATACGTACGGAGCACCGATTCGCACGATTAACGACGTGCCTCCGGATGACGCCGGCAATATCGAGTTCGTCGTTGAACACGGTGATGATATTGGACTGTCTGTTGAGAGTGTAGGATCGACAGGTGCGCTGATCATCAAGGATATCAACGGAAAACCATGCTGTACGCAAGCCGACCTGCAGGTTATTATTGATAACATAGGAAAGCTGAATGAGCGTGCTGCCCGCATGGAATCGACACAGTCTAATCTGGATACCATGCTGAATATGATCAGCACATATCTGACACAGGTGGGTTGATGCTGAAATTTATAAATGGCGATGGTACAGAATGCATTCCCGCCGATACAACCGCAGAAGCGTGGCATACACTTTGTGGTCAGCGCACCGTGCAGTTGATCGCGGGAAAGAACATTCAATTTGAAGATACCAATACGGATGCGCTGATGATTGCAACGTCATTCACAGACACTCCGGAACATCGATATCAGCAGTATATTCACAGTAAGCAATTGGCAATGGCTTACGGAAACGAACGCGCTGGCGTTACTGACGTAGACTATCAGTTTACCTCAGGATATGAAGGTGCGATTTATGCGCCGGGTGGACATCCGTATGTAAAAACGATTCAGGCAGTGTCTGCCGCAGGCGACGGCAACTTATCGGTACTATCCAGCGAATGCGTTGGAATCGATGCAATTGCCAGTCGCAATCAGCAAAGCATCGTATTCTACAAAGACGGCAGCAATTGCGATCCATGTGAAAGTTATGTAGAGCTGAACGCATTTGTGTGGCGACTGTATCATGCGTTAAATGACGTTGCATATCATCTGCTGGGATTTGATCCGACCCGACAGTATTGGGGTACACTGATGTCCTATCAGGGTATGGTGGCGCGTTGGAACACATTTATCTGGCAGCAATCTTATCAATTCCAAGTGGTGCCGTTGCGGGACACTTTGACGATTGAGCTGAGCTATACCTGCGTCCGCTGCACGGAAACAAACGTAAAAATTCATGCGGTATTGACGTTACAACATGCGGAACCTGCTGCAAACGGATATGGCAGCTCGGCGTACTGGCTCGCGCTCTATTCACAGGGTGAAAGCAAACGCGGTACATTCGAACCTAAGATCAAGCAGACAGTAGCGTACGAAAGCGGTATAACGCTAGAAGAATCTGGCTATGGTTCAGACGAGATACCGTTGACTATGTGGACATCGCGACAAATCGACATTACGATTGATAAGATGCATCAAAACGACTATTACACAAAAGCGTTTGTCCTTTCCTTATCGCAGCAATATTACAGATCGAATGCACAGGAAAGTTTCTACCTGCCGGAGCCTGCTCCGGAAATGCCGGAACATGTGTTGCAGTTGGACGTTACCTGGGAATCAAAAGAAGGCGTTACAATTGCAAAACAGAAGTCCGATATTCGCATCATAGCACTTCGAGCCTATGTACCCGCAACCAGTAGCAGCAGCGGAGCGTCTGTATGAAATACATCAACACATTGCCGCAAAGTCGGAGTTTTAATCGACCGTGGTTGACATTACACACATCTGCCGGGGTAGCAGCGGGTGCAGTCACCAGCATTCAAATTACGACAGCGTCCGATGCTCCGATTTATCTGGCAGGTCTGGATATTGAAAATGGCGTATTGAGCTTGTCGCTTCGACAAAACAATTTGCCATTTGCATCTTTGATCACGGATCAAAGTAACGAAATACTGCGTATGACGGCGGAACACGAGAATTGTATCTCCGCGATTGTTCGTACCGGTGCGCTGGACGGCGTTACCGCGTCGTACCGAGATCCCGATGCACAGATCAGGCGCTGTTTCATATACGTGCAACCAGACGCGAATACAACACCCCGTACTTACGATGTCATGATCGATGGTGTACTTTATCGGTATACGGATACTGTAGAGTTGTCCATTGACTCGACTGCGCTCTCCTATCAACGAAACGAATTAGGAACGGTTACTATTTCCATGTCCGCAGATCAGAGGAATCAGTTCAATCGTGTTTCCACCGATGCGGAAGAGATCGATGACACACTGATTACATCGATCAACGGAATTATGCCGAATGAAAAGGGAGAGATCTTTCTTCGGCTGTCGTATGGTACGTACGGTACTGTACCACTGACTCGTGTCAGCAATCGTGTTGCGGTCATCCAGGCAGACCTTGTCAGCGCAATTCCCCCATGCGATTCCGAAGATTACATAGATACGGTCTTATCGCCAGGCAATGTTCGGGACTTTTCCAAGATGCCGTTGGACGACGCGTATACGTCACGCACAGTAAATGGTAAAACAGAGTATACGCGTAATTATCAACTGCTGGAAAATCGCAAATATGCGTTGTATTATGCGAACGGTACCGGTGTAACGCTGTACGAAAGGAATCCGCTTCATGATTCTTAATAATTTTGCACAACCGTCGCTCTATCCATTTACGACAGACAGCAGTCGCATTCTGTATGAAAACTACAGACTGCCGGCTGGTATGATATATGGTGCGTTGCTTTGTCCGCGACTGGCAACGGACGTAATTCTGCATGTCTCCCGAATTCATACAGATCCGATTTCATCAGATACAGAATTCCGCCAGCATTGGTACATTGCGGATGAAACGGGAACCGATATCTGCGATGTTCTGTTCTCCAATCGCAGCGATACGCTGCCGACTGGGTTGCAGTCGGGACAACCGGCAGCGGGATATGCGTTGCAAAACGGAGAATACTGCGGAGTCCTTCGCGGTACATCGATGTTCTATGCGTTCGCAAAGTTACTTCCAATGGAGTTGGAGCTGAATGCGGATGCGTTGGTGTTTGATCCGGCGACCGTCCGTATTCGTCATGTAAACGGATTTTCTGATATGTTACTGGAGCAATCACCGGTCAGAGGGATTATATTTGATTCGGACGTATTCGATGTGTCAGAAGATGGAACGGTGTCGGTACAATCCAATATCGGTGTATCTTCCACGCAACGTCCGATCACCGCGCTGAAAGTTGTCGGAGCGAACGGTATCCTGTCAGACGCGATGACCGGTGAATCGATCGCGCTGGTATCGGATATTGGAAGTTCAATCAAAATTGTGACGACAACGAACGACATTCAGATTGGAAGGGCAATGGACTTTCTATGAGCATTTATAATCCAGCTCCGCTGTTTGTATCTACACATACTGCGTATCGAACCATATCCGAAGTCATCCTGGATTTGCAGATCAACTGGCCGACTGCGGATCGCGTGGAATCCGGTTTAATTGCGCAGGGTAAAACAGTTTGCAGCGGTACGATTACATCCAGTACCGCAACGTTAACGTTTCAGGGATGTTCGTATTATCCGGTATTGGCGCAGTTTTCCAGAACGGTGACAATCCCGCTGACAGGAGACTTGGCAGAGTATGAAGAAAACGGAATTTATCTAGTGATCCGACGTCCTGATGTACCGGTACAAGTTACCGATATTGAGGTCGAACCATATCTTGTGATGTATCCAGATACACAGACGACGATTGCACCAAAACGCCGTAATTTTAACGGATTGCACTATAGTTTAGAGGGGCTGTCTGCTGCTTTTAATCAGATTCGAAATGCTGATTTTGTCTGGGACTGTGTTTTTTATTTATACGATGTCGCTGCAACCGACAACTATCCAATGGTTCGGTCAGATTCGAGTCTTGTTACCGGCATGGCATCGCACAATGATGACCGTATATATGCGTTCCGATTTTATCATCCTTTTTTGGAGAATGTAGAACGATTGTCCATCGGGGATCATTTTGCATACAATCAGAACGATTCTTCGTATACCAATTGTTTTACGGGCGGATCTATCTCATATGGCACCCCGATCCACATGCGCTGTATCCGGGAGTCAAACAGAGAGACCGGTACGGTAAAACTGTACTTCAATGACGTGCTGGCAACCGAACTTCGGGGAACCGTTGTATCGCTTCCTACTGACTTTGCATTCTATGCAGACAGTGATTTGGAGTTCCAATCCATGTTTATAACCAATACGTTTCTACAACGGACATGGATGATGCCGAACGATATTATCTGGGAAGTAGCGCCGGAATCCGTTGTGCTTCCAACACAATTGAACAGCAGTGATTCCGTACAGATTACGGCGAATGAAACCGTAATATCCGTGTCTGCATCTGCACCGCTTGTCGTGCTGCCGACGGCAGAGAGAAAAGCGGGAATCCGGTGGATCAATGGATTAAAACCGGTCAACGGCGATGTCTCAATCAGCGGTTTATCAAATATGCAGATTATAGTAGGAGCGCCAAACAATGCGTAACTGTCCTGAGAGCGATAAAATCAAAAATGCTGTGATACCAGATCTGAATTGCAACAATCCAGCACCAGAATCCATTTTACGGCTTCCGACCATGTTACCCGGTGTTATCAGTCCCAGTACACTGGAAGAAACTTATCAATTGGCATCAGGTGATGTCACGACAGCGTGGAAGGCAACGTATTATCAAATCAATCCGGACGGTGTATCTACAGATACAAACACTACAATTTGCGTAGATAACACTGCAACCAATTATGATAAATTTACGTGGGTGGACTGGCTTACGCCTGCGCAGCAATTGGAACAGGATCGGAATTGGATTAAGCAACCTGAGTGCTCGTTGGACGGCGGTTCCAATGGTTTGATACACGGGCCTGTGCGTCCTCCGGCAAGTCGACAACCGATTATCGCACTTCCAATGCCAAGTGTTACAATTACGAACAAATACAGCGGAGGAGGCGGTGGAGGTGGAGGCGGAGGTGGAGGTGGAGGCGGAGATAACATCAGCATATCAGGATATGAACCGATTGAGGTATATGTCAGCGGTGGTACTGATTATACAATAGACATAGATCTCCACCGCTTATATGAATTGTTGTTTTCCAATGATGGAAATGTCCATTTTTCCTGGAATAACGGTGCTGTCGTCGGATGGTTCAACGGTCTCAATATTACATCTCCATATGAAACGATTTTGATCTCTGTTCCTACAGGTGATAGCATGTATGATATGCAATTTGAGCTAGATGTGGATTGGACCTGCGTCCAAATCGATGAATCATTGGCTCAATTTGTCGAAGCTGAATACAGCGACACCGGCGTACTTTTAAAAATGAAACCGCTACCAGAACTTGGGGACGGTATTCTTATGATGAAAGACGGGCAGCTTCAAGTGTACCCAGTACCTGCAAATATGATTCTTGGCGGTGATGAGAATGGACAGATTATTGGCATCCCATATGCTGAATGCGACTCTGCATGTGAAGATGAGCCAGCCGAAGAGTCGTCTAGTAGTTCATCAGAAACAGTATGATCAAAAGCTGACCTATTTATAGAAAGAATTTGCTATGTCCGTTGCTTCTATTTTACTGAAAAACGATCAATGTCCCGGTGATCATCTGATGCTGACCGCTGCGGTGCGGGATCTGAAACTCCAATACCCGGAACTTCGTGTCAACGTCGCTGCAAACGGTGAGAATGCAGATATCTGGCGGAATAATCCGTACTTGGATCGAAGCATTACTGCGAATAACGCAGATCGTGTCGTTGAAGCGCATTATCCGCTGATTCAATACTCAGACACCCATCCATTTCATTTCATTCACGGTTTTCGCCAGTATCTGCAATCAGAACTTCGTCTGACGATTCCACAGCGTGGATTCTGGGTTGATCTGCACTTCACGGAACAGGAAAAAACGAAACCGCCGTTTCAATTAAATACCAGGTACTGGATTCTGAATGCGGGCGGTAAAAAAGACTTTACGAACAAACAATGGGAGTACGATCGCTATCAGCAGGTCGTCGATGCGTTGAAAGGAGAAGTGACTTTTGTGCAGATCGGGCATGAAAGCCACTGGCACAAACATCCAAAATTGAAAAACGTCGTCAGTCTTGTCGGGAAAACGTCTTTACGACAGGCTCTGACGTTGATTTATCACTCTGCCGGTGTTCTGACTGGGGTGAGCTTTCCATTGCTCGCAGCGTCGATGGAAGGGCCTTCAGAACAGATTCGTATAGTTCGACCTTGTGTTTGTATTGCCGGCGGACGGGAGCCTGTACAATGGCAGCAGATGCGCGGAACACAGTTTCTGCACACATGCTGTATGTTGGATTGTAATGCAAAGGGTGGTTGCTGGAAAAGCAGAGTCCTTCCATTGTACGATGGAAAACCGCAGGATAAAAGTCTTTGCGCACATCCTGTAAAAACCAGTTCCGGACAGATCATTCCGATGTGTATGGATTGGATTACGGTAGATGAGGTCGTAACGGCAATACGTCGTTGGGAAACTGGTTGGAAGATGTCGAACTCCTGACACGATATCGCATTGACTTTAAACAAGTTCCGTCGTATCTTATGTGACGGTAACGATAGGAGAGCTTCACGATGGATACAAAAAAGCAGACTCTATGTGTCATTAACGGAGGCGGTCTCCGTCAGATTGAATGCGCAACAGGTTGCTTGAAAGCACTGCAACAACTCGGTGTGCAGCCGGATTGCTACTGGGGATCTTCTGCAGGTGCTGCGATTGCCGGTTTGATGGCATCGGGATTATCTGCAGCAGAACTGGAAACCATCATTCGAAAAACCAGAGTATCGGATTTGTACCAACCGTACTCCAAATGGCGACAGCTGCTTAGCTTTATCCCCGGCTACACACCGGCGTTGCTGAATCCAGACGGTATGTATCGATTGCTGTCCGCTCACATTACACCGCAAGCAATGGAGAAAGCGCTGGTGACAGTAACGCGCTGTCGCGATGGAAAGTCGATGCGATGCGGTGCTACGGCAAAGACAATCATGGCAAGCGCTGCGATTCCCTGTGTATTTCCTCCGGTTGAAATCAATGGCGTACGGTATGAAGACGGAGGTGTAAAAAACATGATACCGACTCCGAAAATCTCGGAGATCGATACGTATGAACACATCTACTTCATTCTGTGCAACAGTGACATCAACAACGATGAATCTTCCGGTATGCTGGCAAAAGCGGTGGAAGCGTTCAGCCGTACAATGGATCGGGAAGAAGTCGGTTTCTTCGAAGCAGGATGGGCAGAGCTTCCGAATGTGACTGTGATCAAGCCGACCGCATATCCGAGCAGCCTGTTGGAATGGTCGGATTGCTACGGACTGATCAATCATGCATACGAGTACACGCTGTTCACAATGCAGACCAATGCGGCAATTACCGGGAAAGGAGTACAGCAATGAAACGAATCATACTGCTACTGGTGACCGCCTGTATCATATCTACCGTGTACACAGGTTGCGCCGATCTTACGCTTCTGCAAGAAGATCAGGATGTACACCTGCAGCCAGTCGGAGAGTGATCGATGCGCTTTATCAATTTCAACACAGAAGACGCACAGCAGGTTGTAGAGCAACTGATAGAACAAGATGATGTACAACACCTGCCAGCTGCTGTCGTACAACAATCGGAGCAATGTTTTGTGTGGCGTCCGAACGGACGGGAATCCTGTTGGGAATGCACTATCAAGCATCTGGGAACAGCTGCAGCGTATGCGACAGAGTTACGGTCCTATCCGCAGTATTTTATCCGTATGATCGGTGAACTGAATCATGCGTACATGGAGTGTCCGGAATCGTATCTGGCGGATCGGATCAGATCTGTGTACAAAGAGGCGCTGCGGTCTAATGTTGTTCCGAATCTGGAGCCTCTGCTGACGCTGGCGTATCAGCGGTTTCAGGAAGTGCTTCCGTCTTAATCTTCAATGTCTGTAGCCGGATACACAGCGTATCGAAGTTTGGGACGAACAGGGGTGCCGTATTCAAGCGAATACGAGCATCCCTGATTTCATTTGCAACCTGAATGATTTCATCTGACAATGGATCAGAGTGTCCGATCAACTCACTTGCTGACATATCGAGGTGCGCCTGTACTTGTTGATACAACAGAAAGGCAGATCGTACCTTTCCCTCCGCAACAGCCAACGTATTCATCATGAGTTTGATATACGACGGATATCCTGTGTAGTATTCCTCGAACAGGATTTTCGCCCGCATCAGGTGTTTCATCGCACAGAGAAAACAGCGGGGTAAAGGCAGTTCAGAGGACACCGGCTCATCGGGAGATCGTAATGGCGAGGAGGAACCATTTTGTAAAGCCGGTGCCTCTGAGCTGGTTTTATTGGTATGACATCTGCAGGACATGATTAATATAATTTAATCTATGTTATTTTAATAATCAGATCGTTTCAGTGCTTCGTCGTTGCACGTTTGTGCTGCTTCCCATACGGCATGCTGTAGCGCTTCGAGCTCTTTTCGGCAAAATGTCAATCGTTCAATCTTCTGCCAACACTCTCGACATTTTACAGCCAATCCGTGATACTTCTCATCAAGATGCCATGCTGCGATAATCAATTGTCCAACCGCTACGCTGGCATTCACATCACGATAATTCAGCTCGTGGTATAACGCATTAGCCGCAGCAATAGCGCGGTGCGCTGCAAATGCACTTGGCGAAAACGGCAGCGGATCATCTGCATTTTTAGCAGCATAAATGGTTTTACTTTCCTGATTGTCTAGTACCATTTGCCACGCATTGATGCAGAGCGTCGTCAATACGTCACGATATGATTCCGCGCGTTCAACGTGCTCAACGCATGCAATACAGTCTGCTTCCATGTTTGGGAAGTCATTTCGGTAATGCCAACTTGCCAGGATCAACTGCCCGATCAGACTGGATTCATCCCGTAGCGCCAACGCAGCCGCAATGTGTTTGTGCGCGCAGAAAATACAAGTCTCATATGGTTTTACTTTGTGCGTGCGTGAACATGAGCAGCTCATCTGAGATCTCCTGAAAGCTGGTTGTAAAATTTACGATAATTAGCCGATATCAAAAGTGGCGCAGTCAAGACAGCTGCGCTATTCGCACTTGAACCGCAACCAACAGCAGAGGCAGGGGGTGATTCCGTATACGTATCATCGAAATATGCTGAAATTTCAATCGTTACAGTAGCTTGTACGCTGCGCGTATACTGTTGGGTACCATCGCCATAATCATAAGTCTCAGTTTCTGTTTCATTATAATTCATCTCCCAGGTTCCGTGCGGCCATGGCTGATCTTTATCATATGCCGGCAATGTCCAGTAGCTGCGGTAGTTGTAGTCTACACTAGCATTTTGAGACCATGGATTTTTTCCTTCAGGCCAGGTGTAAGTGTCGCATCCGATCCCCGGTAGATCGCATGTTGTAGCGGGATTCCAATCTGATGAGCAATTGGTTGAACCAAACGAAACGCTTAACCAACGAGGGCTCTCCGTCCATTCTTCCGTGCGATCGGCAGATCCACTGTAGGAATCCGTTTCTTCAACATCTACTGTAAAGTTTGCAGATCCGTCTTCTAGTGTTCGTTGACATTCGACATATACTCCCCCGCCCGGACCATAACAATCGCCAGGTTCCGGATGAATGAACCTTTTGCTGGCTTCTTTGGTAGACCCTTTATACTTTGCCACAGTCTTACTCGTCTCACCACTGCTGTATTTCATTTCACTTGTAACAGTAGCTTCATATTTCACACTGACATTATATCCGGCTGGACCGCATGTCAGACCGTTTCCAAGACACGTACAATCACAAGTTGCGCAAAGCAGTCTTGCCCACTGATGATGATTCCATTCACTACCCCAACTAGATGCTTGGTCGTAAGTATCGAAAGCCTCTGAAAGCTGAACAACCTTGATTGATTGACGTTTGTACTCGCTGGAAAGACGGTTGTTGTATAGATAGTCAGAGCCGTACACTTCTGCAGCTGGGTAGCTGGTGCAATCCTGCAGCCATTTACGTACTATCCCAGTTTCGGTCGGAGCTTCTATGTAACTCGCATAGTATGGATTTTCCAGCCAGATAGAATTATTCCACTCAGATACTCGGACAACATAAACCTGCTTACCCCAATTCAAAAGGTCATATGGAACGTTTTCACTGGACCCGTCTTCGAGTACACCGCAAGCAAGCACTTTTGCATATTTACAGGGACACGGACACGCTTCAATCCCCCGCAGTCCCCAATACGTGTAATAAGCCGGATAGCTGTCATCGTATTCCATATCATCCGGAATTTCAACGCGCTCCATCGCTTTCTGCGCGGCGGTCTGAGAGCAGTAAATTGTCGGGTTTTCGTCGCTCGAATCAATTCCATGATAGACATGCCCGTATGCTTCGTCTTTAATTATCTCTCCCAGCCTTCCACATTCTTTCTCGCGTCGAATCATTACAACGCCATTCGCATCTTGCTGCACTTCCAGAATAGAGATTCTGTCGAGAAATACACGAACGGGCGTACAAGAGCACTCTGGCGGACCCTCCCAGGTAAGGTCACAGCGCACCGCAATTATATATCTTTTACACGGGCAGACGTCGCATAAAATAACGCTCCCTACGCCACCTTCTTCTGTCCCTTTGCTGACGACAATCTTGCCGCACATTCGCCACGCTCTTTTTTCCATATGCTCCACTGAATCGTCGCTGTGTGTCGTTTAGACATTATTCATGCTTTTTACAGATCTTAATACTGCAGATCTTACTACTGCAGATACTTCCCTGGGATCTGACGCACCGATCTGTTCGTACCATTGTAAGCAAGTTCTTCTATTGAGGAAGAATCCAATCATCCCGCAACAGATCGTTGATCGTCGGCATCCATCCAAATTGTGCGATTTTATTCTTTGAATCACCTTTGAAAAACACTGGTTGTATCACCCCGGACAATGCCCCGATCAAATCAGCGACCTCAGTGGACACAAGATCCGTCAGCAATTCTGTGCTGCTGCACAAACAGTATGTACTGCCATCTGGCAGTTGTACAATGCCGTTATTTTTCATCACATCCAGTGCTTCGCTAAATGTAGCCATGTATCAGATCCTTTCAATCTTGAACATTCAATCTATTACAACGACTTCTTTTTTCAGCAATTCGATCGTATTCTGATATGCTTTCACCAGCACATCAGGCGGCAGGGAATCAGGAAAGACCGATCCGCTGCGAGCCATACCCGCCATCGTAGTATCCGCCACCCATTCCAGTACGTCGAATAAATTGACGTCATCTGGCACGCGGTCGGTCAGATGGTGGCGTTCTTCCGAAACGTGGCGGCGATACCACGGAAGTTCTTTGAAATTTCCGCTGTGCTGCTGGACCTGTTGAAAGTCTTTGTGGAACTGGTCAATCCCATCGATCTTGGTCCAGTCATGCTTATCCGCTACGCGCAACAGACACTCCGCAAAATACCGCATAGCCCGCCGAACATCGCCGATATGCTGTTCAGAGTTGTACAGCAACTCTTCCTTTGTGACTTCATGGTCTGCACTGCGCGTATCCGCGCTTTTACTTCGCCGGATTTCCAACACAGTTCAATCCTCCAGAATAACCCAGTCTTCCAACAGCATATCCGACTGCGAAGCCAACCAGCCGGACAGGATCGCTTTTCGTCCGGTGCTGTCATGCGTGTACATGCAGATCGTACCAAGTCCTAAGATCGTGCCGCCGTTTTCGACGACCAGCTTTTTCAGGGCCTCATCCTTGCACCACTCCGCTTTGATTTCGACCGCCGGTTTCAACCAGAGGAACATTCCTTTGCCGTTCCAGCCTTTGCGGGTTACCTTCTTGCCAGCTTTCAGGGCTTCGATTGCGTCTCCGAATGTCATTTCTCGTCCTTTCTTAGTTCTTTTACAACACAACATCTGACAGTTTTTCAGATGCTTCGATCACTTGTTCCCACTGCCAGACACCCTCCGATCCTGGATAGTATACACATGCCGGCATATCTGCTTTCGCTATATACAAGACATCTTGATACCGGTAATACAAGCCGTTTTCAACGTCCATTCCATAAAAAAACGTCTTCGGATCTTCTTTTGTTCCTGCTGATGCGTCGATTGGACGATAGATCGCCAACATTCCCTCTGTACCAGGAGCTTGATGCTCCAGAGCGTCTACTGCTTGAATCACTCGATATGGTCGACCCTCGTGGTTCACGATTTCGAGTGCCTTATAATGCTGTCCTGCTGCCCATGTAGGGCAGATCGGAGCTAACTGCTTTGCAGTTACGTCGTCCTCTGCAGGAATAGCCAGCGCCGCCGCCCGGACCTGCATCGAACGCAGCAGCTTTTCCGCATTCGCGACCGGGTCAGGCTCCGGCGGAAGCTGTTCCGCCAGCTCCGGCAGGCCGTCCGCACCGGTCACGATTCGCTTTCCTGCCACCTGTCCGTCAAGCAGGTTGTGGTAGAGTTCTTCGGTGATTTCAGTATATCCATCCGGGACGGTGTATTCCCTCGTCTCCGGATCAAGCTCGAAATGGATTTCGTCGATATAAAAGCCATCTTTCCAAAAATATTTCATGGTATTTCTCCTCCTTAATATCCGATGGCGATCCAGTAAACTGTGAAGCTCCCTGAGCCGGGATATCCTTTTACAATCACATTCAATTTGTTGTTCCCATCAAACACCGTCGATGCGATCAATCCCGAACCGCTGGTGGTGGCAGTGGCTACGAACGCTGAATTCGGGAATGCAATCGGTAAAGTGACACTCGTTGTTCCGTCAGCGGTTATATTAAACGCAGCCCCCCACTGTACAATCATTCCACCGGGCAATTTGAAGTAGCCGGGACGAGCTTTGGATTCCGTAATATCTGTATCAGTCAGCAAACGCCGCCAGGCATCCCAGATTGTCCCCTGGTTGGCATTGGAACGGCTTCGGCGGCTGTAAATGATTCCGGTATTGATATCGCAGGCCAATTGCCAATTAAATACATTTACAGTTCCATAGCGTACCACCATCAGGTAGAAATACTGATTGTCCTTCGGTGCGTTCGTACACAATCCACACGTATAGAAGCCATTTTCCGTTAACGTATTCAGGTCGACCCTGTCCTGAACAGGCATTGTCGGATTACCGGTAAAACGGTTGATCAGTTTTCTGTACAGATCGCCGGGCATTAGCCCTGCCGTAGTTATGTTCACTATATCCGCATCACTGATCAGCCTGTGCCAGTCGGTAATAGTGAACGCATCTCCGATATTTGCTCGATACATATTGCGTTCCCAAACGGAAGTACCAACTGCACTGATCGCAGAAAATGTCTGTGTCAGATAGTTACCGCGACGCAAAACAGTCAGGGTTCCGGGTAATTTTGCATTCGTACCCGGATAATTGATATGGTCGGCACCTCCTCCGATGAAATAGAAGCCTTGTGTCGTCAATTGATTGAAGTCAATGGGATCGGCAACGTTGTACAGTTCAGGATAGATACCGCGCGCAGTCAGTCCTGTGAGCGTTGCTTTGTCCGCCGCCGCCATCAGGCCCGCTGTTGTAGGTGTCGCGATATCAGTATTAACAATTACTTTACTCCACTCGCTCCACGCAGAGTTGTCTCTCGAATAAGTGCGAACAAACGTCTTATTCGTATACAACTGCGTGAAGTACTGTGTAGCATATTGGAGTTCAGCAAGAGCCACGACAACCAAAGTACCGGCATAACTATCCGTCAGCGGGCCATTCGTGTGTACAGCACTTTTCAGAAAATAGCTGCCTGCTGTCTTGTATGTGTCAAAGTCAGTAGCAATGTTAATGTATGTTGCCGCCTGTTGCAGGGCATCCAGTTTCACCTTGTCCGCTGCCGCCATCAGACCCGCTGTTGTAGTTGTCGCGGTATTCAACTGCTTCCACGCTATGTCTGTATCCAGCTGATATGCGGCAAACGCTTGGAGCGTCACCTCTATTCCAGCTCCGGCAGCAAGTGCAATGCTGTAATCATAGCTCTGAAACGCGGGTGCGTTGACTTCCAATGTACAGACACGCGTGACCGAAGTAGCATAGGTGCTCGTGTCCGATTCCGTTTCCCATACAGGTGACAGGAATTCCTGTACGATTTCATCGCTACCAACAGACACATCATACCCGATTAAATAGATTGTCTGTGGAAATGACCCGATATCACTGGTGTGTACACGAAGAACGATTTGATCGATTTGATATGGTACTTGATCTTTTCTTACCCACTGAACGGCTCCGTGCGTTTCCAATCCAATCGTACCAGACACTCCGTTTGTTGTATCTGAATCGAACAACGTTGAGACATCACCGCCCTCGAACGTACCGCTCAGCGATACTGTCCACGTTGCGTCTGTCGATCCAGCATAGCTGGCGGGAGATACCTGAGTTGCGACAGGACCACTGTTCAACCAATAGCTGTTTGTTGTATCAGACGGTGCATCGGGCAACAACCGCGCTTCATTCACCACCAGCTCGGCCTTGTTGAACTTTCCCCATTCTCCGACCGTCTGCGGCTTGGAGTA